ACAATAACTTTCTGCATAATTAATCCTGAATGTTTATATTTGGATATGCTTCTTTAACTAATTTTAAAGTTAAGAAAGGAACTTTTAAATCTTTCTTTAGTAAATTAACAAGTAATTCCGCTTCATCTTTGAATAAAGATTCAAGCAACTGCATTAATAAATTACTTTGTTTTTTACCAACAAGTCCCGGTGGTCTTTGTGGATGATCTTTAATAAATCGGTATAGTTTTCTCACTTCATTTTGTAGATACATGTAATTTAGACCTGCTGGATCTTTTGATGGTCTATAATCGGGTATCTCTACATCAAATTGAATATCTTTCATAAATGCTAAAACTAAGAACTCACGAAATCTTTCGCTATCATTTTTTCGTAATACATCTAATCGTTCTGCTTTTGTGGATGCCAACTTAAAATCATCCATAATCTCAGAAAATAATTTAGAATTCATTTTTTTTCTCACTTTTTTATATAAATAAAGGTGTAGATCGCCGAGCGGGAACTCGCATCTACTCTAACACGAAAGGACCGTATCAGCATGTATATATATACTCCACCAAAAGATGAAATATTTGTCGGACTAAAAGATGTTGACCTGACAGATTTATGTTCATTTGTACCTGGTAGTAATCAAAAAGATAAATTCAATAGTTTTTATGGTAAAAAACACACTTTAGAAACTAAAAAACTGATATCTAAGAAATTAACTGGAACTAGACATCCATATAGTCCTAAACCTTGGGCTAAAGACAATTTAAAATTCATTAAATACAGAGCATATGGTCATTATGAAATAACTGAACCCGATGGAAACAAAATAATAGTAATAGATTTGAAATCATACTGTAAAGAAAAAAATATAAGTTATACTTCTATGGCATCATTATCTAACGGAAAATACCCCAAAAATAAATACAAAGGATATCAGTCTAAAAAATTAGGTTATATCAAAATTCATCAATAACTTCAAGTAAATTTACCAACCTTTTTGCAATCATATAATTCATAAACTGCTGTTTGGTTGCTGGTTTAACTTCTTCATATCTACTTATAATAGTTTTTACAAGAGATTGTGGAATTTCTGATAAATCAATCAATTGTTTATTACGTGCCCAATTACGTTTTAACTCATCGTTACCTTGAAGTGGAATAATCATGCTCATCATCTCATTCAATTTAACTTTGGTAATTGATTTCTGACGAATACCATCTACAATAAAATTATCACCAGATAAGATATTAGGTACACCATCACCTTTATCACCGTTAATGATTAATTCTTTTAATTGATCGGCAGCATTATCAGTCTTAATAAACTTCTTCATTGAAGGTGAATATTGTTGCACATTAGAATTAGTCTGTAACTGAACAAAATCTTTATCAGATGATAGAATGATTACTTTTTCTTTTTCAGAATAATGTTGAACCAATACACCAATGATATCATCGGCTTCTGCACCTTCAATATCAATAACTTTATATGGTGCAAATTCTTTTAATTCAGACCGAACTTTATTCATACATTCAAATATTGATGCCCAATCATGACCAGAACTATCTCTACTTTTCTTTCTATTACCTTTATAGAAAGGAAATACATCACGGCGCCAATATTTTTTATTGTCGCAAGCAATAATCACTTCACCATAAGATTTGAATTTTTTAATATTACTTCTAATACTATTCAAAATCATATGACGAACAAGGTCTTCCTCAACTGGTTTCTTTGAGGATCCAATTTGTTCCATCAGATTGGAAATTACAATCTGGTTAAAGTCAAATAATATCATTTTTTCTTTTTCTCTTTCTCAAGTGCTTCAACAAGTGCTTCATTCAATTCTTCAATTGTTTTTTCTAAATCTACATCTTTATATTCTTCTTGTAATTCAGCTAGTTTGGCCAAATCTTCCAATTCTTCTTCAGATTCTTCATCCAATTCTATATCTTCTTCATCTTCCAAATTTTCTTCAATTCGTTCCATTACATCATCACGAATACACCAATATTCTAAAATATCTTCGGGTATATTATCCAATTCATCAATATCATCATATGCATCATTATATTCATATGAATCATCAATACCATCTGCATAACGACCAACAAGACACATACCAGGTTCGTGATAGTTTGCCTCAGCAACTTTCCATTCTGTGTTGTTATCTAAGTATTCAAAGAAAGTGATTGGTGCTGACCATGCAGTATCAAACGATAATTGTATTGTCGTATCCGACAACCGAGATATGGAATCTTTATCTGGCATTACTTCCCATTTGGTACCCCAATTACTTACATTCCAGTTATACCAATCTTCTTCTTCACTCTCGGGTCGTGGACAAAAATATGAAAACAAACCATTAGAATCTGTTGATTTTGTTTCTAAAAATTCAACAAGTTTATCAACTTCTTGTTTTGATTCGTTTTCCAACACTATAGTATTCATGCACCAGTTTGGCATAACAATCTCCTTAATTAGTAATTTTCAACAATATTGTATCAGAATTTAAACGACCTGTCAAGCTTTTTTCTTTTGCTTTAATGGTAATCATTACATTTCGTAGGTAAACTTTGCCACCTTTAATAACATCCGGTAATATTGCTTCTGGTTTACGCAAGGTCTTACATATTGAATTGCGCTCACTAAAATTAATAATACTACTACCCTTTACTGATAATCCACTGGAATCGTCTGCAACATAAACACCTAACTTTTTAGTCTTAATATTAAATACCCATAACTGATTAGCACCAATAATATCTTTTGCAGATACAGATTTAATCTTATATGTATCATCTTCAATACAAATATTAACCTTCGCTACCAACTGTTCCGGACTCTTTGCCTTGCGCTTACGAGGTTTACGATTCTGTTTAGCAGTGCCAGTAATCTTTAAGGCATCACTAATAATTAAATCGTGATAGGCAATAATTTTCTTAATCTCAGTCTTAGAATAATTACTATAACCTTCTACCAATTGTTCATCGGTACCATCCAATACCTGTAAGAATTCTTCTTTATCAGTCTTATAAATGGCAATGATTCTACTTGCATGAACTGATTTAATAGTATCTTGCATAATACCTAACGGAGATGGCATCTTCTTAAATCCACCTAAGATATATTCATCTAGTGATTCATCAATTAGACCAGCAATTTCCATAGTCTTTTCATGTATACGGTCTTGAATTGAGATAACATTAGACACTGGTTTATCAACTGGTTCTACTGATTCCGGTTTAACAGTATCTAAGTATTGCTTAAATTTAATCTCATGTTTATCAGATAAGACTGCACCACGCATCTTCATTCGGCATAGAAAACCAAAAGTGGGTACCTGTTTATTCAAACCATCTGTATCATGTTTAATTTTATTCTTTTTAAGATAGTCGGCAATATACTTTGCTGCAGATTTACCATCTTTATTTTGTGAATACCAAGTAAGTGTATGCCCAACTTGTTCTTCAGTTAATATATCACTGGTGGTAAACTTAGGTTCACCGCCACTCATTGATTCTTGAATTTCCGCCATTGATTTGCGAACTTTAGCCATTAGTTAATTCCTTAAATGTATAATTTTGATAATCTTTAATAAACATAATTCCATCGTCCGTTTCATCGTATAAACTACTTATACGCATGGCAGCATTCAATGCAGTTAATTCTAATTCAAATGTATAACACAAACCAAATACTTCCTTAATTGCAACTTTATTGGGTTCATATTTTATTGTATCATCATTAAAAGCACCGAAAAAATCATCATACCGATTAGAGTATACAACACGGTACCCATCAATTGTTTTTAATATATAAATGCCACTCATTACTTAACAACCTCAAATGGTTTATTCCAACGACCAACATTCAAGTGAACATAGTAGGCAGTATTAAAATAATCGGTCTGAGCATCGGAATGATCATAATAATCTGCACTATACAAACAACTTACAATCTTTTCCATAATCTCAAGTGCCTTACCAGAATAGTGATTTTTATAGTGGTATGTATTTACTTGTTCATAACCAGAGTCATTTGGTTTAAAACCTTGTGCCACTTGATAATAATCTTTTTGACAAGTTTCGTTACTGTTGGCAATAAAATCTACAGGTGCAGATTTAATGGTGCAAACAATTGCTAAATGATTTGACACTGATAAACTGTATTTGACACCAGTTCCTTTTAGTGCTTTTTTCAAATTCTCGGCAATCTTCGCTTTTTTCTCTTGATTCATATAAGCCATTATTTACTACTCCTTATCAATTATTCAGACTCTATTATACCACAACTGTACCGAATGTCAAGCGTTTTGTAACTCATTGATTTATAAAGGTTTTCTGTATTCTGTAACTTATTGATTTTATTGGACATTTCTTCACTCATTTCAATACTAATTATACTATAAATAGAAAGGAATGTCAAGCACTATATGGAGGTAAAATGGACTTTTTCAAACTTGTAGCAGAATTAGGATTTCCAATTGCCGCAGCAATGGCAGGCGGATACTTTATTTTCTTAACTCTTAAATTTATATTGGCGGGTGTCATGGGTTCCATTAAAGGATTAACTGGGATTATTGGCGCACTAGATAATAGAGTAAAGACGATGAACCATGATGTTATCCGTATTGATACGATTGTTTCAAATGCTTTAGGATTAAAACCAGATACAAACCGAATTGCAAGAGCAGACGGTAAAAATGATGCTCGGCGTGACTAATAGGAGAATAAAATGAGATTTGTAGACTATGACTTTGACTTGGGACCAGATGGTTCAATATTCATGGATGAAACATTAAGACCAGCAATGATTGAGGTTAAAGAAGGTGATATATTTGTTGCCACCGTATACAATGATAAGGTGTTATTAAGAAAAACAAAAGGGACATTATGTGCATGTCCACCCGAGGAATCAAAATGAAAAAATTAATTTATGCTTTACTTTTTGTTTGCGTTAATGTATTAGCAAATCCTATTGACGATAACTGCCCACAATTCGTTCTACGTGGTGCACCAGTGAGTAAATTAACTCAGAACACTACAAAATACCTATGTAAACAAAACTATGCTATTCATTACAGAAACGATACCAAAACTGCAGAATATGTCGTTGAACATCTTACACTACCCGCAGTAACAGGTACAGTTAAACGCCAAGATGATTTTAGACCTGATCCAGATATCCCTAAACAAAATCAATCTTTACTATCAGACTATGCTGGCAACCCATATGATAGAGGTCATCTATCACCTGCAGGTAACAATACACAATCCGCAATTGTTATGAGTGAAAGTTTCTTTTTATCTAATATGGTACCGCAAGTACCTAATCACAATCGTGGTATTTGGAAACAATTAGAAACCTATACTCGTAATTGGGCAATTGAAGGTGGTGATCTGTATGTTATTACGGGAACATTTTATGCTCCTGGTTACTTAACTATTGGTACTAACAAAGTTGGTGTACCTACTCATTTATGGAAAGTAATTGTTGACCGTAAGAATGTTAAATCAATTGCATTTTTCTTTCCTAATGAAGCATTACCAGTACCAGATTTACCAAAGTATGCAGTATCGATTGCAGATATTGAAGGTATAACACAAATTGATTTTATGCCTCAGTTACCACCTGAATTAAAAAGATTAGAAGCAAACAAACCAGACTTAACTAAGTGGAGTGGGTTGCACTAAATTGTTCTTTTTATAAATAGTTGTAGGTCGCCGAGTTACCGCTCGCACCTACTCTAACATAAAAGGACTATGCCAGCATGACTATTTATCACAAACATCACATTGTTCCTAAGCATATGGGTGGAACTGATGATGAATCAAATTTAATTTTGTTGACAGTTGAACAACATGCAAAAGCTCATCGTGAGTTGTATGAATTACATGGACAATGGCAAGACAAACTTGCTTGGCAAGGATTATCGGGAATGATTAATCACCAAGAAGTTATTTCTTTAATTATGCATCGTCCACGTGGTCCACGAAGCGATGAAACTATAGAAAAGATTAAATACACAAAAAAATTAAATCCATATAAACACAGTGATGAAATAAAGTTAAAAATAAGTTCTTCTAATTTAGGTAAAATTTTTTCAGAGGAACATAAAAATAGGATTTCTAAATCTCATGTAGGAATGAAAAAAGATTGGTTAAAAGGAAATAAACACGCTTCATCGCTTAAAGGGAAACAAAAAAGTATATCTCATCAAGAAGCGATAAATAAAGCGTTAGATAGTTTAGAAGTTAAACAAAAAATATCTTCAACTTGGGCTAATAAACCAACAGTAAAATGTCCATTTTGTGAGAAAGAAGGAAAAGAAGGACATAATATGAACAGATTTCATTTCAATAATTGTAAAAGGATATTATAATGGATGTTGTGGAACTTGTTAATAAGTATGGTTTTCCTATTGTTGCAGCTTCGGGTTGCGGATATATGGTGTTTTATGTTTGGTCTTGGGCTACTAAAGAAGTTAAACCTGTTCTCAGTGAAGCAAATGCAACTCTAATTGGATTAATTGATAGAATCAGAATGTTAGATAATGATTTAATTAGATTGAATCAAAAGGTTGATGTTGTTCTACATCTCCGTGGTAAAACAATTGAACATGAACGGGTATTAGCAGAACAAAAAATTAACGCATTTGTGGATGATGAGGATAAGAAAACTGCATCAGCCGGTGAAGGTTAGGTTTATATAATCTATTCACAAAATTGAGTAACAATTCGTGATGGTCATTATTGTGCCAGTGTTTCTTCATCCAACTATAACTCTGATACCAATTATATTCACTTTCTGGATGACACCCAATTAATCCTATACGGTCTTGAATAATTGCCATTGGATCATTATTGGCATATGTTGCAACAACTTCAAATTTAGTTTCATCACCAACTAAAGCACATCCATCATAGAAAAACATTTTTTCTGGTTTGTTTTCCCATGTTATATCTATTGCTTTTGCGTGTGGTCGTCTAGTATCTGTATTAGGTTGTCTAATATATTGAACTGCTTCAACACCATCTAAAATGTCAAAGTAATCTTTACCTGCCCAATATGCACCCATACAGATACCTAGATATGCGCCACCTTTTTCCACAAATTCTCTGATAACATTACGATTCTGTTTGAATAGATAATCAAAACTATCTGCATCTCCTATACCACCAGGAAACGCAACCATATCTACATCATCAAAAAAATTATCATCTAATTCATGTCTAGTAAATATCTTAAAATTATATTCACTTTCTAATGATTTAATAATACCGTTACCTGACTGTATCGAACACTTAGGTTGATGCACGAATAACGCTATTACGGGTTTCACCTGATATAGTTTCCAGTGACTACCACATAGATGAATAATACCCAACCAAATCTTAATGCAATATCAAACCATCTTTCAAAATGATCTAACCATGATTTAGTATCACTGTTTTTGTTCTTGATCCCGTCTTCCATTGTCAACCTTTCCTATTTGCACTTCATGATAGGTATCTGGTTCAACATATTTGTCCCAGACTTTTTGTCCTGTGTTCCAACCAAATACAGTAATAAATCCAATTGCAATATAAGTTAATACAAACATAATATCTCCATTATTTTGATGTTGCTTTATAAGTCCCTGCCCAATCTTCTGGTTTACCTTCTTCTAATCTATCTATCATTAATTTATAATACTCATACATCTCTTTATTCTGAATCATTTGCGTTCTTGCTGTAGTTAATGCTTCATCCCATTTACCTTCATAATACCAATACAGAAAAGCATTTTGTCCTTCTGTTTGCTTTGACAATGTATATATCTTCACGCCTTCCTTCTTACCTTTAACTGCAATACAATCCAATTCAAATACATCATATTCATCCTGAACTAATTTGGCAGTTTCTGGACCCAATATAATACGTACCCCATAATTCTTAGATTGACCTTCAAGGCGACTTGCGAGATTGACTCCATCACCAAGACAAGTATAATCAAAACGCTGAGAGGAACCCATATTACCGACAACAACAATGTCACTGTTAATACCCAAGCCCATACCAAAGGCGGGTATACCTTCTTTAATAACTTCTTCATTAAATCCATCTAGACTCTCCATCATTTCTAATGCGGTTTTAACTGCCATCTTTGCATGATTAGGTTCATCTAGTGGCGCATTCCAAAATGCCATCTGTGCATCACCAATATACTTATCTAGTGTTCCATTGTTCTCTAAAATCTTTGCGGTCATTGCAGTCATGTACCGATTCATAATTTTAGTAAGACCTTGAACATCTTTACCATAATGTTCACTGATACTTGTAAATCCTCTTACATCGGTAAACATAATTGATAATTGTCTTGATTCACCACCAAGTGTTAATAACTCTGGATTCTTTTGTAATTTTTCAACAAGTGCGGGTGATAGATATGTACCAAACTGTTTCTTGATTTGCATCTTTTGTAAGAATTCAGATACAAACTTTACGGCATAACAATGTAAACTAACCAAAACAAAACATACAACCAAAGCAGTTGAGTCCAGTAAGGACAAAGCCGCATCATAATAAACAAGACTACCACCAACACCACCAGCAATAACCAATGCCGCAAATCCAATCCCCACATATGTCCACCTTGATAAAAGAATAATTAATATACTACCAAAAATCATTAATAATATTTCTGCGCCATCTGCCCAATCAGGTCTTTGAATATTGGTTTGACTAGTTAAAGTATCTAAAACTGCCGCTTGTAAATAATGTGGGTAGACTGCTCCAATAGAAGTAGCGACCGGGTTGTTAAACCCTTTTGCTGTGAGACCAACAATGACGATTCCACCATCGAAGGATTTGGGTAACTTATTAAGAGAATGTTCTTTAGGTCTTGATTTCCAATCAACCCAAATTCTACCGAACTCATCCGTTGTGATTTTGCCAAATTTAGGAATTCTGACTGCTTCAATTCCTGTCTCTGTAACTTTAACTTGAAAACTTGGATCTCCTGAAGCAACTCGCAATGTTTCAAGACTGATACTTGGATACAACTTTTCTTCAAATCTGACGACCATTGGAATTCTTCTGGTGACGCCATCAATCTCGGGAAGTGTATTAACAACACCAATGCCAGCAGCACTCTCATTTATTATCCTTGTGTTAGGTTGAATACTATTATATTCAATACCTACTGAACCAGAACCAATAACTGATACACCAGGTCTGAATGGATCGTAATTTGCTTTAATTGGGTCATCACTTCCTGTATGTGGAAGAATGACTGAAAATTGTTTTAGTGTTTGTGCTAACTGATTGTCTTGATTAAAGCGATCACGCTCAGGCATAAAGACATTAAACACAACAAGCCCAGCATTACGAGAATACAAATCAGCAATAATGGTTGCGTATTTACTTCTTGGGAACGGAAATTGTCCTTCTTTTTGAATAAACTCATCGTCTATGTTTACTACATGTATCTGTTCGGATACAGTAGTCTCCTTATTAGTTATTAAAGTGTCGAAATACCGAAGTCTTACGGATTCAACAAATGAGGGATTAGCGATTCTAATGCATACTAATAATATTAATGTTAGTATTGCGGTCCACGGAGATAATAATTTTTTCATAGTTATTTTTCCTCACATGGAGGCATATTGTAAAATGTTATACCACTAATTATTCCTACTACTATTGAAACTGGTGTTGCTGCGCCCGCTATTACAAATATATTATTTATTGCTCCACCCATCCAAATAGAACCCATAAAATTATCCATTTTTACTTGTGATTCTTTTGGTAAACCATCTTTGTAATTTAATAAAAAAATCTTTCCTATCGTTGTTCCTATAAACCCCAGTGGATTGATTTCATAAACATTAGGCATATTCAATGCTATTGCTGTTGTTGCTGTATCTGCAATAGCACCTTCTTTTGCTGTTGGTTTCAAACACATAGAAAAACAAGAAAAACTAGTAAACAATAACAATATCATTACGTAATATTTTTTCATTTTTGTATAATAGTAATTGTTGTTGATCCTCCACTATTGATTCTTTGATATAGTGGAACATTACTCTGTGTAATATTTAGTATCAGATTTGCGTCTTTTCCTACAATTACCTGTGCAAAATGTGTACCACCTTTTGTCAATACTAATCTATCATACTCATCTATACCATAGAGTAATCCTGATGCGGGATCATAACCAGGTAACATTGATAACTCTGCAGTCAATACATCTTGACTGGCAAACAATGCAGCATTAACTTGATCCAATACATTAGGTAATAAATCAAAATCTAAAAAATTAATATCTAATGCATTATATCGTAATACATCTTGATCCAATACAGAGGTCTTTAATAAATCTTTATTCAAAAAATTTACATCAAGCGCATTTCTAGTTTCTGGTCCTCTTTGTTCACTTTGTTCTCTTTGAATCTCTCTTGGTGGATCAATAATCAACATATTGTTAATATTCATTTGATCCATATGAACAATAACTGGTCTTGTTGGTGGTGTGCTTAGTGATGTTACTAATGTTGCTTGATACGCAACATCCATGTGGACTGTACCTGAATCATTCGTAACTGATATTGCACCTGTAACACATGCTTTTTCATCACATGACGGTAATAACATAACCATACTTCTACCTAATTCATCTACCGTCATTGAAAAATCTGTACCTCTTACTGCTATTGTTGCAGTGGGTGTTTGTATACTCACACTCTGAGGATTGCTTTTTGCTATTTGACCACTAGCATATCTAGCGGTACCTAATGCTACTTTCATTGCCAGTTTGCCTGTTCCTTTTGCAGGATCGTAGACAAAATCGTCAATGATTAAACGTGACTGCTCAGTAATCTTTACTGTTGTGGCATCATCAAATGTCAATTGTGCTTTGGACTTAGCAGTGGATATAGTATCATTCATTTCAATACCAGTATTTACCGCACTTGGTATTGATTTTTTATTTCTAATAATTTCGGTAGGACCGGTCTGTTCTGTTACTTTACCAACACCACCGAAACTAGTTAGACTGATTGATAGTAATACTGTTGCTATTGCCAGTTGAACTGACGCTAACACTTTTTGCCAATGTACCACTTTGTGTAACTCCAATTGTATTTGTGTTTCCGGTTGCAGTAATATAGGCCGTTGTTGCACCTGTATTTGTTGATGAATGTGTAATTGTATTAGTGTCACCAAGAACTGTGATTTCACTTATATGATTACCACCGGTACCCAAATTCGTTGTTACTGTGTTATCATCACCAGTAATAATTTGTTTTATTGTTGATCCAGAACAACTTGCTGTTCCTGTTGACCCACAAGTAATTGATTGTAGATTACCACTACCATGTGTTGTAACAGTCGTATTTGTTGATGCACCATTCACAATCATGGCTAATGTATTGTTGTCACCAATCTGTTCTATTGCAACTGTGTTAGAACCACCGCCCATAAAAGCGGAAACTAGTGAATCACCAATAGCATTACCTGTTCCATCTTGTGTAATGGTAACTGTAGAACTGTCACCCACCTGCTCAACATATATCTCATTAGCAAATATATTATTAGCAAATAACAACAAAGCCATAATAATATAGCCTGTTATCTTTTTCATTTTGTTTCTTCCTTTTGTTTGAACTTCCATATTCCTTTCTGTTCACCATCTATAATCATTTGAGACACTGCATGTTCTATTGCTACACGAACAGCATATGTCGTTGGTTCATTTAATGCGTTTCCATTCTCTAATTCTAAAGCATGAGTACCCGCATCAATAAACTTCATCACACCTACATTATGTGCAGTGCTATAAATTGTCTTAGATACAGAATTTGTTATTAATACTTCTCCACTTGTTACACTAACCAATCTCATAGAGATAACAACTTCATCAACTCTGTATTGCTGACTTGCACCGAGTCCTAAAAATCTTGCACCATTACCACCAGAACGAATATTACTATCATAACCAATAATACCACCTTCAATCATTACACCTGCAACTGTCAATGGTTTTAATGGTTTTGCTTCTTTACCTTCATAAACTTCTCTTTGGTTCCTAATCAATTGCCGTTCTTTAACTAAATTCTCTAACCCAACTCTTTCAACAACTTTGAACCAATTCTTTGAATCTTGTAATGCTTTAATTAAAAATACTTCGGCGCCTTGTGTTACTGCTTTACTAAACAGAGCCATCTTATCACTTGATTTGTTCTGTCCCGTTCTATCTAAAAAACCATATACAGCAATTGCAATCGGAGGTCCATCTAATTCTGGCATTTTATCTAATAATGATTCTTTAACGGTTAACTTAACAGGATCTTCCTGCAACCGTTGCATTTCATTAGATGCACACCCCGATAACATAATAACAACCAAAATAACAAAATATCTCATTAGAAATTCATTCTTACTTTAAAAATCATTGAATCAGTCTTGTTACCTTCTTTTTGTTGCTGTGCTACTTGTATACCAACATTACTATTCTTTTGTGGTGAGTAAAACGCACCAGCAGAGGCAGTTAAATAACCATCTGTTGTTGAACTTAACTGACCAGTGACACTAATCTTATTATCAAAATTCTTACGAATCATTGCACCAAATTCAGCATAATCAAAACTTCTTGAATTGCTATCAACTGCTCTGGCACTTTGAATACTACCTTTTTCAGTGTAACTATTTACTTTTGTTGTTCCAAATGTGTATCCAGCAAATAGTCTAATCATTTGTGAAAGCTCAGGACTATAAACTTTATTAGATATCCAACTATCTGTTCCTTTTGTTGCATAATAGTTTCTAAACAATCCTTCAACATTTCTTATTGAACCAATATCATTACTTGCACTACCAATATTGGTTGATAAAATTAAATCTTTAGGCAACTTGTAAACACTATAAACACCAAAGTGTTGTTTTTCTTGTTTAGTAAGACTATCTACACCTGACATTCTTGTTGATACTAAACTGTATTGACCACCAATCTTTAAATCACTATTGACATCTCTATCAAAAGCAATTGCGGATATATCACTCTTAGAACTATAACCATCAGCCATTGTAGTTTTTAAACTACCGATTGTGGTATAGAATGTTCCGTTGTCTGTCTTGTATCCATCTTGACGGAATGGATCCATATCTAAACCACGATTGATACCTTTATTCAAATCAGACAATTGTGCTTGTTGGTCAATGCGACCAGAGAAACTATCATTAGCAACTGAAGTAACTACATCATTAACTAAAGATGAGGCAGCACTTGTAGAACTATCCGATGTTGTTACAGAACCATCACTCCATGTTGTTGTAGTGCGAACTAGAGTGGTAATTGTTCGTGTAAATGGTGTTGTAACATTAGTGGTTGTTTCTCTTGCAATAGTTTGCTTTGTTTTGTTTTCGGTTGCAACATGATGTGCAGTGCTGGCAGTGATTACAGGCAATCCAGTATTAACTACTGTATTATCTGAAACGGTAACTGTAGCAGTGCTTGTGCTAACAACTGTAGGTGCGGCAGGTGCTACTGGTGTGACTCCAACCATATCGCAACTTGATGTGCAACCAGGAACAACACCTGGCGTTCCACCACCTGCACCAGAACTTACTGCAGTAGCACCAGCGGTCAATGTGGATGGTCCAAAAATATATGCATATTGAAACTTAACAATATCACCAACTGCAACTGATGGAACAAGAAAACCTAAACCAATTGTATAGTCACCAGTGCCATTATTAACACCGTTGTAATATTGAATTGGATCGGTTGTCCATCCGCTACTGATACCAGCACCAACATTAGTTGCAGCAGAATATAAACCTAATGCATACTTTGATGATAATGCTTCAGAGAATACTACTTGTTTAATACCAATAGGACTGAATCCTAAAGTATTTGTTGTTGCTGAACTATCACCTGCTGCCGCTCTAGCATCTGGATCAGTGAAACGACCAAAGTAAAGATTAGTCATTGCTACCGATGATGTTAATGTTGTAGTGATATCAACAAATTTTTGATTGTTATTAAAACGAACATCGTTGATTAAACTGTAACCATTACCGTTACCAGTCCAAACTGCACGATTATCAAATGTAGAACTTGCGTAAGCAATTCCACTGTAATTAGTTAAAATACCACCAGTGATAGAAGTAGCACCAGTGTTATTATTTGTTTGTGTTATAACTGTGCCAGCACCATTCGTATACTTAACAGTGAAACCCTCAAACGGAGTTCCTGGAGTTAAATAATCGTATGATGTATTAAATGTTCTTGTACCGGTATTATCATAGAGAATACCAGGACTTGTGTTACCTTTACTTCCAATTGTACCATAATCACTCACACCAATTTTAATGTAGTCGCCTGTAAGCGCAAAAATCGATCCAGTTGTTTGAGCATATATCCATGACGAAAAACATAACAATGATACTGTTATAATTTTTCTAAGCATTTTTTTCCTTTTTTAGAAACCAAATGTAGCAATAGGCACAGTGATATCTGTTCTATTACCATTTGACTCCGTTATCGTTAGTGTTACCTCTGTGCTTGATTTAACCCATGATATATTGGTCCCCTGAAAATCCATTGTACCAGATGTTGCACCATTATCAGTAAACATAGAATCTGCTAATTGTTTTGATAATTGTGCATAAATTCGTGATTCAACATTAACAAGAAATTTTGCTAAGTTGGTACTAGATGCAGCACGATTAGCCGCATCATTGGCGGCTTTGGCATCATCTTTTAATTTTTGTCTGCGTTGTTGTTCAATCTGCTCAATAGTCAGGACATGCGAAGAATACCCTATACCCGAAAATACAGGACTATTGAATTGATGGATTAACTCACCGGCACTTGCAGTAGAAACCGCAAAAAATGTATAATAACAAATAACACAAAGCAACTTGGTTATTGTTTTCATAAAGACTATTTATGTTTTATTATTATAGTTTCGTGAGTATAGAGTTGGATTGTGTTTTTGCGTCTTTTTAATGAAAACTCATCAAAATTCATGTAGTTTTTGGCATCTGCAGAGTCAAAAAGATATATTTTCTCTGTTCGGCAATCAATTTTCGTTACTACAGACCAATGATGCCAAGGTGGTCCAAACGAAATAATTGCAACTTTCTTTTCATTTATATGTTCATTTAGACAAGCAAAGTATTCATAATGATCATCAAAGAATTCATCCTCAAAAATTACTTCAAATTTAAACTTTTTTTCTTTTTGAGTTACCTTTTGTAATATTTTTGTAACATTCTCTAAGTATGTACCTTCGGCATAATATTTGTGAAAGAGATTAGGATTGATTGATAACATCTCTCGCATTAGTTTCTCTGCACGGTCTTGGCCATACTTTGAGTCTAGATAATGAAATGAATTGATAATAGAGTAGAATCCACAAAGACCATCAAGTAGTCCTTGTTTATATGGTTCTTTTTTAATTATCGGTTTAGTCATAATATTATATATTTGGCCTGCTTGGCTGGAATCGAACCAGCGACCCACAGCTTAGAAGGCTGTTGTTCTATCCACTGAACTACAAGCAGAAAATGGCTCCCCGACCTGGACTTGAACCAGGGACCTGCGGATTAACAGTCCGTCGCTCTACCGACTGAGCTATCGGGGAATATTTTGGTGCCCGATGTCTGGATCAAACAGACGGCCTACGCATTACAAGTGCGTTGCTCTATCACTGAGCTAATCGGGCGTTGGCGGAAGCTGTGAGATTCGAACTCACGGACCCTTTCAGATCGGCAGATTTCAAGTCTGCTGGTTTAAACCTCTCACCCAAACTTCCATAAAACTTGGTGGAGTATCCTGGGATCGAACCAGGCGTGGCAGAGCCGGCGGATTTACAGTCCACTGCATCACCGTTGATGCTTCTACTCCATAAAACTATTCTGTGTATGCTTTATGTATCTTAAAAATTAAATCTGATATTACATGAGGTTTCATATTAGTACCATTATTATCTTCAAATGGTATTACGTCCCACCTAGCGTCATCAGAACTATACCAAGCATAGATACAAACCTCTTCATCTGGTCTATGAATAATCCATGAACCGAATGATGTTGGAAATACTTCATGTTCAGGAAAATGTTTATTGCGTAATGATTCTTTATGAACAAATACTGTATATGATTCTGTCTTAAGATCGGGTTGTCCATCATCTAATTCAGCATAACCATCAAAGATAATCTTTACACCAGGAAATGTATCTCCTGAATTATCACCTTGAACTGAAATGCCATCACTTGGATCAGGATCCATTGTTGCTCTGAATTCTTCTAACCAAGATTGAATTACATTACTATAATCTCTTTTATCATCCATAAAAAATTCCATATTAACTCCATGTGCGATGCTTCTCAGCAACCCACTCTGTACCATCATACTCACCAATTTCCCAATCAACATCATCAGGTACATCAACAACTTTTAATTCTGCATAATCACCGAATGATGCATTACCCAATTCTTCTACCGTTTGAACTAGATAAGGACAATTTCTTAATAAATCCATTGATGCCCAATAATTATCATTACTAACTTCATTTAAATAATAATGTTTTCTAACATAATCATCTTTTTCCGCATCAACAGCAATTATATTAGTATTACTCAACTCGGCGTATCGCATAACACCCTCATGTGATAAACCAAATCCACCAAAACATTTATTAATCACGACTTTCATCTCTATACTCCAATTCTTTATCAAATAATTCTTTTAACCATGGTGTCAATTTACAATTATCTTGTGTAGCAAAAATATGATCTGTTGTCATATCTGTTAATGGTACCCAAGTTAATGGTTGTTTACCATCTTTGCCACGAGTGCCCCAATGAAATGATTCTCTAATCTCTACAAAAGAATCACTCATCATTAATGATAATTCTATATATGGTGCATCATCGTGAACATTTCTACGAAGATAATCTAGACCACCATCAACCATATATTCTTTACCATTCTTATCGGTATATTCTTTATAATCGTGTCTATGGTATGATTGTAGAATAGTACCATCTGGTGTTTTGATTCTATTTGCTACAATTTGATTATTCATTTCTCACATCTCTTATCCATTCAATCTTATCACGCCATTCCCTATACAATATAGGATCATTATAATATATCTCTGCTAACTGTTTCTGCAATACGCCTAACTGATAAGAAAGAATTAAATTCTTATCTTTATACTTAGTAATACTATCTAAATCATAAGCGATTTCTCGTCTTATGAATTCTGCATCTTTCATTCATTCTCTTTGTTACTAATATGGTTTAATCTATCCTGCTCAATAAACTCGCTAAGTATGATCTCACACATTTCATTTAATGTGATATCTCTATCATGTGCCATTAACATTAAATTATGTAATTCATCTTTTTCTAAATCAAGAAGAATTTCTTCTTTTTGTTCTTTCTTTTGTTTCTGCATTTCTTCATACCTACTTAAATAATATTCTTTTGTTGCACTAATAAACAAATTCATTCTATCATATGTTCTATAACTATCATATCCTTCAGGATCATTTAATGCACGGTCAATAACAATACCATACTTGATTGCTAAATTCTTAATTGCTTCATTCATGTTAGTCTCCTAGTCCCATAATGCTCTGTAATATTTACCAAATAAATCTAAACCTTCTTGTATCTTTGGATCGTTAATAATTTTATCATCATCTTTTATTATTTTTTCAAAAGACCAAATCATTTTATCCATAATTTTGTCCCATTCTTCTACTGCAGAATTGAATGCTGCATCATCTCCTTCCTTATAAAACTCAAAACATGATTGGACACTATTACTATCATACTTTACCAAACCGCCAGGAATACCATGTTGAGTTGCTTTTAACTGTTTCAACATTGGTAAGATAATCATTGCTAAAGTATGATCCATACTCCAAGTATCCCACTTATCAATCTGAATTGATATTTTTCGTTTGTGTTTATTATGGATCCATTCACACAAATCTTTCACCCAAGTTTCACACAACCATTCACCAATCTTATAACATGTATCTTCAGACACACCAACCTTTTGAAATAAATCAGCAAATTGGTATGGACCCCACCAGTCTAAGTATGGCCCAATTTTTACTTTCATTATCTTGCTTTCAATATATTAAATGATAAAAATGACGTTAATAAAAATGCCGCACACCATGTGTCAAAGGTATACGGAATTGCTAAAACAGGAAACAAAGTATTAAAACACCAAATAGATAAAAGTGGTGAAAAAACTATAATACTTGCTGCTATAACAACTATACTAATTCCTAATAATATTTTCATAATCATATTCATTTAACACCTCCTAAAACAACCTCAACTTGTTTAATAGAGTCATATCTAAAACTCCGCCAACCTTGATTCTCTAAATCAAATACCGCAATAACTTCATCATTTACTTTTCTGTTATCTTCAGATTTTGGCGCAAACTCTTGTGGAATAACATTCTCATTTAATGTTGCTTTCATTACACGCTCAGTACCATCTTTTTTGGTAAATGTAACAATAGCACCTTCTTTACTTAGTAACTTCTTCAACCATGTCTTACTTTTTTTATCTGTAAATAATAGTTCCATAATAATCTCCTAATTGTTAGCAATACTTTCTGCCATCTCTTTCACATTCTTTTGTTGTTCTAAAACTTTTATCAATACTTCTTGTAAAAAACTTTCAAACCATTCTACTGTCTTATCTGTCTTTTTTATAAACATACCGTAAAATTTAGGTAATAAACTTGTTGCATAGTAAACTGGATCTCTGAATATTGCTTCAAAAGTATCATCAAAATCCATTTCAGCCACATTTTCTTTATTAGATTTAAACAATATTACATGATATTTGTCACCTACTTTGGTACCTTCTATAGGATTACCACGACTATATTTGTCTTTCAATTCAAAGAAAGATATATCAACATTCCCATCATCATCTGGTGAAACCATAAAACCATCATAGAATTCATCTTTTAAATTATCATCCATAATACTACTCCTATCACTAACCATTCAGTAAATGTAAATTGATAACACCAATTTGGTAATTGGTAACTTATATAATGCCACATTAGTTAATGAATTCTCCTAGACCTCTTCGTGCTGCAGTAACAGAGGTATATTTTTCTTTGTTTATTAATATATATCTTTGACTATAAACTTTTACAATTCCATACTTGAATGGAATCTTGTAAAATACTTTTTTATCGTTTATTTTTTCTCTTAATCTTGTTAAAAGAGGGGCATCGGTAAGTCCGGCATATTGAATAGTCTCTTCAATCTCTTGTGCCGCTTGACTACGAGCAAATGCAATAGGAATCATAATATAAACTTTCTCAATTAAAAACATATTATATAACAACTAAACCTGAATGTCAACTATATCTTGTAATATTACCGTTTTCATGGACAAAGAATGCTTCAAAATTAATATTGTCAAATTCTTTTTTCAATCCTAAAAATGCATCTAGATTACCTGCATGGTCATCAAACATTCTGGCAATAGTATAATTACCTTTTTTTAACTTGGTTCGAGCAATCTCTGCCTTTGCTGCTGGACCAGGCATTGATAAATTACCGGCACGATGCACATGCACCCGCTTAATATCAAAACCATATTTGTCAAAGGTCTTTAAGAATAAATTCTTATCATCCAAATCAACCCGAGCAGTGATTATGATAATCTCTTTTTGAGGTGTATTTCTAAACTTATCAAGCATCCGCTTTGCAGTTTTAAATACTGTATCAACTGGTTTAGCAGTCTTATTAAATATTGCCGAGGATCTGAATTCAGAAAAATCAAATACTTCACCATCTTTTTTATCATATACATTGTATTCTGCAGGTGTAAGTGATCCAACCTTCTTACCATCCTTCATTACATGAACCGAAGTTTTGGTGCGGAATAAAGTATCATCAATATCAAATATTGATAAACTTGACTCAATATCCTCTTTAATAAATTCTTTGAATGATATCATACTATTATTTATCAATTAAAACCTTTGAAAACATCATACACAAAATCAAAACATGATACTTTAAAAGTCTGGGTAAAATTACCAGATTTTATACGATATCCACCACTGTCCAATTGATATAGAGTAACTTTTCTTTTATTAACAACCCGTGATAAAATAAATTTCATTTGATTATCCCTATAAAGTAAATTAGTAAAAGACCAGAATTAACAGCGATCATTGCCGAATCCTTAATACGAATACTCCATATAAGGAATACAATAGAACCCATGTTAAGTAAGTATATATTCAACGGATCAATACGAAAACTGGTACATAAAGCACCTGCCAAAGTAATTGCCGTTGCAAACCATTTCAAGTAGTTATTCATCATCATGTATACCATTATACACGATTATATCCAAATGTCAAGCGTAATCGTAACTTATTGATTTTATTGACTTTTTTCTAACTCAAAATGTTCCTTTAAAATCAGTCTGGCAGAGTTGGAATTGCGTACCTCCCGTTCATGCAATATCTTAATACATTCCTCTACTGTTAACCGCATAAACTGTTCCAGAGTATCACCACCCACTAATGGATAATGACTGCCACCCGCCATCAATGCTAATTCTTTACATTTAGGACTCATCTTTTTTCCTTGTTCGTTCAATATCTCTACCAACATAATAACCGAGAAAAAATACAATACTGATCAAAATGAATAAAGCCATTACCTGATCATTATTTAAAGGCATCATACACTGTTCCCCATAACATAATACCAAAATGCAATTGAAGCGAAATATACAATAATATATTTGCCTATATTTTTACCAAATAAACCTTGATTAAAAAAAGCAAACGTCATGCCTAACATAAAAGAAAATAAATTAAGTCGGGCAAACGATATATCAAATATACTCAAAGTTTCCATAATCCTCATCCATGCCAAAACCTGCAGAAGTCATGGCACTATCAAAGTCACCATCCATACTATCATCATAATCATCATTCAAATAATTTTGAATAACATAATTAACATCGGAAAAATCTACCTTCAACATCTTTGCAACTTCTAACGGAGTCCAACCATCCTCAAAAGCATCAATAATTTGTTCTTGCATATTAGAAAAATAACCCATTATACATTCTCCCCATAAAATTGTGCATCATCATCATAAGAATTTGCCGCATATTGCAGTGATTCATACTCCATTGCCATCTCTACAATTTCCTGCTCGGATGGTTGCCAATTTGTTTCATTCAACAATTCATATAAACTGGTAATAGGCTTCATAATAATCTCCATCAAAGAATACATTATATAACAGAATCACTACAATGTCAAGCGGCAATTTTCAACATAATAACTTTTTTCATTGCCCGACCATGTTGAGGATAACCAATCACATCTACCGACTTATCATAACATGCACGGCAACCAGAACATTTTCCACCATTCTGATATGCGGTACACAATGTAACACCTTCTGGTACATTATCAGTAGGCAATATTGTTGAACCGTGAATACCTTTTGTGAATTCACCCATAACAGAATCACTTGAAAAGCGAACCTTAACATTAGGTAAAGAATCCATCTCTTTCAAGATTGGTTGAAATTTTACAAATTTAAACATGCGAGTTGGTAACCAATGCTTCACATGAGGAGTAGCTTTCATTACCTCAAGCATTTTATTTGCCAACTTTAGTGAATACATATCACCAGAATCAAACCAACGGAAATATTTTTGTTTCTTTAATGCTTCAACCATATCGGCAACCCAACCATCTCGTTCCCAATCCTCTTGATTCTCAGCACGGACTAATTTAACGCCAGGAAAATGATATGTACCTTGAGTAGCATAGCAACCTTTACATGCATCAACCAACCCACCATCTTTTGCTTTACTTCCAGGACATGTAGTTAATGCCTGTAAAGACCAAGATTTAATATTGTCTAACTTGCTGGTTTTAGAAATATGTAACATTTACTGCTCCAAATCAATTAATCAGACTACATTATACCATAGTTGGAACAAATGTCAAGCGTTTTCTAAGTTGTTGTTTTTAAAGGGTTTTTTCTACACTCTTCTTTTGCTTGGACTGGCATATCTGGACTAATCTCCGCCCACCTACAGTCAATTACCTTTTGATCTTCGATATTCAGACTAATGCTAACCAACAATAAAGAAAAAAGTATGATAATAATTAATATCTCGGTTATTATTTTCACTTCTTTACTCCATACAGAATCATCATTACATCCAAGATACAATCATCAACAGGATTATGTTTGGTAACATGTAAAAAAGAATCAAAACCTGGATATTCAATCTTACAATAACCGTTCTCTGTATTATAAAGAAAATCAACTGCTGTCCTAACATCTCTCCATCTATGGTATTCAAATACAGGTTCTATTTCAACATCATCACATAACGAATCCAATACAGACTGATCTAGATTACCTCTAGCCCATACCCATTTCTTTTTATCATTACCATAAGTATTAGCCCACTTTGCTAATTGTTCTAAACCATTCTTTGCAGATACATCAATATCAGATGGTTTAAATGATTTGATTCTAGCATTCTCACACTGCTTTGCCCACCAATCAATAGTGCTTTTAGATACACTTCTTTTATATTGTTTAATCTGTTCTTGTGCATCAAATTTTATAAAGATAGAATCTTTTCTTAATGTCTCTGGTGATGGTTTTGCATCAGGATCAAAATGAACACAAGCCATTGATAGTATTACCGAACTTGAATTTTTATTTAGAGTCTCTACATCAAACATGAACATTATTCGTCTAACTCCCAATGTGATTTAATCAAGTCTGCAGTATTAGGTAAAATGAGTCCAGCTAAACTCTCTCCATACTTTACACAATTCTCATGGTTATCATTAGCAATTGCCGCACACTCTCTAACGATATCCCTTACAAATTCTTCTAATTGTTGTTCAGTGAATTCATAGTAAGTATCTATGCGACTCTTAACGGGTACTCTAGAGAACATTGTAGTTTTAGATTTAAATAATTCTTCGTTCATACCTTAACATCCACATTTTGACCTAATTGTTTAACTTTATTTTCTTCTCTTAGTCTTTCTTCTTGTATTTCCATTACCCGTCTTTGTTGCTTAATATCATCTATTTTCCTCTCATAGATTCTATTCTCAACCATTCTTCGGTATTGTTCTACATTCATAGTTTTAAGCCTCTGCTACATGAATATTACATTTACGTAAAAAAGATAATCCTTCTATACTTCTATATTCTTTATTATAATAAAATGCTTTAATACCAGATTGATAGATTAACTTTGCACAATCTAAACAAGGTGCATGGGTGCATACCATTATTGCACCATCACCTGATTCAGTAGACCTTGCTAACTTAGATATCGCATTAGACTCAGCATGAATTACTTCTGGTTTAGTTTTTAAACGATACCAACCTTTACCAGTGCCGGTAAATCCTAATCGCTTCATTTCATCTGGAGAGGGGATTTGTTCGTTATTACCAACGTATTCGGTATTCTCACAAGTATTATCCCATCCAGAAGGCATACCATTATAACCAATACTTATAATCCGATTATCTTTAATAATCAATGCACCGACCTTTAATCGCACTGCACTACTCAACTTCGCATACACATGTGCTACTTCCATATGTGCTTGAAGATGCTTTGGATTAATTTCCATGCTTTGCTTCTAATACTCTTAAATCATTTGCCGCATCAGATACTCCATGCCAATCACTCTCTTGTACCTTCATTAACAAGTAATCAATATATGCTTGTCTTTGTTCTCCATACTTCTTTTCATCTTCAGTATATACTACTTTCCAGTTATTCATTATTTGCCTTTAGTTGGTATCTTAATACAAACACAGTTAATCTTTTTATCAGATAAAGTATTCTTTGCTTCTATGCAATCTTCTTTCAAATCATACTTTGCCCATATCTCCATATTTGGGTTCATTGCTCCAATAGTAATAATTATTAATGCCCAGGTCATGAATATTCAATATCCATTACTTTAACATTATCAGGCATAATTTCCATTGGATACTTCTTCATAAACCCACTTAACACGCCAGCACCGTATCCTGTTGTTCCATATGAACCTTTTCTACATTCATATACAGAACCACTATGGCCGTGGAAGTAATAATAGTCATCATCCTCTGTAACACTCTTAACACCAGAATTTAATTGCCAACTATCACCATCAGTATATCCACCACTCCATGTAGCAAATATCTTATAGATTGTATCAATCTTTACCATTAACCATCTATTTGGTGTGTATGTCATCTTTCCACTCCTATCCAAGTAATACTATCATTAGACATTATACTTCTTCTCAATCAATTTAATTGCTTTAGCCATTGCTGCATCTATTACATCTCTAGTAAATGTAGTCATACCATGATGCCTGATAGAATCATCATTCTTTAGTATATCTATAATCTCAGATGGAATTCTTGCCGCTTCTTCTAGTAAATCAGCAATACGATCATTAGAACCTTCTTGAACACTTTTACGACCAGGAATCTGTCTGCGAATCTCTGCCCGTTTCTGTAACCGAAATACTAGACTCTGTTCCTCAACTGGTAAATGACTTTCGTCTTTTGTCATTTTATTTTCCTTTAGTTTGTTCTCAACAATCACTGCCGGTAATAACAGAACAGCCGCATGATTACCTGCTCTAGCTAATCCTTTAACTTCTTCAACTGACTTATCTAACAAATTGCTTGAGTCATCCCAAGCAACAAGTGCGGCAATAGCTCCCCACGCAGCATCCCACGCAGCATCCCACGCAGCAGCCAACGCAGCATCCCTCGCAGCAACCAACGCAGAATTCAACGTAGCCGCACTCGCAGCATCCCACGCAGCTCTCCACGCAGCAGCCCACGCAGCAGCCAACGCAGCATCTTCCGCAGCATCCCACACGTCTGGGTTTTCTTCTAGCGTCTTTATGACCCAGTCGATGTGATTGGCATTGGGTAAGTGGCTCCATTTTTCAGTCATGCTTGTCCCCTCGCTCGAATCGCTTGCGCTAATGGCTGACGCACTTTGTCAGGCCACTCAGGCAATTCAAGAGTTTCACAAATAGTTGCACACGCTTCACGCTCTGCTTCTATTGCTTTTTGTATTTCTTCTATACTATTGTCTACATAATTAATAATGTCTTGGTTGCTCATTTTCTCTATTCTTTCCCTTTCTATTTTCCTATTGAGTTCCAAACCTTCCACCTCCATGATTCCGTTCCAATATAGTATTCCATGGGTTTTATTTGGCTCAAACATATCGTTCATTCTTTAACTCCTTTAGTTTATATTTGACAACGACAGCTGGCAACATAAGAACAGCAGAATGGTTACCTTCACTACCTAACTTAGCAACTTCTTCAATTGACATATTCAGCAACTTGTTTGAGTCATCCCAAGCGATAAGTGCAAAAATTGCATCCAACGCATCATTCCTCGCAGCATCCAACGCAGCAGCCCACGCAGCATCCAACGCAGCATTCTTTATTGAAGCATCCCGCACAACACCCCACCCAGCATACCTCGCAGCAATCCACGCATCACTCCACGCAGCAGCCCTAGAAGCATCCCACGCAACACGCCAAGCAGCATCTGTTGCAGCGCTCCACACCTCTGGATTTTCTTTTAGTGTGTCCAAAACCCAATTAATATGCTCTGCGTTAGGTAAGTGACTCCATTCTGTAGTCATGCTTGTCCCCTTGCACAAATGATGTATATCTTGTTCATTCTTCAATCCCAATCAAAAAAATGATCTAACAACAACTCACCAAGCTCCGTGGCGGAGATAATCTCGTTCTACTACATTAATACATTCCCGAACAATCAACTCGGCAAACTTCTCCATATCATATGGATTATCACCGTCTCGATTGATAATGCTAATATAACACTGATCTTTCAACTCCTTGATTCGTTCGTTCATTATTTCATCTCCAACATATTAGGTAAATGATTTTGCCGCTTGAATAGCATCATCAATTGAATTATAAGTCTGGTAATACCGTTCATTACCACCATACTGCGGGATTTCATATACCTCATACAATCCCATTCCATTTTGATAAACTATTCCATATGATTCTTCACCATATGAATAAGAAAACACCTGTTTCATTCCTCAATCCTCCATCCAATCAGTTCATATTTCCACGCATCTGGCATTTTGGTATTCAACTCATCTATGCGTGTTTTCGCTTTGATATTCAGCCTCTCAAATGGAGTTTTATCCCAATCTAAACAATTCTTTGAAGATATCTTATCTTCAAAGACTATACCAGTTTCCAAATTAGTTTTGCTAAACCATAGTTGTGGTTTATTCATTTTTCTGTCCAGCGTATGTTAAACAAATCGTAGGATTAGCACTTGTAGCACATGCATAAGCTAACGGATCATCAGCCTTTGATATCTTATCATTAGTATATACTGTGCAAACACCTAATGTAACAATTAAAATACATACAGTAATTGTAATTAACTTATATACTGCTAACCAAAATTTATCCTCTTCCACGATTAACCTCTCTTTTCAAGAGTATATACTTATGAAAATGTATATACTTATTAATAACTACAGACGGAATCATAAGTTACCAACTACTCGTATAACTAAAAGACCATTGTTTATCTAACTCTAGTGTATTATCTATAATAGTTATAGTATCTCTTAGATCACCCATATAACTCTCATCGTAATCTACACCACCGAAAAAGAAACCGCCAAGAGATGGTAACATACTAGAAGCCAAAGAAGCATTTCCCAATACTATCTTACACTGCTGGCGCAATTGTTCCAACTGCTCTCTACTTACATCATACTCTTCGCAATCATCTTTTCCATCCTGAACATTAGTCACAAACCAGTTATGGATAGCATTAGCTTTGCGCCAGTAACCAACTTCAGCATCAATACCATATACTAATAAATTCTTAGGAAGTAATGCATTAATATCACTGCATAACTGTTTATCTTCAGATTTATACTCACGTACCTGCCGATTACCTCTCAAATACATATCTAGACCCATTATGCTGCTTCCTTTCTCATTAATGATGAATTCCTCATCCGCAATTCTATCGCTTCACGAACCTCTGGAATCTCTTTGGCCAACATATTCAGAAAACCATTTAGGTAACCTACTGTAAATGCTTTAATCTCATAATCACCAGCACCAGATATCATATCCTTAGCACCATCTTGGATCATATCAGTAAAATCATCAACCACAGTGCGCTTAAATTCAGTCATAATAAAATTCCTAGTAGAGACCAAAGACAATAACAACTACAGCAGCCATAATACACACATACCCAACCATCGCATCAGCATCAAAATTCTTCATCTCAGTATTCCTTATCAATTAATCAGACTCTATTATACCAGATTCCAACCAAATGTCAAGCGTTTTTATAAGTCATTGATTCCAAAGTGTTTTTTGAGCTTCTCCTCTAGTAGAACCTCCAAGGTATAACTCGTAAGATCGTTAAAAATCTTCAATATTTCCTGTCTCAATATTTCCTGTCTTACCAACCAAGCGCACTCTTTTACAATCAATTGGCCATACATCTGTTTATCAAATACTGGGTTAAAATCAGTATCATAGTAACACAGTATCGCCAACTCGTCTAGTCTATTCATAGCATCCTCTGCAACTTTATTAGCAATCCTTGTTTTCTTCATCATTTAAGTATTCCTCTACATGCTTATATGCTTCTTCTAAAGTATCAAAGAAACCACCACCAATCTCTTCTTTATTATAGAATTCAGTAACCATAATCTGACCATGATTAGTGGTACTGAATACCTCCACACCAACCTTTAAAATATCAATTCTAACTGATTTATTAGGATTCATAATATTACCTCTTATATAAGTAAGAACCAGCCCAATCGGCATTATCCTTGATATACTCTAAATCTTTGAATAGATTATATCGGACACCATTCTTTGCGGGTGCTTTGTAACTGGATGCCATTAACACATTACCCGTCTTTTTCTCTACGAAGGCATGAACTGAAGCACTACTACTCCATTCATCAGTTTCCTTGTATTTTTGCTTCATAATAATCTTAAAATACTTATTACCAGAGTCAATCAAGTAATATTGAGTAAAAAAAGAATTAGAAGCGGTTTTCTCATAAATTCCATGTAAAATATCGCAATACTCACATACCAACTGTTCAACTGTTTTCATCTTAGGCCCTCGTCAATTGAATATCAAATTTAAACTGGTTCATTTTCTCATCGTATAGAGTAACCGTCTTACCAATACCACGGTCTTTACCCATACAATCCAAAGCAAAGAACATAGCAGTATTCTGTAAACTAAAATCCGATACAGTGCGCCTCTTAATTGCAGTGGTACTAGTATAAAAACAAACATTATTTACAATTGCTCTAATTTTCATAACAACTCCTAATCAACTATTCAGACTACATTATAACAGAACTGTACCCAATGTCAAGCGTTTCACTGTGGTGGGCCTACTAAGAATTGAACTTAGACTCGTTCGATTATGAGTCGAATGCTTTACCATTAAGCTATAGGCCCAAAAATAATCATTGTAAAGTGCTATGTGCCGATTTGTCAACAAAGGTGCTTCCTCTGACAAGCGAATAGCGGTTATATCAGGACCTGTTCCTCGCACAGTTAGGCCCGCATAGTGGCTGATCAATTCCACGATACCCTATAGCACTTTACAATAACTACTCTAAGAGTATTATAAGGGTGAACACTATCCGTTGACTCTTCTTAACAACCTAGGCTAACGCCACATGGTTTTTCTAAAGATTTTACTCTTCCCGGTCAGAAACAGGACTGGCAACAGCATTCACTCTTATAATACTCTCAAATTTTTAAAGAACAATCAATCAATTCAGACTACATTATAACACAACTATACCAAATGTCAAGCATTAATTATTATTTTCCAATTCAGATACCAGACACAAAACCTTATCCATATTAACATATTCCACCTTGGATTGCCAGTCCAACCTAACTTCATACTGAATAACTGCATCAGCACCGAACTTAACACGACTATCCAACACGGTACCCCAGCACTCAGCACCCTCAGAGGTTATAATAACAACATGGGCACCTTCTTCGTATCTTTCAATAATCATAACAACTCCTAATCAATCAATTCAGACTACATTATACCATAATGGTACCGAATGTCAAGCGTTTTGTAAGTCATTGATTCTAATGCAATATTATCTGGTCAATATTCCTTAGATAATCCTCATAAGCGTCCAGAACTAGTAAAACACTCATTAATTCATTCTCGGGTAACTTCTTCAACTCGGTCCGAACTACCTCAGGTTCTGCAGTAATTAACATATTATAATCAATCACTTATGCCGCCTTTCTAACAACTTTTAAAGATACTTTTTTGCGACCATTTAATACTCCTTTCAACTCTTGGTGAGTCATTTGGCCTTGTAATGAATGGCAATCTTTACAGAGAACTACGCCATCCTCAACTAGTCCACCCTCAGAATATGGAGTATCGTGTGCCCATTCTGTATTTTCCAATTTTACGGATTTCTCACAAGCCCAGCATTTACAGTCTTGATGATTAAAAACTTGACGGCGTTGAGTTAAACTATAACTTCGTTTGGATTGAAGGAGAGTAACACCCAATTTAGACAGATTACCTTTCTTTTTCATATACTGCAATATAATCTTACCAACTTCCTCTTGAACATCTGGTTCTGAATACGCACCATCATTAACACGGACAAAATGCTTAATAGAATGTATTTCATTTTTAAATGATATCGGCACATTATCAAGAGTCTTATCTACAGTACCAGTCAAAGCGGAACGAACTTGATCGAATGGTTTTACAAATTTCTCCATATCAATCTTAAATGCTTTATTTTGTGCATACAGATGAAACCACACACATTGGAATGCGCCAAAATCACTATCCCGCAACTTTTTTCCATAAACTTTACCAAAATTCATAAAATCATCAAAAAATCGTGCCATATCTGACCGATGCTTCTTAGTGATTACAACACTATCTTCCTTTTCAATCATTCGGATAGTCTTTTTCTCACCCGCATCCACATGACCGCCACTTAATATCTTATGAAGGATTACCCAAACCCAGGTATGCCAGATGGCTCGTTCATTAATTGAACTGAAATAAACAGACTCTGGTTGTCCTTGGTCACTGGTACGGATTTCAAAGATTGGATGACACTTATTAAAATTATACTCTGGATAAGATTTTGTTATTTTCCGCACCTCTTCACAAAGAACAGAGGAATCATTATTCATAATCAACTCATAACCATTGGCAGAAGTCGTTTGATTTACAATCTTAAAAGCATCAATTGCCGCTAATGAGGTACAGGTTATATAATCTAATGTAACTTGAAAATTATCAAAATGTTTTCTTTCTGCATCCGTAAATTCACGATAATACTTCTCTACGCCACACACGGTAACTGTAAACTTATTATCTCTAAAATTATTAATTGCACGGCATCGGTGTCCACCATCAATAACTAGTGAATCATATCCCACATACATTTTCTTAACTTTTTCTTCGGTTGTTTTTGTGATATCCCGAAGCGTCAAAGAACCAATACCAAGACCTATCATAATAGCACTAATAATGCCTCGATCCTTTTTACTACCTATTATAGTGAATAGAGGAGGGCGCTGGCCAACAGGATCAGGATTCAATTCCTTTTTATTAATCATATCCGAGAGCTCTTTTACTGTCTTAATAACTCTCCAACATCCATAAGTAGGGCTAAAACTCATAATTATCTCCATTATTTTCTATATGAATTACCATATCGGTCTAAAACTACTTGTAACTGAGGTTCTACGGTAAACCATCTTTTTACATTGAGAATCCCTGGTAAATTAGGCAACTCATATAGTGCTTTCTTTGGCATCCACACAAATCGCTTGGTGGATAACACTCTGAACTTAACTGCAGTCAACCGGTCCTCGACAACTTCGCAAGGAAGCGCTTGGTTGAAAGCCACATGAGAAAACCACAAGGATTTAGTATCACCAATGTTCATATTAAGCAAATTCTTTAGTGTAAATATATGCTAAATCAGCACATCCAATGGAAAACAGAAAGTCCTTAAACAAGTATCCCATCTCCATCGCTTTTACAAGAGAATCACCGTTATAAATCGCAATTTCACCCATATATCCTTGGTCCATAATGAAATCTGCATAGGCATCACTGTATTGCAACTCATAAATTTTATCTTCTAGACTCATAATAATTCCTTTTTCTCAATTCAGACTCTATTATACCACAACTATACCGAAAGTCAAGCGTTTTATATCATAGTAACAGTAATTACAGCATCCTCGGCGCCAAATTGCTGAATAACCTCTTGCATAATCTCATAAACTTGAATCCAGTCGTTGGCAATCAAAGTCTCATCAGGGCATTTTACTAGGTACATAGGGATTCCTTCGTATCAATCAATTCAGACTCTATTATACCAGGTCGGTACCGAATGTCAAGCATTATTTCCGTTATTATCTAGAGGATTTCTATGATCCCGCCCTGTCCACCCTGTTATTATACCATAAACGGCACTGGATGTCAAGCATTTTCTGAGGATCCTTTGATAGGATCCCTAAGTCATTGATTGGATTGACCTTTTCTGAGGATTCTTGACGGTCCATCTCTCAGATTACGTAAACGTGAGGTGTTTTGGATTATATTCCTGGTGTTTATTTATATGTCGGTTAGTGACCACTTACTTCGAAAATTACGAATGACCGGTTGCAGGACACTTATACACATATTATACATGAATTATACATTACCGAATGAACTCAAAATTTAGTCCTATTGACCTTCTACGGAATGTAGGATTTAGATTGATTTCAACTGTATGCATCATATACGCAGGAAATACTACGAACTTATCTGGCTCTGGTGATATCCTATACATTCTTTTACCACCAGATTCTAATCTTTTATCTGAGGTTGTTATATTCAAATTATTATATTCTTTTGTTTCAGGCCAAGTGGTGCCTCCTCTTGGATCTAAAAGAATTAAGTCACCACATAGAGGTGCTGAATTGATATAGTATATACCATTGACTACACATGACATATGATTATGTGTGCCCATTCCTTCTAGAAAGTTATTAGAGGTTACCCAGCATGCTTTTATATTGACTGAACTAAATTCATAGTATGGTTTAAAGTATTCGGTAACACATTCAAAGATCATTTTTTTAAATGTTATTAGAACCGTATCATCTGTATGAAAATTTCTAACTCTTTTTTGTGGATCTAAAGTATCAATAAATGATTGAACTTCATCCAAAACTCCTAGATTATGAAAGACCATAATAGGTGTTGGGAATATATCAAATCTCTGTGAATTCACTATAATTAACTCCTTGGCATAAAATTATATATATTGTCATGATTATACTATTAATATTGATATTGATCGGCAGTAACACATATGCACAAACACTAGTCACTAGATCAAGTCCGGGTGGTACTGTTGATACTATCTCTAGAGAATTGATTAAAAATACTCCTATTGTTATAGAAAATAGACCTGGTGCTGATGGTGATATTGCTTTAGAAAATGTAATTAATTCTAAAGGAAATACATATTACATCGGTCAACTCAATGCATATCTAAAGTATTATATGAATATTGATGATGGTAATAAGAGTATTAATGTCCAAAAAGAATTTGATTATGTTGCCCATGTTGGAAATGTATTAAGTGTGATAATTATCCATCCAAATGTTCCAGTTAAAACTATTAACCAATTAATTCAAATTGCAAATACTAATCCAAATACTATAAATTTTGGCACTACAGGCAAAGGAAGTACCTCAGATATTGTCTATAGATTACTAGGTAATAAATTCTATAACATACCATATAAATCTTCTATAGGTTCACATATTGATCTTATCAGTGGTCAAATAGATGTTACATCATCAACTGTATTATTATCAAGACCACTACATAAAATAGGTAAAATTAGAATAATACTCAAATTATTTGATGAACCTCTTGATGATATTAAAGGATCAAAGAATTTAATTGTCCATACCAATGTAATGATACTAAGTAAAAAAGGTAGGATTGATAATAAATTTAAAGATAATATCGTTAGTATAATAGAATCTGATAAATTTAAATTAAAAATGCAAGAGAATGGAATATCAGTAAAATCATTGAATAATATTGAATATGATATGCTCCTGACTAATCAAATAAATCAGTGGAAATCTCTACGGTTGATTAGATAATACAGACCGCACTTGGTCTATAGTTGGAGATATTGATTCAGGTACCATTTGGCCATCACTATCTGCCCAACATATTTTCCAAGTAACATTGTTGGAATAATATCTCACAACATTAGATGATTTTAATTCAATATCCTGACCAATAAAATCAGAAAATACTTTTCTTGATTTTGTATAATGATTGGCTATTGACCAAGATTGAAAATCTGGTGTATCAAAGAAAGATTCAGTATTAACAAAATTGCCAGTTATACCTATAAACCGATATCTTATAGAATACCATTTCATTACAAAAGATATCCACCAATAAAAATCATACTTAGTTTTTATCTCTATTGGTGATCTACTCATTAAACCCTGTAGATATTCTTCTATATTTCTAAATGCAACCTTTTTATCAGAATAATATTTTGCCATGGCACTACTCTTAAATCTATTTTTATACCAAATGCCCATATTCATTGCATTAAAAACTATTACCGATAAATTAAAAGGAATAACATTTTTACCCATATCAATACCTGGAAAATTGGATAACCAATAATTGTTTGATACATTATAAAGATATTTTCCACCACTTCCGGTAATAACTTTAGTTTTTAATATATTACCATTCATTAACTCACTTAAAGGTACAATATCATGAGACAGATGTTTTATTCTCTCATATACTTCGGGTAAAGTCTGTATATCATTATCTGTTATTATAACATGAGGTCTTGCACCAACATCCTCTAATGCTTTAACAACAACTAATGATGATAGACCGGATACCAATACATCTTGATAACCTTGGTTCTTTAAGTCTGTTGCCCTCTCATATACGATATCAGAGAAACTCTTTGTTGTTAAATAACTAGGTATAGGACATGGTGTTAGATTGAAAATACTTGGCACTGTTCTATCAATACCCATACCTGTGTTGCCTAAAAATCCTATTTGATATGCGGTTAGTGTGTCTGTGTAATCAATACCCAATTCATCTAACCGATCAAATGTAGATGGATTCTTATATATTAATAAATTACTCACTTCAGTAACTTTTCAATAGTATCTTTTGGTATTGTTTCAGAACTTTTAAATACATTACCAACATCATCAATTAATCTAAAATACTGAGGAGGATTAGACGCACCACCAGATGCGGATGTTGATGCCAATGGCTCTTTATTCAAATAATAATCTTCATCATTGGTATAATCATAAATTATTTTCTTAATTGGTCCTTTTATTTCTTGTGTCTTTAATACACCATTATATGTAAGAGCATAATTGATAAAATCTTCAGTATCGTAAAATCCTTTTATTGTATCAAATATATTTGGATTTTCTCCTCTTGTTACACATACGTTATATGCTTTACCCCAGCGTGAAAGCCAAATAAACCACTGCAGATCCAATAAATTATTAATTTCAACAGGACATTTATTCTTATACTGATTAAGTTGATCAATAACAGCATCTTTATTAAAAAATAAACTTAATGCATTAATTTCACCACGATCAATTGTAATTTTATCTTTAATTGTATTGAAAGACATAGTACCATCATCATCAAGCATTGAATAGATTTTAATTCTTTTTCTCCATGTATCACTTGTATGCCGAGGAAATGGACTACCATGTATACCCAATAAATTATATCTATCAGTATTTGCCATAAAAATAGAATAAACGTCACATATATCTTTTACTAATATATTCTTATCTTTAAGGTGTGTTTCATAGAACAATGGATATTCTTTTGTGATTGATGCTCGTGTAGTTATAATTTGTATTTTTTCATGCCACTTAGAATCTGCCTTCATAAAACTAATTAACATTCCAGTAGAGTCAATACCACCAGACCAAAATATTCTAAGTGGCGTTTTGGTTTCTAATAATTCATTAGCTCTTTTATCGCATAATTCTTCAAAAACTTTATTGCAATCACCTGTCATTTCATTGACATTAAGGGATAACGTGGGTAAATAATTTTGTATAGGTAAATTTACAGAACCTGTTCTATCCAATGTATTATGACAGGAAAATATTCTATTAATATATTCATTTGATGCTAAATTAATGTTATCATCTTTATTTTTTAATATAGGTAATAATTGATGTAATAAATCATCATTAAAAATTTTAATTTTGTTCATTTGGTGTAACACTCCCTTAGTAATTGTTCACATTTAGATTCATCCATATTAATTAAATGTCCGTTGGTTGTAACTAACCGCATACCTCTGATTAAATGCTTAACTGGTTCAACTGATCTACCCATTGACTCATGTTGTAACTTGTTCACTCTATACTCATTATCACCAGTGAATTCATAGATAAAATCTTTTGCTGGTTGTTTATATGTGTTCCATGTATCACCCAACTTAACATCTAAATTGGACATTGCCCATCGTTGGTAATATAAACTATTAAAGAAACTTATCTTGTTATCAAATATAGTTATATCATTGACTGCTGCTATGGCACGACTCTTAACATGATCCCATTTGTGTGTGAAGGTTAACATCCAATATAAATCTGCAACTGTTTTAATAGGCACAGGAAACTTCTCTATCTGTTGTTCAATATAATCTATTGTAATATACAACCGTTTATGTTTTTCGGTATGCAAATAGAATTCATTATGATTATATAACTTAGAGTAGTGTTGTTTCCTCATCTCACCCATATCTCTCATAATGTTACACCCCCATATCTGATCACCACATGTACCATCAATAGGTAACACATCAAGATCAAATAGCTTCTTATCAAAGAATTCTAGATTCTTTAACATGACCACATCGGCATTCTTTAAGTAAGTATCATAGAATAGTGGATACTCTTCTTTGATGGCATACTCTGAGGTATAGATTCTAACTCTATTCAACCAATCACTATTTGTCATCATTAGAGCAACCAATGCAACTGTTGAATCAATACCACCTGACCAGAATACGCAAACTTTTCTATTACCTGCAACTGACCATATATCTTCTGCAGTCTTTAATGATGTTTCAGTGAATGTATCTGAAGTATTAAACTCTGTAGGTATAGGTGTGCCATCAAAATTAAATACAAACTCATGGTTTCTATTAATTGGTCCTGATATGTTTAATAGATTACCAACACAGAACAATGCCATTAAATCAAAGACTCTTTCTTTTTGTGTGAGGTAATAGTCTTTGATTGCTATTTGTATTATTTGTTCTCTGACTACATCATCAATATAATATTTTATCTTATGCATTACTTCTTCATTATTGCTTTAGACCATTGTTTATCATCAATAACCAAAAACTCATGGAATTCTTTTGGTCCGTATGCCCATATGGTCACATTCTCTTGTTTAACTTTATCTTTCACATCCTGTTTATCTAATGCCGATAATACTGCACTGGTTACTTCATCGGCAATTTTTCTATCATAATTCTTTGGTGCAACAATACCAAACCAACCAGGATAATTGAATGATTGTTTAGTCATCTCTTGAACTGTAGGTATAGTATTCATTAAAATATCACGATGGGTTGTTGTAATAGCAACTGCTCGCAACTTACCAGAATCAATATGTGCTTTTGTTCCTTGAATACCACTGACTAATAGAGGTGTTGAACCAGACATTACAGTCAGCAGTCCATCACTAGTGCCTCTATGTGGAATAGCCTCAACTTTAAAATTGAATTTGATACCTAACTGTTCAATGATTAGATTATTGGCACCTGCAGTACCAGCAGAGGCAATATTAATAATACCATATTTCTTTGATAGAGTGGGCAACTCTAATAGATTCTTCATTACAAAATTAGGATGTGCAGATATCAAATAAGGATATGCACCAACACCAACAACTGCTTTGAATTCTTCTAGAGGTATGTAACTCAGGTTGTTTAGATATGCGGTGATCAATAAACTATTTGGTGTGAACAACAATACATTATCTCTGATTGCTTTTTGACGACCAACATCACCACCTGCGCCGCCAACATTTTCAATAATAATAGTTTTATTTAAAGTCTTTGATGCTTCTTTGGCTAGAATTCTAGCAACTAAATCTGTACCACCACCGGGTGGAAATGGTACAATCATTTTTATATCTGCGGCACTAACATTTAATGATAAAATCATGCCAATTAAAATACTAAACCAATTCATAATACTTCCTTTCAATTCAATAATGTGTTTAGAACTACAACCTGTTCATTTACCTCTTCTGTTGTTGTTGCTGATTGTATATTGTTTGCAACATTTAATATATTTTGTTTTAGTGTTACATTATCTATAAGAGTAACAATGTTTTGAATGACCAAATGATTATTACCTATTGTATCAAGTGCATCAATAAAATGTTCCGTAATTAATTGTTCTTTTATAACAACTATTTTGGATTGATCAAATGACCATTTATTCTTTTCAATATCAAATACAACATCGTTGATTTCTGGCTTTTCTCTAGTAACAATACTATATTCTGTAGTTGAACCTTTCTCAATTGGTTTACCATCCTCATCAATATAGTATGCACGAATCCATGTTTCTAATTCATCGGACCAAATAGAATCATATGGTAAATCAACATGATAAGGTACATACTTATGGATTCTTACATCATTATCTTCAACTACACCTAAGTATTCACCCTTTGAATTTATAGCATAACTCATTCTATTTTACCTATCAATTCGTTTTTGAGATTGTTAATGGTTTCAATTTCAGTAACATTGGTACTATCATTGATTACTGTAATACCAGTGGTTAATACTTGAACTTTAAAATCACTATTCACTGTAGTTAGAATTTTATTAATCTCACTGTAGTTATTAATCTTTTTAGAAACATCAACAATTAGATTCTTTAAAGCAGTTTGTTTATAATCTTCAAATACATTAAATGTTGATGTTGAACCATCTTCATATACTATTGATACACCATCTTCTTCAAAGGTTACTTTCTCACCATCATAGATAAATGTACCAATATTATATGTATTGGCATTTTTATACATGTTGTATATAACTTTTGCTTCGTTTTGTATTTTAGCCATTTGTTATTACCATGTTAATGTAAACCAACCAAGATATCCATTTGCTTCTGTGTTGTTACCTGTTGCGTTATTGAAACCACTCCACCAATTTGATACAGTAACATTATTACCTGCATCACCAGTATTCCAAGCACTAGGATATGTTCTCAATTCAACTGAATTTGTTGATATCTTAGTAATTCGATAGGTGTAAGCGACATTTCCTTGAGCATAAAAACCACCTTCACCACCACTAGAAGCACCAACATCAGTGTTAGTACTAACACCCAATGCAACAACATCTATACTTTGCCACCAATGGAATCTTGTATATGTATTAGTTGTATCATACCTATATTTTTGTCCATCAGCATTACCATTGTATCCTGCCGTGTTATCTGCTCCTCTTGCACGATATTGTAACCATACAGCACGAAGATCCGAACTTGGAGCTTGTTGATTTATTTCTGGTCTACCACCCATTGCGGCAACTGTAAGCCAAACACTACCATCTACCCGATCTAATGAATATGCACTAGCAGCAAAATACTGTCCAACAGAAATAAGAGACTGAGAAATTCCAGATGGTTTTGATGTGCCATAAAAATTACTAAATGCAATTGCGCCTGATCCAGGTATATTGGTATTTGATGAATCATTAGCCACATATGAACCACCTCTATAGTATTCACTCATACTAACAGGATTGGTTCCACCAAATTCCGTTTGTATTTCAGTTAATGCTAATGCACCAGAACTTTGAATAGTCATTTAATGCCTTTACCAATTAATTTTTTCTTCTTCATCATCGTCTAATGATGGTATATTTATCGCAAAATCTTCAGGCTTTAACATATACTCGCCTGCTCTTCTGCGATTAAGGTTTTCTATAGCATATTTATTCATCCTGGAAGTGGCAATTCCTTCAGGTGTTCTATAGTATTCAGTCAATTTAAGACTGCGTTTTAGTTTGCCCTCTTGACTGTGTTTTCGAGCATTACCACAACTTTGACTACAATATGGTCCTCGTTTGTTGTGTTCTTTGCCACATCTTGGGCACTCTTTCATGCCAATAAATTATTGATATAATAAACTGCTTCAGCCTCGCTAGTGAAATATCGTATTAGAACTTCATCACTAGCAATAGACTGAAACAGTATCAATACATTATCACCACATATTGAGAACTTAATGATCCATCCATTCCTAATAACAGGAATAAAACTTTTTGTATTACTTCTTATTGCCTGAAAAGGCGTAATTTCCTTGGATGATTTGTTTTGCATTTTCTGTACCAGTTTCCATAAATTTTACCATACTATCTAAGTATGTATTCTTTTCAGAACCTGTGAATTTACTAAATGCATCTACATATGATTTAACTGCACCAACCTGAACATCAATCAAATCTACTGCCAACTCTTGTGTTTTCTTTGTATCAAACATGATTCTTTTTCCTTAATGAACGTGCTTCAATTAATGTTTCTACCATAATTTTAATGAAATTTTTAATCTTTTCTAACATTTTTGTCCTCTTTAGTAAAGGCCTCACAATGAAGCCTCTACTATTATATATCAAAAAATGACACAATGCAACAATAATTTAAGATGATATATTTACAACCTTCGCATTAGATATTTTCACTTGGGCATCTTCTTGTTGTATCCGTGCTAAGATATAATCTTTTACCAATGATGACCTAACTATATCTTCAACGGTAAATTCAATCCGTGTAAATGCTGCCATATGCATAGCAATATCAAAGAACTTTAATATGCCACTCATATCATTCTTACGTTTGGTTAAATCTGTTTGCCTATAATCACCGCACCATATAATTTTAGACCTATAACCTACCCGTGTCATAACAGTATCAATCTCTTCAAAATTTAAATTCTGCATCTCATCCACAATAATGATTGCATCATCAAAAGACATCCCACGGATAAATGAGGTTGATATGAACTGAACATAACCTTGTTCTTCTAATCGGTCCCATGCATCTTTCCGATCAAATAAGGTATGACAGATTTGTTTGTATGGTTGCTGGTAAATATCCATCTTTTCATCTACATCACCAGGCAAGTGTCCCATCTCTCTTGACTGAACTGCAGACCTAACTACAATGATTTTCTTGAATGGATTTGATTTGTCTAAAACTTCTTCTAGTGCTTTGTATAATGCACAGAATGTTTTACCTGTACCTGCAACACCGTGTAATGCTATAAAATAATCACCGTGTCTATATGCTTCAAAGAATGACTTTTGGTTCTCTGTTAATGGTTGAAATGTTTTTAGGTCATCAATTCTGATTTTAAGTGTTTGATGAGTCTTGGTTGTTTGTCTTTCAACGACATTATTTGCAGATTGTTTTCTGGACATATTATTCCCTTTAAATGGGCTCTGTGTATTTTACACGATACCCAACTGTTATAGTATTCTTCAGATAACAAAGCATTTCTTGTAAATATTTCATATGTTTCCCAATAAGAACAAGGTGCTCTTGTTTTGCATAAATGTAATATTGTGCGTTTGAAATTCTCCTTTCCGTATTGTTGAACATCTTTCTTTACTTCATCAGAGGAAGACCAATAGGTCAACCAATCAGATTGTTTTCTGATTTTCTTTTTCTTACCTTTGATTTGTTGTGTACCAGATTTGGTAAAGAACTTACGACCGATATACTTTTTACCAGTCGTAAGATTCTCTATGAGATAAACGAAACCGTAATAGGTTTCTACATCTTCTTGTGTGAATTCAATATTATTATAAAACCATGTCATAATAATATATAGTCAATTAGATATCTTCGTTTTGATATTCTTTATTTACTATCAGATATTCAGCACAGAACGGACAATATGTGGGACTATCTTCACAATCATCCTCATCGTAAATTATTTTATACTTTGAGTCACAATTGTCACAGTGATGTTTTAAAATCATTTTCTATTCCTTATGATGCTTTCCCCCATACATCTCCCCATGAACCTCCTAATGCACCCTTTGCGTAATCTGTAGCACGATTCTCAAAAAAGTTTGTATGAACTGGTGCATTGATCATCTCTTCAACCCATGGTAAGGGATTGCGTTTAACTTTATAAATGCCTTTAAGACCCAATGATATCAGTCTACGATCAGCAATATATCTTATATATGTTTTAACATCTTTGGGTGTTAAACCTTCAATTGCACCTAGATTGAAACACAAATCGATGAACTTATCTTCCAACTCAACCATTCTCTCTGCAATACTATAGATTCTTTCTTTCAAATCATCATTCCATATCTCTTTGTTCTCTTCAATAAAGGTTCTAAACAACTTAATCATAGACTCAGCGTGCATTGTTTCATCTACAATAGACCATGTAATAATCTGTCCCATACCCCTCATCTTACCATGTCGAGGAAAGTTTAATAACATAATGAATGAACTAAACAACTGCATACCTTCAGTAAATGCACTGAATACAGCGATATGCGTAGCAGTATTATCTATTGTAGAATTCTGTCCTGATATATCTGTTACATAATCATGTTTCTCTACCATCTCTTTGTATTTCATGAATTCATTATAGGTAGACTCTGGCATACCTAATGTTTCAATAAGATGACTATATGCTGCAATGTGTAATGCTTCTCTTGCTGCAAATCCCATCAACATCATACGAACTTCTGGTTGAGGAAAATGGGGTAGATAGTTATTAACATAACCACCTGCAACATCAATATCACCTTGAGTAAAGAATCTAAAAATGTTTGTAAGAAATTTCTTTTCTTCGTCTGTTAGTTTCTTTTTCCAATCTTTAACATCTTCTAGCATTGGTACTTCACTATGAATCCAATGAGATTGTTCATGTTTCAACCATGCATCATAGGCCCATGGATAGTTAAACGGTTTGAATGATACTCTCGTGTCTGTCAGTTTTGATTTTGTTTTTGCGGCGTTCATATTTCTTTGCTCCAATAATTGTTACATTGCTTTCTGTTTCTATCCATACTCTTGCACCACAAGATAATGGTTTATCTGGACTATACACTATTTTTGAAGGACCGTCAATAGATACTTCATGACCATAAGTGTTTGTCTTTCCTTGTTTAACTGTAAGAACTGGTTCATTTTCTTTGTGTATTCTGTTACTCTTTATTATGTGTTGATTAACATGAATAATAGTTTTCATTTTTTATCCTTCGCAAGCTAGACACTCGTTACCCTGAGCAATGGCAGTCATGTCTAATTCTTTAATTATGTTTCGTTCAATTCGTTTTGATATCTTATCTGCTTTACCAATCTTTTCACTACGGCAATAGTATAGTGTTTTCAGTCCACGTTTCCATGCTAAGAAGTGACAAGCATGTATGTATTTGATATTTGCATCTGGTCTAAAGAATAGATTTAATGATTGTGATTGGTCAATATACAATTGTCTATCTGCAGCATGTTCAATTACCCACCGTTGATCTATCTCCATTGATGTTTTGAATATATCTTTTTGATATGCATCTAAAATATCTAAATGTTGAACTGAACCATCATTAGCAATAATACTAGACCAGATATCATTATAATCATTTTGATTAACTAAACCAGAATCATCTGCTAATTTAGTTTGAATGAATCTATCTAACCATTTGTTCTTTGCTAATGACGATCCAGATAATGTATCCTGACGATAAGCATTAGCACGATAAGGCTCAATAGAAGGACTAGTGTTTCCCATAATGATAGAACTGGAAGCATTTGGTGCAATAGCCATAAGATGGGAGAAACGCAAACCACTGCCAACAGCATCTGGAGCTTCTCCTCTAAGTTGCCCCAACTCTTTATTGGCTTCATCTAGTTTACTCCTTATATTTTTAAACATTCTAATGTTAGCTGATTTAGCAGAGGCACTTTCAAATGCAATTAGGTTCTTTTGTAGATACGCATGAAAACCGAGAGCGCCAACACCAATAGACCGTTCACGCATAGCAGAATATCGTGCCCTTGATATGCTGTCAGGAGCATTATCAATGAAATACTGAAGAACATTATCGAGCATCTCTGCGGTGTCTCTAAGAAATAATTTATCATCTTTCCAATCATCATAATACTCCAAGTTAAGTGAAGATAAACAACATACTGCTGTTCTATCTTTATTAGTCGGTAGAATAATCTCACTACACAAATTGCTTTGTTGAATCTTTAATCCTAATTTCTTTTGAAACTCTGGCATCTTAGCATTACTTGTATCAATATAATGAACATATGGTTCACCAGTCAACATTCTATTCTCTAATAGTTTTTGCCATAACTCTCTTGCAGATACAACTTCACGAACAACACCTGAATTAGGATCTTTTAATTCCCATGAATCATCTGCTTGTGTATCATACATTGACTTCTCAACTAATCGCATGAAGTCATCTGTTACATTAACACCATGATGGAGATTCAATGCACGAAGATTTTGATCACCAGTAGGTTTTCTCATATCAAGAAACAATAAAATATCTGGATGTGATATATCTAAGTATGCTGCATAACTACCTCTACGTGTTCTGCCTTGACGATATGCTAAACAACTTGCATCATATGTTTTTAGATGTGGCATGATGCCTACTGATTTATCATCTGAACTACGAATACCTAGACCAATACCTACACCACCACCTAACATTGATAACCAGTTAACCTCCGATAAGCAATCGACCAGACCTTCAGCACTATCATGCAGATAAGGTAGAAAACAAGAAATAGGCAACCCACGCCTACTCCTCCCAAAAGAAAGAATAGGAGTAGAATATGACAACCAATGCTTACTGGAATAATCATAAAGACGTTGACCATGAGCTGAATCAGTTGCGAACATTTTTGATACATAAGCAAATCTCTCTTGTGGTAAAACTTCATCATCTTTCATGTAACTTTCTTTTAGTCTTTTCAAACCTAACTCATCAAACAAACTATCTCTACTGTAATCTATTACTATCTCCGACATTTCATACTCCATTTTTATTGTTCTATAAATTCTTTTATCATAGGAAAAATTGGTTCAATTATATTTGCACATTCTATTGCAATCTCTCTGTGTTCTTTTTGTGTACCGTTGCCACTTCGTAATTGTATATAATGTATCCAACTTCTCACTGTGCCATTCATGTATAACTTAGACATGGTCATACCTTCTGGCATTACTGCTCTTGCTTGTTCTTTCGCAATACCATTATCTATTGCCCATTGATAAGCATTCATTGCATGATTAGATACTACTACTTGTTGCATACGCCATTGATTCTCTAATTCTTCATTATCAGTTTCAATACTATTTTGACGATTCTTTGTATCTTGGAGTCTTGCTTCTTTGTATTCAACACCTAATATTGTTGCATTAGCATATCGTTGACTAAACTCTTGAAAACTAAAACTACGGTGTCTTAAAATCTGTCGTGCAATATCTCTTGTTGTTGATATCTCTAAACAAATATTGACAACCTCAAATGGTGACCAATGATTGTTTTTAATCAAATATTGAATTAACTTTTGAGAATTCAACATATTGTTTTGATTATCAGGATTGGATACTCTTGCACAGTGCGCCACTTGTGTTTCTATATCACCGTCTAATTCATGAAACTTACTATAACTGATTAACTTTACTTGCATAATCTATACTTTCTTCCAAAATGTAAATTTAGTCTGTGCCCTGAGTCCCTCAAATGTATTACTACTTATAATATCCTGTAACTCACTTTGTGACATTCCATTCATAATCATCTCATTAATATCCTTACCTTTGATTGTATCTGGCCAAATTACTACATTATGACCTAACTTGATTGCATTTTGCATTAACTTCATCACTTCTTTATTACGTGGTTCATTATCATAAATCAAAATTATTTTTTTTGCATCAACATTTTTTGATGTCAATGCAAGATTGGAATCACCTGATGCTAGGCAGTTATTTAGAAACAAAGAATCAATCGGACCTTCCACAATATATACTGGTTCGTCTAGATTAACTCTATCCATACCATACACTAGTTTTTCTTTACTCTCATTTGTTCGTAGAGTAACATACCTTAACTTCTCACTGGCATTTTCTAATGCACGACCAGATATTGCAATTAAACTGTTGTTTTTATCATAGAAGGGTATGACTAGTCGTTTATCTGCGGTTATCTCTTTTCCATGCGATGGATATATTTCATCACAGAACTTCTTGTAATTATCAGTATAATACAACATACCAAGAATATCTTTAGTCATCTTACGTGATTCACAATACTTAATACAGAAATGTTCTTTTGATAGTTTATCACATCTTTCTGCATTTTCATATTGCACATCGGTCTTTAATTTACCAAATGTAAATGATGGTATATCTACTGCAATCTTAATCTTTTTATCTTTGAATACTTCACCAGATTTGTATCGTTCCATTAAATATTCTTTGAATAGACTACCATCTAATGTTTTAATAAGATTGCCAATACTCATACTCTGTCCACAATTGTGACAGCGATAGAATAGATTGTTTACTTTACGGTAGATATAACCCCGCATCTTGTTGGGATTCTTTTTAGAATCACCACACAAAGGACAACGGCAAGAAAATAGGTAATCTTGCTTGCGTTGAAACTTTTCAAACCGTGGAGTTAATAGGAGAGTATACTTAAGATCAATTGACAATGACATGATTCACCATAATAAAGAAACATTATAACACAAACTACTCAATACAACAAGGTTAAATTAGATGATTACCTAAAATAACTTATCTAGTTTAATGTGCGCCAATATATACCCAATAACAACTGCACCACCAAATATCATGAACCGCCACTTCTCAAGGATAGAAATTCTATCTGAGACAGAATCAAACTTTTCCATTAAACACCGGTGTTGTTCTTTTTGTTCTGCTCTAATCTCTTTTAATTCATCAACAACGAATTGAACTTTATTTTCCAAGACGGCTATCCTTGATTGAGTGTCTATCATTTCCATTTTATTTCTTAGATGCCTTCTCTGGTACTTTGGTGCCTTCTAACTTTTTATGCACTTTGATTTTCTTGCAGTCTTGTGCAGTCTTACCAGTTTTCTTATCTACAACGGGTTTACCATCTTTACCTACACGGTCATGGCATACTTCTTTTACTTCTGCAGCATTAACATTATACACGAATAACATCAAAAGTGTGGCAATTATGTTTTTCATGATAGTCCTTATAGTGGTGGTTCTGCGGCAGGCGCAGGTGCAAGTTTACCTGTTGATGAATATGATACTGGTGCTGATGTTGGAACAACTGCAGGTGCGGGTGTATATGTTGGAACTGGTGTTGGAGTAGGTGTTACAACTGGTGTAACTGGCGGTGGATTTACTGCTGCACCAGCAACCTTCTCTTGTGTTCTACCATAAGCAGATACACCTAATACTGCACCCATTGCAACATGAAACAATCCACCACCTTGCAGTGTAATTGGTACCCATTGTCTAAATGCATCATTAGCTGCTTGAACTTCCCAGAACTGAACGATAGTAAACATTATTGGAAACAATGCAAAGTCACACAAACAACAAAACATATACATAAATGCCATCATGGGACGCCACTTCTTTTGCATCCAATCTTCTTCTTTTTTCTCTACGATATCAGCCATATTATTTTCCTTTAATTACTTACTAAAACTGTTCTATAACAATTACAATTTGCATCTAAAATTTGTTCGTAATGATAACCTATTGGTGCACCTGGTTGAATATATGTAACGGGTGGTGGATTATATATCATTGGAGGTTGATTATATATCACAGTTGGTCGTGACATAATATATCCTGCAGTAGCACCAAGTAACAATGGTGCTACCCATGAACTGCGATTTGGTTCTCTGTAGTATCCACCGTGATGACCGTGATGATGTTGTGCTAATACATTACTTGATACCAATAATGTAATAACTAACAATATCTTTTTCATGTTACCCTCCAAATACGTGAAGTGCATGATCGTAATGTTTTTGTCTATCTGCTAAACCTAATGTACCACCATTGATTCGTTTAGTCATTGTTAAGATATCACCCTTATCAGCAAAGGTATTTAAATTGTTTGTTTCCCAAAACCAACATGCAGATTGTGCAGCACCTTCAAATGTTCCAAGATACTCTGGCACATCATCAATTGACATTTCTAAACTATCTGCGAATGCCTGATAGTTATTCTTACCTGTTAATTGAATTAGTCCACGACCACAATACTTCCAACCATCACCAGATGCTTCATCACCATTACCCATACGACTACCATAGGCACGATTAGCAATCTTTGGTTGATTGTGTGCGTATTGTGCTGCGATTGATGGCATATCAGGTGGAAACAATCTTGGCCATACTCTTGATAGTGATGCAGCTGTGTAGTTTAAATTCTCTTTCAATGCTCTAAAGTTACCACTCTCGTGAGCACACTGAGCAATAAATGCTGCGGCACGTTTAGGTGTGTTAATCTCATAATCAGGTAATAGAATGTTTAATGCATCAAACCAATGGTCAACATATGGATTACCCTGAATACATTGTCCTAGTTTTTGTGCTGTAAAATCAAATGTAAATTCACTCATAAAATCTCCTAGGCAACTGCCCTTGCAATGTTAATAATATTTACCAGTATTTCTCTATACATAATGTTTTCATCTAGATATGCAGTTTGATCTTCTATTGATTGCATAACATTCATACTTTCAATTAACTCTTTAAATTCATCTGCAGAGATAGTACCTGCAGAGTATGCTTCTTTAATATCTGATGCTTGTTGTGCTAGTGCTTGTAAACTCATGATCGTGGCCTCTTAGCAATTACTTTCTGAATTTCTTCTGCGGATGATGCTATAGATTTTAATTTTAACTCACAATATGTTTTATTAATTTCTTTTGATGTGTTATATCGTTTCTGTAAATCTGTAGTAAGCACATGAAGTAAATCTACAGGTTTAAATGTTTGTTCGTTTCTTGGTAGATACTGACTGTAATTCTTTAATTCATGTGCCATATCGTTTAGATTTTCTGATATAACTTTGATTGTGGCACTATCATTACAGTATGGTTGTGCTAATTCTGCAGTTGATCTTACTTTATTGATTAAATTATATTCGCCTGGATCATATTGTGCAATCATGAATCTATCAATAGAAGAACATCCTGACAAGTATACTAAAGGCAAACCAGATACAAATAATAACACACATAATAGGTTTTTCATTTCAATTTTTCCTCATATATTTTCTTTTGTTCTTTATACCACTGTTGCCAACCTATTACTTGTTCTCTGGTTTGGTAGTAGGTTGCGTAGTTGTCTGTGACAGTTCGTAGGACATCACTAATTTTAACTTTGGAGGTTCCTTCAACAGTGCTTCCGGTACTTGGGGAAACGGTATTTTGACTGGCACTGTCGTGGAGCACGATTGCAGCATTAGACAACTCACACTTATTGTCATACTTAGTAACAATGGTTTCAATAACTTTAACATTTTCATTGGCATTCTCTCTTACTATTTTAACTCTATCAACATATTTAGTCTGAATAACAGTATTAACTTTTTCAGATTCTACTTTAACTTCTTCTACTTTTGTTTCTATCTCTGCAATTCTGGCACGATAATCTTTTGTGCCGTAATAATTACCTTCATAGAATACACCAAATAGAATAATTACTAATGCAAATGGTATTACTAATATCTTATATGGTCCTGCAAAATAACTACCAATGAATACTACAAAACCAAACAATACAATACCATGAATTGCCCATAGTAATGATTCAGTTGGTATTAGACTCATCAAAAACATTAGTTACCTTTACCATATCTCAGATACATCATTGCACCAGTTTGTTCATCTTCAAGAACAATACCTTCTTTCCAATTTCTATTTGCAAATTCAGCAATCTCTTTACTTATCTCTGCATCACCTAGATATGCTTCAAATCTCATACCTTTACGTTTTAACATTCGTGCCATTACAAAATTCTTTGTTGGAACTTTAAATACTTGTGAACCAGCAAACTTCTTTCTCTTTTCTATACCAGGTTCTGCAAATCTACCTGTACCTAGACCCGCAATCTGACCACCACCAACATTATTGGTGATTGCGCCTTCTCCATCTTCACCTAGATGTTTGAAGTATTGAACTTGACGTTCTCTTTTTTCTGCACCTTCTTTAGAAGGATAAGTACCTAGATTCTTACCTGTTTTCTTTGAAACAAGTCTATAACCACCATCTACTTTTACAATATGTTCTTTGAATGATATCATTTAATTTGCCTTAATACTTCTGCAATTTCCATATCAACAGGAATATCTGCAGAGATAATATTCTTGTCTCTAATACCTTTTACAACTGATGGCATATAATTCAAATATAACAAATACGTTTTCAATGCAGGGTAATCATCAAGAGTCATCTTATAAAATAGAATTCTCGTTGATGCTTCTACACCAAAAACATTATATATTACTACTAGATGATTAATAACTAATCGTTCTCTTAACTCACCATACTTGCGATACCGAAGCAATAGTCTCTTAATGTAATTAAACTTTTTCATGTCTTGAGTAAATTCACTCATAATGCAGTTAGGTTTGTCATAGGCCTTTGCTGCATACAATAATATATTGTTACTGTTTAACGAATCAAAAGTCATTAAGTTTCTTCGGTATCTTCCTCATCTGATAGTAATTCTTCTATACGTTCACTGTTACCCATCTCAGCATAGAATTCATAATAACCATCATCTGTTTTGCCATATATTACATATACAAGTCCTGCAACTTCTTCAGTTTCAATCTTCTTTGCACTTAATACAAATTCATCATCATCTGGATTTAACCCATAGATTACAGGCATATCCAGACGATGATTGTATAAAATGCTTCTGATTCTTTGTATGCCAGATTCTGGTGTTAAGATATTCTTATCCAGATTTTCAGACAAAGAATCATTTACTTCATCAAAATTATCCATTAAGTATCAGGGAAGATTGTATCTTCATCATCAGCAACACTATTACTCATAGAACCCATTGCAACTAAAGTTTCTACCTGAGCCCGACCAGCACGACCGCCTACGGTAACTGTAAATGCTGCATTACCTGATGGAGGAACTGCAGTAGGTGCAGATGTGAAAGAACCAGGATTAGTGATTGCAAAACTATTAACTGATCCATTGGCATTAACTATTACAGTTGCAACCGCTGGTGTAGCACCTGTGCCACCGCCCGAAAATGTAACAGAACCATTTGTTGTATAAGCATTTGTATTAGCAGTAATAGAAATAATACCACCTGTACCAGCTTTACGTAAATTCCATCCAGCATGTTGTGGATGTGATGCTGATGATTCTGATACTTTTTGTTCGGTAGGATCTACACCAAAAACACCTAATGCTTGACCAGTCCGAAATTGTCCAATTTTTGTGTTACTTAAAGTTGTTGTAGTAGTTACTGCATTTGCAGTAGACCGAGCAAAACCTGGAAATTTCAGGTTACCCGCTGCATTGTCTGTGTTTCCCCATAAAGCCATTTGAATCTCCTTTGTTATTTGTTATTTATTAGAAATTATTACGAATAATTTGTGTTGACAACTCTGGTTCCGGTTCAAATTTATCTTTTGATGCCTTTTGGTCTTTTGATTTTTTAGCAATATCTTTGACCATCATTGTTGTTTTACTCACTGTTCTTTTTGCTGGTGTATTTGTTCTTTCAACATCCATCTCACTATCTTCTTTCATTTGTTTCTTTATTGCCTGTTTAGCTAGATGTTTAACTCTTGACATTGGAGAATGAACTGCACCAGATTTATCTATTTTCCCATGTGGACCATTGAATGGAATCTTTGGATCATCTTTCTTCCATCCTGTATCTTTTGACCATGAACCTTCCGCTTCATCAATTTGCACATCTTCTTTCATGTGACCATATTTCTTTTTGTACCAAGTAGGCATTCCACTTGTCTTACGGAAATGTCTAACTGTTGCTGAATCATTTGCTTGGTCACGGTATTTGTTTTCTGCATCTGTATTATGACTCTTCATTGCTTCTGCGGCAGCATGTGCATCTTTAGCAATATGAATCAGTGCTTCATCAGATTTTTTATGATACTCATGACCTTCTAAAGGATGTCTTTGTGATGGACGACCTTCTTCAAGTGTATCTTCTTTTACTGGACCATGTTCTGATTTGGTTGTTGGTTGTTTCTTTTTTAATAGAGAACTAAGAGAATCGTAATTCTTATCAGTTTTTACATTATATTCTTTGTTACCAGGACCAATATCAGCAACTCTAGTACCAATAGGTGCTTTGTGACTGATAACAACTGCTTCATTAATCTCTTCATCCATACGACCATTGGAAGAAAGTCTCTCTTTGCGTCTTTGAGCAGCAAAGTCAGAACCCTGTGGTTGTTTCTTCTTTTCTCTACTCAACATAGAAACAATTGAGGACAACTTAGATTTATCTGCACCACTAATATTACTCATCTTACGTTTTTCTTCTTTTGCTCTAAGAGAAGCACCATATGCAGCATCAGATTCAGTTACATTAGATTCAACTTCTTCTTTGGCATATTTTTTCTTCAAGTATTTGTCAACCCTGCGTTCATAATCACTTTTTGGTTCTCTTGGTTGTTTTTCAACCCATGCCTTATTGGTTTTTACATTATATTCTTTATTACCAGGACCAATATCAGCAACTCTAGTACCAATAGGTGCTTTGTGACTGATAACAACTGCTTCTTGAACTGGTTTCACTGGACCATGTTGAGGAATAGTTGTTGGTGATGATCCATCTCTACGTTCTTGTGGAGTAGGAATCTTAGGTGGATTCTTAATCAACTGTTTGCTTTTCAACATAGTCATCAATCTACTACTGGCAGATTCTTTAACTGTTTTTACAATACCATTACCACCTTTAGATTTTACTGAATCTAAAAATTTATGTGCAGTTTCTTTTGAATCATAGTGTGCTACTGATATTTTTGGTTCTGATTTATTTGTTTTGAAAAGAACTGAATGTTTTTCTTCATCAATTTTTTCTACTGACTCATCAACTTCACTCATCAAGTAATTTGAAACGGTAGAGATATAATCTTCTGCAAGAGTAATCTTAGATTGTACCCACTCAGGAAGATTATCATTATCTTCTAACATATCATGAACTCTTTGAGCATTGTTGATAATACTCTGTAATTGTCCACGTGCCATATCACCTTCATAATCGTATTCTGTTTTTTCTTTTGCTTCTGAAACAGGTACACAATTAGGAACCTTCTTACCATTTTTCATTTTCATACCAACTGCAGTATAACCTGTCCAACAAGCATCTTTTAACTGACCTGTTGGTTCTTTAATTTCTCTTAACTTAGAGAATCTTTTCATGATCAGTCCTTTTTTGCTTGTTTGGTTGCTGTTGCATACATTACTTCTTTTGCACGATCACCATAACGCTCTTTGAAACCGGCTAAACCTTTTTTCATTGATTTAACAATTTCTTCTTTCTTATCTGTTTCAGCACCAGTTAATGTGCGCTCTTCAATCTGTTCAACTTCCACTTCAACTGATTCACTCTTTACTGCTTGAACAGAACCTTTTGATAAATCTGGTTGTGTTTTTTTACCTTCAGATTTTGCTTGTGCATCATCTAATTGTTTTTTAACTTCTTCAGTTGAATCTTCTTCAATTTTTTCAAGACTCTCAAACAAACCTTTGATACCATTTTCTTGATAACTATTCAATAAATTAGTAAATGATTCTCCACGCATTGCCAATTTAGCATCTCTTTTAGCTTTAGAAGCGGGTGTTTCAAAACCTCTTGTTGCTCGTGAAGCATATGTACCTTTAGATACTTTTTTCTTGGATTTCATGTCAGCTGCATCATCTGCACCTTCTGGATCAACATAGTTTTTACCATATGATTTACCTTCAATCTTACGAACAGGCAAATCTGCTAACTTAACTTCATTTAATTGTTGAACTTCTTCTTTAACTACTTCTTCTTTATTAAATGCTTTCTTTAATATTTCAGAGGTATCCTTCTTTACTTTATTTGAAGTGATTGGTTTAACCATGTTTACATCTTTATTTTTAAGACCCAAAGGATAATCACCGCCTCGTTCCTGTGATTTTTGACTTTTATCCATTTCATTTACTTCAACTTCTTTCTTTTGACCTTTAAGAATCTTAAAATCTTGTGCATCAATTTTATTATTGTGATTCTTATCAATATTCTTTTGAGCACCAATTAGTGCTTCTTCAACTTTTTTCTGTGCATCTGCTTCCATAATCTTTTTTACTGCATCTGCTACTGACTGCGTAGTTTTATCTGTAAACATCTTTGATTCTCCCTTTTGTTTTTATTAATTATGATTCATTTAGTTAAGTGTTAGACACTAACAGTATCTCGTAATTTACAGCAGTTTTTCCTGCTCCAACTTCTATTACAGTATACATATCGGTTTTTTGTGGTAATACTAATGGAAACGGAAAGTCATATATGTAAGTGCTGTTGTCTACAATAGCTACGTGAAGAACCATAAACGCTTTACCAAAATATCTACCCATAAAATTTACCACTGTGGCACCTGTTGATGAAGCATCACCTTTAAACAAGTAACCAGTATAACCTGCGGGCACAGTATAAATGCCTGCTTTTGCTGCGCCTCTGCCTGATGTTATTTTAGATACTATAGTACCAGTGCCAGATGTAACATGTGTAGTAATGTCACCATCATTAGTATTTGCTCCATAACACATGACCTTATGAATACGTAAAAAATGGTTAGATGTAGCTACGGGGGTTCTTGAATCTGCCGCATCTAGAGTTATTACTTCACTTTGATTAACATAATTGGCATCTAGCCCATCAATAAGAATTGGCATACTTCTATCAGTAGCATTATTAGTTGAACTCTTTACATATAATGTCTGTGCTGTGGCAAAACTACTCCACGGATATGATGTGCCGCCTGACCATACAGCATCACCAGCTGAAGTAGAGGGATTGTATCCTGTAATTTGTTCTGTAGTGTGTCCTGCAATTAATCCCTGTGTTATCTGCATAGTCCACAACTTGCCCTGAGCGCTACCGCCAATGGTTGATACATTCCATGTACCACTCTGTGTAACTGCAACTGTTGAATTTGAAATACTAACAGAACCATTAACTGTTTGTGTTGATGGAAAATTATTCACACTCACTGTACCGTTAGCAGTTACATTACCCTGTATAGGAACAAATGTAGTTAAATTGCCATATGTACCAACTTCAGTTAAATGAATATGAACTGGATTGGAAGGTGAACTTGTGACATTCACAGTTGTTCCAACATTAACATCACCAGTAATAGTGATGTTATTTGATCCTAATGTAACAGGTAATGGATTACCTATAGTAACCAAATTACCAGCAGCACCATTAGCCAGATATATCACTTCATACCGTGACGATATCTTTGGGTCTAACGATGTTGTTTCAGTATTATATTGCGCCATCTAGCAGTTCCACTTCCTCAATGATTTATTAATACGACTATCTGGATCTCGTGCAGTCTTAGCAGATGTTAATTTTGCTTTCATACCAGACATTCTAGCACAAAATGATTTTCTACGATTTGCAGATTTACTACCTGCCTTCAATTTACTAGGTTTAGTAGTAACGGCTAATGATAAATGTGAACCAGGATGTTCTCTACGATAAGATTCAATACCTTTACGATTGAGACCACCCTCAGGGTTCTTACCTTCTTTTCTCTGCCATGCTGCAACTTCAGCAATAAATTCTTTAAGTGTTATCATAGATAGTTTTTCTTTTTAAATGAAGCAAGACTAATGCCTTGTTTTTTTAATTCATCTTCTTTTTGATCCCCGATAGATGCAGTAGTTTCATCACCAGTTAATTCACTTAATTTATCTTTCATCTTTGGTTTTGCTTTACCGTCTTTACCAATAATCTCTTGGTTCCAACCAGACATGGCCATACCAGGTTCTATGCCCATGTCAATCTCATTTATTTTTTCTTTGAGCTTCTTCTTCGCTTGGGTGAAGGAGATTTTTGTTCTTGGACTGGTGCTGGTGCTTCCACAACCGCAGTCACAACTGGCGCCACCTCCACAACTACTTCCTTCGGTGACTCTACTGGTACTGATACTTCTACTTTGACTTCTTCCTTCTTCTTGAATATATTCTTTATGAAATTCAACATCATTACTCTCCTTAAGTTTAACTACATAAAAATTGCCTTGTTTTTCAACTTCACCATTTTTGAGATGTGCATCTTTGGCAGCGGCACGCCTCATCATGTATTTTCTAGTGTTACCTTTACCATCTTTAAGATAATTCTTTTTCTCTACACTTTCTATAAGCATTGGTGTTCCCAATGTCAATGCATTAAAGGCACTTCTATCTGAAAATTGATAATGCTCTTCAACTTCTTCTTCTGGTTCTTCATCAGATTTTAATAGTTTGATTGCCTTTGCAACTTCTTCTGGTGTATCTCCACTGAATGTAACTGTAACTGTTTCATTTATAAATTCTAAGAACTGTTCATTAACAGATTCTTTTTTTAATTTAGCAATTTTTGATGTCTCTTTAGTTTTCTGAATAGTTTCTTTTGTTTTTGCTGGTATCTGTGTATTTGATGCACCACCTCTTGGTGTTCCAGAGGACATTGATGAACTTGATGTAGGAATATCAGGTGTTTTCAATTTAATCTTACCAACAGCAACTAACTTATCGTTGATGGAGTGATGTGTTGTTGTTCCGTTTTTACCATATCTACCAAAACCATAGTATTGTAAACCAAGTTTCATTGCTTCTTTATATGCACCAGACTCGGTAGGCGGTGTTTGATTCAAACCTTTTTCACTTGGTTTTGTTGTATCTTTCTTATTTAATTCTGTTGCCATCCATTGTTGTGCTTGTTCATGATCTGGTTGTTTTGATGTAAATTCTTTTACTTTCTTAAAAATCTGCATCATCTCTTCTTTTTTTGCTTTCACTACTTCTGGATCTGCAGAGCGTAAATCTTCAGAGTTATCAAATTCAATATAGTTTTGTCCAAATAGTTTAGCAAACTCGGCTCTATTCTTTTGAACTGCATCCCATTTCTCTTTACGAATATTCTCTGGTACTGTTCTACCACCACGTTGACCACGTTCAATGTTTCTTTGTTGTGATACTTCATCTTTAGTTTGAACTGCAACCATAGATGTTGCATAACCAATCTCTTCTAACTTCTCTTTAATCTTCTTAATCTTTTCAAAATCATCACCCGTACCATTAATGATTAAACCATTGCGACCAGACAATGCCAATCTTTGGCGCAACTCAGTGACATTCTTTGCACGACCACGAACTAAATCTCTTTTGCTTTGTTCACCAGCAGGCATCTTCATATCAAGATTTTCTTTGTCCATCAAGTATTCAAATGCTTTATCTGAATTCAATTCTGTTAATCCATGACCTGCAAGTGTATTATCTAATACATAATCTTTACCTGAACCTGGACCGCCAGATAAGAATACTGCTTTGAAGATACTCTTATCATGCACACCTTCATCTAACTGTTGTTCAAATAAAAAATCTAATGATAGATTGAATCCTTCTTTAACACCCATACCTTTTCTTACATCATGATATAATTCTTTGGCATGTTTATCTTGCACACGACCAGGAATGCCTTGTTTGAATTCTTTATAGTTACCAGATGTTGCATGACCTCTCATCTTAGATGCAGACATACCTTCTGCACCCTCTGCATCAGGATCACGTTGACCAGCAGAATGAACTGTAATCTTCTTAAAATTGAAGTGTCCATGCGGTCCTTTTACATTATTGTATTTGTGTAACAACTTATGATATTCGTCTGTGCGGTCTGAACCAGCAACCATATGCAGATGTGTTGCACCTGCTTTATGTAACTTTGCCGCTTGACTTAGAAAATTAGGATGTTCTTTATCTGATACTGTTAGATTAGTATCTGGAAAGAATCGTTTAGCATGTTTTAGTTTTTGTTGAGAAGTGAGAGGATTCTTACCTGGGTCTTGACTATGTGAGAGAACAACATGGTGTGTTCCACCAACATTTTTAGCAATCTCTTTGACTTTATTGACTAGTTTTTCGTGACCTACTGTAGGTGGATTGACTCTACCAAATGCCAAAACGGCATGCTTTTCTTTTTCTTCTTTAATAAAATCTTTAAATTTCATGTTCTCCCGCCTCTATAGCAAGTTATACTGTATTTATACTTTTAACATCTTCACATAATCAGAACAAACACCTATTGGGTTAATTTGTTTAATTTCTTCATAGTTCCAATGTTTTTCTGGCATTACCATAATCGTCATATCATTAACAACTTCTTTACCCGGATATGCCCATGTATACCCAAAATTAGTCATTGTATAGTCATCATTTTCATGCCAAAAATAATGTAGTTTTGGATGATTAAAACAATATGCCATTGCACGAACATCTTTACAATGAATCCATAGATGGTCCACTCTATCAATTAAGTAATTCTCTTTTACTTTGTATTGTTCACAATCATGGCCAAAGTATAAATCATTCTTAATCATTCGTAAATCTACTTCAACACAATAACCACGTTCTATGGCATCATCCAAATAATAAGGATTGTTTTCTTCTGCAATATTAGGTCCGTTAATATTACCTCTGTGTGCAATCAGTATCATAGGTTTATAACAACTCCTAAGTTTTCTCCACGACCAGAAGGAATCATAATCTCAACTTTTTTACCTATCTTCTCAAATAAATGATCATGTACCTTTTGTGTAAAACTCCATTCATATACATCGTGAAATGCTAATACATACTTATCTGCCAATAATGGTAAAAATGCATCAATATCTTTAATCATTTGTTCTTCAAAATGACCAGCATCAATAAAGACAAAATCTAATTTCTCACGAAAATGATTCTTAATGCATCTAAACGTATCATCTGGACTCCAACCAATCTCAGGAAATAACGTATTCTGTAATTCAAACTTCTCAATAAGATATTTTACAGATTTATAACCATCAGATGTTTCATATACTGTTCTTTCAAAATCTTTGTATGCACCAGGATTCTGACATTTCTCTTCAATGTATGCATCCATAGTAACTATCTTACCACCAGTTTGTTTGAAACCTAATCCAATTGCACAACTACTCACACCAAATGCAGTAGCACATTCATATCCTCTCTGCAAATTATGTTCAATAATCAAATCTCTAAGAAAATTAAATTCTTCTTCTTTTATAGAATATGGATATGGATGTTGTTTCATCTTAATATGACCACTACCCGTATTCTCATACTGAACTGGTCCATCTTCAAACTTTACTATTTCTTCAAATTGACTCATTTATCCATCTCCACGTATTCACCTTTAGGTGTATGTTGTAATGTTTTATGTATGCTAAATTCTTTCCATGGTAATCTCATATCAGATATCCATTGTGTAGATAAAACATGTGGACACAATAAATCAGTTTTCATATACAAATGCGTTAAGAAACATGATGCCTTAGAAAACAACATCATATTAAACATATTACCCGCTTGAATCATATCACCTGTACCTTGACCGAGATGATTACGATGTGCCATAGTATAGAACTTATCAGTTTCAAATTCTGGCAAATCTTCATGTAGAATCATATCTGGTCTCATACGTATAACTAAATCATAAAACATACCAGTATGTGATACAAAGTTTTCTACTAAACTAATACCCGCATGTAACTTATGAAACATTGATAAGATATTCTTTGGTCTATGTGCAAAATTCTTATAAAGATTGCCACGATACTCAAACAACTCATTGTAATTATTCCAATCTTCAATTACTAATGATGTTGGTTTGTATGCCTCAATAATCTCTTCTCTATCAATCTTTGGGGTATCTTCAAAATACCCTTTCTCATTTTGTTTATCCCCAGGTATCCACCATCCCTCTTCATTCCATGTATGAATAAAAATATCAGGATTGTATCTATCAATTACCTTCTCTTTAAAATTAGGTAATACATCACGCCAACACCTAAGATGTCCAGTTAATACTATAGCAACTTTCATCTGTCTGTATGCACTTTCAAAAAAGTATTATTCATTGTGTTTATTTCATTTTTAATCCACATAGGATTATATGAAGAATAAACATGTTGAAAAATATGTTCATCAATCAATTCCTGACTTTCTATAAAACTTGTTTTACAATAAATTGCATCGTCATTAAAATTTAATATTTTTAATTTAGCAGATTTGTGCAATAGTAAATAAAACCCATATATGATGTAATCAAAATCTTGTGAATTAACTTTAATCCAATTCTCTTCATAGTTTATATATTCTAAAAAATCTGTGAAGTTTAATTTGCTATAAACCGGTATATCATTAAACCAAAAGAAAACATTCATTGTAGTGCCATTAACTTCAGAATTAAACATACCATATGAAAGAATATCACTTAACTTCTGTTTTTCAAAATCTGTAAAAAACTTCAATGGTTCAGTTTGATAATAATACTTTTGTTGTATTAAATTTGAATATAATGTATTCTCTTTTATTTTATGGTAAAATAGTGTATCATAATCCATATTTTTAAGAAATAACGTATCAACATCAATTACCCCAACTTTATCAAATTCATCTTGTGTAAAAATCTCAATCAATCCACTGTATTTTTTTTGAGTAATAACACCATAATTTACGGGTCTTTGATTAACAATTGAACGATATTTTAACTTTTTGTTTTTTGTTTTGAATTCTTTTGCATCTTCTTCAGATGAAAATATTAAGTAAATATGATCATCATTAAAGTGTTTATTATAACTCTCTATTAATTTACTACCTTCATCAAATTTTGGTGGATGTATTGGTGCAAGAAAACAAGATTTGTTCACTTGTAATTCTCTAAAAAGTAATTCAAATCTTCAGGTGTACCTAATCCCCACATCTTGTCAATGTTCTTTACACGAATCTTTTTACCATCACCAATTGCTTCATTGAATACTGGACAAACATAAAACTCATTGTTTGTTCTGATATTCTTCTCAATCATCTGTTCTGTATACTTAACATAATCAGAACCTTTCTTCCAGTAATAGATACCTACAGTAGCAATATTTGAAATAGGATTCTTCTCTGCAACTTCAGATACAAACCCATCATCACCTAACTTAGCAAATGACCACTTAGGATGTGTTGCTTCAAATGTAACAATACCACCATCTACTGTATCTGCAGTAAATGCATAGAGACATTCATTTGAATTCCATTCTGCAAACTGATCTGAGTTTGCCATCAATAATGGTTGATCATTATCAATAAATTCTTTTGCAAGTAATGTAGTGCAAGCCGCACCTTCTGTAATACCATCTACTTGAACAATATCACAACCTGGTGCAATTAGATTCAATAACTGCTTTAGATTGTATTTCTCGTAGTGATCTTTTTGTACCAAGAAGATAAAGTGTGCATCAACATTTAAGTTTTCAACAACAACTTGAATCATTGGTTTGCCATTAACTTCAATTAATGGTTTAGGAAATGTGTATCCTGCTTGAGCAAATCTACTACCAGCACCTGCCATTGGTATTAATACATTCATCTTATTATCTCTCCATGGTATCTTTTTTCTCGTCACGCCATCAAGTATATCTTTTGCTTCATCAATCTTTTCTTTGGTCAAATCTGTTGTATCTTTTACGGGTACTAGATGAGCACCAGAATTCAATGCACCTTCACGACCAATATGACTATCTTCAATGATTACTGTATTCTTAGGCAATACATCTAACTCAGTCATACATTTCCAATACATTTCGGGAAATGGTTTTGTTCTCTTTACATCTTCATTACTGATATAGTAATCAACAAACTCTAACACACCAATACTTAGTAATGCAATCTTTACAGTTTCACGAATTGAATTACTAGCAACTGCAATCTTAATACCTTGTAACTTAAGTAACTGAAATGTATCAATTAGAAATTGATTCTTTGGAAACTGTTTGATAAGTGTAAAAGTAATCTCTTGTTTATCGGACCATACTTTAGTATAATGACTTGGACTCAAACCTTTATCATCTGTCAACATCTTAAGTTTCTTTGTAGTATTTAATCCATCATACTTACTTAAGTGTTCTTCACGACTGATTACGTATTGTTCACCAAATTGACTTAATGCAACATTCAGTGCTTCATAGTGTAATTCACGACTATCAATCAATACACCATCAAGATCAAAAATAATTAACTTATTGTGCATCACGATGTACCTTGTTGTGACGAACAATACTCTTGCCATTACATACCCATTTGCATTGTGTTCTCATGCGTAATGACCATTCTACATCTTCTGCTTGATGATGAACTAATTCTTCATTGAAAGGTATTTTAGTTGCTAACTCTTTCTTAACAATCATAAACCCACCAGATTGATACATGCATAATGTCTGTGACCAATCATCATATGGTAATGATGCATACTGTGGAAAGAATGGTGAATCCCAGATAACCCAATCAGTGAAATGTCTTTTACCATTAATCAATAACTGTTGGCACGATGCAACATCCCAATCATCACCAAACTCAAGAAAGTTTGTATACCAATCTTTATCAAATACATAATAATCATGCATCAATACTACATTCTCATACTTTGCAGATTGAACTAATGTATTTTTCTTTCGTGTGATCCAACCTTCTTTTTCAGATTCATCAAAGTAAATGTATTTTACAGTATCAGTATCTTCATGTTTGGTTGGTCCAATACATAAAATTTCATAGTTAGGTATGTTTAGTGCTTCAATAGATTGAAAAACTTCATTCAACTGATCCATATTTTTATAGGTAGTTGTTATTCCAAATGTAAAATTCATACAAGCCTCATTATATCGTCAACGGTGTTTTTAATTAAATGGTTTAGCGTTACAAACTCGTGTGCATCATCTATCTGTTTCTTTCTGACACCTTTAAACTTCTGCATATACTCTACCAACTCATCATCATTGGTATAAGTAAATCCAAATTCTTTTAATACCTTTGCACCAGCAATCTCTCTTGATGCCCATGGTGTTCTATTCAACATAGATTCCAATAACACAAGACCAAACCCTTCTTTGTGTGAGTGCATAATATATAGATCGGCTTCACTGAGTGCAGATAATACTTCATTTCTATCTTCAATCATTAATGCCTTAACATTATCAGTATCATTAGGTTTGATTTGATGTCTATTATCATAACCTGTTAATACTAATGTTACATCTTTTCTATCTACTTTACCAAATGCTTCTACTAACTCATTCATTGCTTTGTTGGGCCAGTATCCACCACATGACAGAAACATATACTTAGTAGTGATTTCATACTTCTCACGAAAACCTTTTTGTCCTACTGATACTTTATCATCTATGCCATGTCTAATCTGAACTGATTTTCTCATTACAGATTTACGTTTAACATACTCCCAATCTTCTTGTGTTGAACAACCAAGATACTTAACATTTTGAATTGCTCTTTGATATACATTACTTTCAGATGGAACAATAAGCATAAACACAATTGGTGATGGTATCTTATTACAATTATTCAATACAAAATCTTGTAATCCAACATCACCACCATGAACAACAATTAAGTCCCACTTTTCTAATAGTATAGATGCTTCATTAGATACACGAACACCATTTAAATTACCTTGATGTTCACCTGCAAATACTGCAACTTCATGTCCACGACTTAATGTTTCATCTGCCATATCACGAACATAGTTTTCAGAACCACCAGGATATGGTGCATATCTATGAACAACATATAAAATCTTACTCATACTGTGCCTCTATTTCTCTACGCCATTCTGTTCTATCATATTGATGAACAATACAGAATTCTTTACCTGTGCTAGTTAAAACTTTACCGTTCTCAAACTTAGGACTTGGTTCTAATAGTTTAGGTCTAAATTCATCAATCTTTGATGGGTCTGCAGTAGTACCTAATTGACATGCCCATCCATCTTCAGATTTCATATAACGACTATATGAATTATCTTTGTATGGTAATTGTGATATCATAAAATTGAATGTTGATTGGTCACAAATAGGAATAGGTCTATTGATTGCGGCAGTAAAGATATTGATTGCAAGTGATTTCATTGCTTCATGTCTACCACCCAATACACCTACATTATAGATTTCATTATCTCTAAACTTCTCATGGATATATGGTCCATAAGTTTCTAATAGATTGTTATCGCCCCAAGGTTCATCTTTATACAAAATACTTTCAGATGCAAACAATAGATGTTGGCGTTGACCTAATTGTTCTTCTAAGAACTTTGATGGATTGGTTTGAAATATAACATCTTTAACATCGGTAGTAATTACATACCGATATTCATGTGTAGATAGATGTTCGTAGATGTGTAGGAATCGTTCTACATGAACAGGTAATTTTGATTGGTAAACTAGATTACCATCTTTATCTTGATTGAATCCTATGATGTTTACACCACAACTTGCAACTTGATATGCGGTTTTTGAATCACAATTCATTAAGATAAGGGCAATATCACCTTCAAATCCTGATCGTCTAATTGAAAGAACCCAATATTTAATTGTGTCCCATGTGTAATTGGTACTGCATCCTATAATCAAATCTTTCATTATAAACTCCCTCAAAAATTATGTAATATTACTGTCCTGGTGTATCTTTCTGGTAATTCTTTTTCAACTCATCTGACCCATCTTCACCCGCACCTGCTTTTGATTTAAACTCTTGCTTCTCTTTTATATATTCTTTAAAGGATAACACTATTTGCTCCAATTCTTTGCGGCAGTAAAGTTGTCATGTGAGAATTCTAATCTATCAATTAGTTTAACTGCACCACCTTTAAGTTTATCTACTGCAACAAAACCTTCAGGATTGGATATCTTGAATCCATCATCGGTACGAATAAATGTACCTGCAACTTGTTTAATCTCTCTTAACTTACGAACAATCATATTCTTTGCATCAACTAGTTTGTTCTGTAAATCAAATATTAATTTTAATTGTGCAATATTGGAACGATAGAATCTAAGCACCTCATTCTTCTCTGCAATCTTTCTTGTTTTAGTCTTTTCTAACTTTGCGGCAAGAATTTCTTTATTCTGTCTATCTTCTACCCATTTAATTAAATCTCTAGTATGTTGTGTTGTGTTTTTTATTTCTTGACCTTCACGAACTTTAGTATTATTAAATGTTTTGATTTGCATTAAGAATGTTTCACTGGTAGATATTCTATTCAATGTCAATGAATTAATTTGACTGAGTATTCTTTGTGCTTCAGATATATGTCCTGCTAATTCTAATGATTCTTGTTTAGTAAATGTTGCAGTACCAGAAGCATCAATGAAAGATGCATCACGATACCAAACATCTTTAGATGCCTTTAAGTTACCAATATCAATATTGAAAGATGATTTCATATCTGCTAGTGTATCACCACCAGAATATGCAGTATGAAATACAATTCCCATCTGTGATGCAAGAACTGTCTTTGCTAATTTAGAATCTTCAGGTATTGCATAGACTAAAGTATTAGGTTGAAATGTAATATACTTTTCACCATTGATAGTTTCTTTTTTGATATCATCTTTGGTAAACATCATATCACCTTGAAGAATACCATCAATGTTTAATTTCTTGAGGTATTTCAATGCAATCTTTAATTTTATATTGAGACCTTCACCCGGATGATTTTTATCTATATCTGCATTTGTATAGTTTAGTTTAGGATTGTTTGCGAATACACCTTTAGTACCAACAAAGAACTTATTGTTTTCTGGATTGACACCACAGATGATTGCGGGTGCACCATCCCATTTAGTAGTTACATTCACTTTACTTTCTGAACTACTAGCAAGCATATCTTTAAGAGAACGAAGAAAGTTAATGGCTGCTTTAGAACCAGCAACACCATTATTTAATACTTCATCTTCTAAATGTTCTAGGTGAACATTTTTACCTTCTTTTGATTCGTTTATAAATTCTATGAATTTCATTTTTATTCTACTTTTACAAAAGGACCAGATAAATCGGATGATGATGATGCATACGAAATACATTCTGTAACAAAATCATCTTGAACTTTTTTAGTTACAATTATATTAATTAATTGACAACCTAAAAATTTACTGAAACACCAAGAGACACCTTTTTCATTACATTGTTTTATAAAATCTTTAATTGAAAGATTATTATCTCTAGAATATTTTTTATAATTGTTGTAAAACTCTTCATATATTTTCATATCTATTTTTTCTAAACCAGAACGTAATACTTTAATATCCATTAATTGTGGTAATTTCATTTTTCTCAATATACCTTGAATTGGTCCATATGATAATTTACCTTGATTTGCATTTTTACCTTTTATCTCACCTTGAAATGTTTCTGGAAAAGTTCTAAATTGTATTTTTCCATCTACTGTAAAATATATGTATACATCTTTTCCACCAAAGAAACTTTGAGTGCCTGTGGTGTAACTTTCAAATTTTATAACTTTCTTTTTACTACCCACATTATAATATGAAAGATGAGCCGAACCTTTCATTAATTTTAAAGACACACCAATAATATCTTTTGATTTTATATTCTGTAACATTATATTATTTAATTCTACCATATTTGTTGCTTTAGTGATATCTATTCTCTCACCTTTTGGAGAAACCATATAGATATCAGCTGGACTCCATTTGTTTATATTTGAAAATATTTTTTCTTGTTGATTTAATTTTTTCCAATGATCTTGTAATTTATTTACCCAATTAGAACCTCGATGAAAAGTATATTGTTTTCCTTTAAATTCTTTATACAACTCTTCTGCACCTAATATGGAAGAACTTCTCCAATCTGCAGTTAATTTATTTTCAATGTTTGAAAGTGATTCATCAGTATCAGATTTAGAATAAGCTTTCTTAATGTCATCTCTGTTATAACTTTTTGACGCTGCCCATTTTGCTTGAGCATACACTGCTTGAGCAGATTCTCCTAATTTAGTAACATCAGCGCCAGCACCAGAACCACCTCCACCACCAAATTCTTTGTTTTTCTTTAAATCCGTTAATTTGTATGTTGCAACAAGTTTTTTACCTTTAGAAACAATAAGTATTGTTCCTTTTAAATCTTTCTTACCTTGAATTTTTTTAATTAACTGATTGTCAATATCAAACACAACTTTACTACCATCATTCAATTCAAAAAGTTCCTCATTTGTCATTTTGAAAACAAAAAGTTCTCTTCTAGAATCATATTTGTATAATTCGGATTGAGATAAAGATGACATTTAAATACTCCAGTGTTTTAGAGTATTTATAATAACATTATTACCTTATAATGTCAATATCTTTCTTGCTTGTCCACACTTCAATCTCAGTTCGTATTCTAGACTCTTGTTTTAGAGTGTTGAAACGATTAGTTGCTTTCTTTTTCCACCATTCTACTATGTTCTTCATGTGATGTTTCTCATAATTCTCATCATATTCATACTTATCAGTCTTACCTAAGACCATATCTTTGTAATTCTTAATACCATAATTACAGTAATAATATCGCTTCTTCTCAGTTAATAACTTTGCTTTATCAATGATTGTCATAAACATGTTATAAGAATCTTTATGACTCTTCAATGATGATTTAGTGATTGAAACTATGGCAGAACTAATTCTCAATTTTCTATTGGATGCATCTTCTGGAACAAAAGGACCACCATTTATATTTTCTAGATAGTCTCTTAAATCTTCATATGGTTTACCATGCATCATTGGTAAAAAATCAGACTCAGTTATACCACCAAATCTAAGATAAGGTTTCATTCCATCATATTGTGAAACTGATTTCGTTGTTCCATATAAACTCGTAGTTTCAAATAGACAAGTATTCATTCCATATTTCTTGTCCATTATATCACGAATCTCATGTGAACAGCAAATTGCTGCTAAAAGTTTACCACCTAGATAATTATATCCAAATGGTTGAGCAGGAACAATGACAAATCCCATTGCACATGCTTTATTAAATGATTTAGTGGTTTCTGTTTCATTAGTGATTACACATTCCAATAAATTATTACGAGGTTTCATCATTATAGTAGGTGAGCCAAGTCTTATAAATCCTACCCATTTACCAGAATTTTTTTCTTTAACTGCTAATTTAACATTTCTACCAGGACTCTCATTATTAATATGGGATGATATGATATTGAGATATTGTTGCCAAGTTGAACCAGGCAATTCAACTATCTGAAATTCCATATCTTCTGGTAACATACTAAAATCAGAAAACAAATCTTCTTCAAGTCCACATCCAGGTAAACTAGTAGGTAGTTCCATCAAAGAATTTAATTTTTGATCTCGCATGTATTCGTCAATGCGATTAAAATTGCCAAAGTAATCTTCATATACTTTAGCAACGTGTAATGCTTGTTCATGATTTAATATCATACTTTAAGACCACCAAACCTCTGTTTGAAATTGTGTCTTGAATTAGAATCAAACTTATTAATTGGTGGATCATCTTGACCAGAATCAGATAGTTGTTGTGCATTAGATTCAACATCATATAGTCTCATCTTTGCTTTATCTACACCAACAACAAACTTCTTATTAGTACCAGGGTCACCATATCGATTCTTCAATTGTTTTACCATAATCTGATTCAACTGTTCTAATTCTTCAGTTGATATCAATGCAAACATAAAGTCTGCAGTTGCAGGTAAACCAAAACTCTCACTTGTATCAGTCAAATCTACATCACTATTACTAAAACCACTTCTTGTTGTTTGTGTTGCAGATACAATAGGCACATTAAACTCTACTGCAAGTCCTCTTAACTCTTCTGCAATAGCTTTAATATACGTATAAGAATTAACAGATGAACCCATCTTCATTCTTGATGAACAACAGATATTCAAATAATCAATAAAGATAATATCTGGAAAGAAACTCTTCTTCAATCTCAACTCATTCAATAAAGACCTAAAGTGTCCAGCATGTGCAGATGCAGTTGGATATTCTTTAATGATTAATTTGCCTTGAGTCTTGTTTCTCAATACAGAAAACTTTCTTTCATAATCATCTTTAGAGATTACATGCAATTCATCCATCGTTACATTCAATAGATTAGCATCAATTCGTTCTGCAATCTTTTCTTCTGCCATTTCCATAGTGATATACAAAACATTATTACCTTGAGATATACATGCAGAGGACATATGACACATAAACAAAGATTTACCTACACCAGTACCAGCAAGTGCAATGTTCAATGTCTTTTGTGGCAAACCACCTTTAGTAATCTTATTAAAGTATTCAAGATCAAACTTAATCTTTTGTTCTTTCCGATGATAGAAATCAAATCGTGAATCGGCATCATTGATATAATCATGACCGACATGTGAATCAAACGATACACCTAGTGCATTGGATAATAACTCAGGTATTTGTCCTTTACTTAATGTTTTAGATTTGTTATCTAGAATCTGGACTGATTCCATGATTGCATTATAGATTGCTTTATCTTGGCAAAACTTTTCAGTTTGTTCAATCAACCAATCTGTAGGTGTTACTTCTTCTTTTGATTGTTGAATATCATTAAGAAGTTCTAGTGCAGATTTAACTTGTTCTTCGGTAAGTGTTTTCTTTTCAGTAAAGTTAATTACTAGTGCTTCATAGGTAGGAAGATTCTTATACTTGTTTACATAATCATGTATTTCTTTGAATACATTCTTTTCATTGTTATCTGAGAAATAGTCATGGAATATAAATGGTAATACTTTTCTTGTATAGTCCTCGTTATAAACTAAATTCTTCAGTATTGTTTGTTCTAGTCTGTTCATTTGTTTCCAATAGTTCTGTTAGTATGTCACCCATAATTATAACAAAATTCTGATCATTACGCAAGGTTTCTTCGTCATGATTACCAGAATATTCTATACCATAGGTAAACTTTAATCTTGCGAAAGTACCTTCTTCTACAACTTGTGCCGTCTTATAATAATAAATCACTCCCTGATATACACCCTTTAACAGATGTATACCAGTGAGATCAGAATCGGGAAAGTTATAGAGTTGGTAATCAATACCTTCTTTAGGCTTCTTCGGTTTTTTCCAGAACAGGAGTCGGTCCCATAATGTTGCCATATGCAATCCCATATTTTTGTTTTACAAATTCTCTGAATTTTTTATGAGATAAAATATCATCCCAAAACTCTGCATTTTGTGTTGCTGCCAATCTATGTTTATCACCAACTTCACCAGTTTCATGATTGACTTTTGCATACCAACCATTAGAAGGTTTTGTTACGTGACCACTTTCAAGTGCAATATCAAGGAGACCAGACCAACGACTGATACCACCATCAAAAGATACATTAATTGGAATTTTAGATTTTTCTTTGACATATCTACTTTTCTCTACGTTAATAATAAAATTGTACCCAATTACTTCAGTTCCTTCTTTTTCTTGCTGACGACCAATGATGTATATATTGTCGGCAGAATAATATGAACCTGTACCACCACCAACAATATCTTTAGGAAACAAACCAATCTCTTTGTAAGTATGATTAACGACAACCATTGGAATATCTTTTAGATTTAAATGTGGTGTAATCATTCTAAACAAACTCTTAACTTGTTTTGCACGACTCATATCTGCAACTGATTTACCTTCAAGTGCATCTTCAACTTCTTTCTTTGATGCAAGATTACCAATCGAATCTAATATGATGATTAGTTTATCACCACGATTTATATCTTGTAACTGTTGCATAATATTAAACTTCAATTGTTCAATATCAGTTAAAGGTGTATGTAATACTCTTGATTGGTCAATCTCAAATGTTTCAAAGTATTTAATTGGAGTACCAAACTCTGAATCATAGAACAACAATACTGCTTCTGGATACTTGTCCATGTATGCTTTTGCCATCAATAGACTAAATGCAGTCTTAAAATGTTTTGATGGACCTGCCCACATAGTAAGACCAGGAATTAAACCACCATCAAGTGAACCAGATAATGCTACATTAATCATTGGTACTCTTGTTGGTACAAAATCTTTTTCAGTAAAGAATTTTGATTTGTCTAGAATAGCACTATCTTTAATTGTGGTATTCTTTTTTAATTTATCAAGTAAACTCATATCATCCTCATTTATAAAAAGAAACTATCAAGTGAATTTGTTTTTTCTGCTTCCCAGTTAAGGCAATTCAAAATAATCTTAACGGGATCTAGGTATGCTTTTTCAAATTGTGTGTCATAATCTATGTAGTTGTCCAACTTGAATTCTGACGGCAATCTTGATGGATAAGATATAACAGTATCTTTAAATGGATTAGGTTGTTTAAGATAGGTAAACTTTATCTTCTCACCTTCTTGTATTAATGGATACTTCTTTGTTAAACCAAACTTCTCTAGATTATGATTATAGATTATTGCACCTTTAACATGAATTGGTGTACCTTTCTTATACATCGTAGTTTTATCAGAATAATCTTTAAGACCATTCATACCTCTTGGAAAAGATATTTCTTCAGGTGGTAATAATTTGAAATCTTTTCTAAATTGAGCAATGAAATCTTGCACATCTGATTCAGTACCATTAATCATTAGTTTAATAGTATCAGACATTTTACCACGGATAGATTGAGGTGTTGAAGATTTAACCATTTCAAGTCCCATAACTTTCATGTGAGGTTCATTATACTGAACACCCTCATTATTATAGACATTCATAATATATCTTTTCTTTGCAGTCCAGATACCTTTGTTTGCAAGTGCTTCACGTTTCATTTGCATTTTTTGTTCGAAGGCGTGGACATAATCAGCAAGCTCTTTATAACTTTCATCAATAAAAGGTTGTATCTTATCTTCACAGACACGGTCCATGAAGGCAATGACATTCTTAATATCACTTGTTTCAGGATGCACTTTCTCAACAAGCTCACTAAGACGGAGATATATCGAATCTGTATCCGAAGCAATAACATAATCTTTATCCGTTTTCAAAAGTTTATTCATGTATTGATTTAACTTGTTCTCAATCCATCTTATACTTAGTTGACCTGCAGATGTAACTCCTAATGCCATCCGTAGGTCATAAAAACGAAAATACTGACTTCCCAAAGCACCATATGCTGAATTGAGACCAACTTTCTTAGCCAGTTGTAGATTGTTGTATCTTGCAATTTGTTTTTCAATTTCGTATTTTTTAGATTCATCTTTTTCATTCTCATAATCTTGTTGGGCTTTCAACATCATATTCTTAAACTTCTTTCTATCCTCATACATATCTTGCAACATATTAGGTAAGAAACCACGAATCTTTGTATTAAAGAATTGACCATTAGGCGTTAGTGTTACGCCTTCAATATCAGTCAAATCAATTTCTTTATTCAACATCTTATTGACAGTTACACCTTTAGATATAACATCTTGCATTTTTAAAGTATAATCTTTAGGATCAATTACTGTTTCAGGTGAAATGTTAAATTGCATCATCAAATGTGGATAGAGTGAATTCAAGTCAAATGATGCAACCCATTCATGCATACCAACCTGTGGGTCTTTAACATATGCACCTTCAAATCTTCCATCTTTACTTGTATGTAGATTGGGTGGAACAATAATATCTCTATTCAATAGATAACCATATGTCATTGCATCCCACATACGAGTCTGTGCAAAGATATCACTATAATTTGTTTTAGTATCATATGCAATAGTAAGACCCAATTCAATTAACTTTAATTTGTCTTCCAGTTTAAGAATCAAATCAACGTCTTTGATGTTATACTCAATAAACTTTTGATAGTTTAACCGATATAGTTGATGTAGATTTTCAAATTCATCATATGATATCTTACCTTCACCCAATTCAACCTGTGCAATATTATCTAAACGATATGACTCTTGTGATTTACCACCAGGTGCATACCATCTATACAATTCAATATAATCAAGTATTGCAACACCACTAATCTCATATGCAACATTCTTTTTATTCATTGCATATACTTCACGTTCATTAATCATGTACCATGGTGATAGTTTTCTATCAGTATCATCACCAAGTATTTTTCTAAATCTATTAACAAGATATGGGATATCAAAGAATTTAATATTCCAACCAGTTACAACATCGGGATAATTTACTTGCCAATCTTCAAGAAATGTTTTACATAAAGTGTATTCATCACGACACTTAATATATTTTACATTCTCATCATTATTGATGTAATTACCACAACCATATACTTTACTTTTACCACCAATGTATTTAATACAAATTGCGGTGATAGGTTCAGATGCAATATATGGATCAGGAAATCCATTCTCTGATCCAACTTCAATATCAATAACAGCAATCTTTATCTTATCTTGATCCCATTCAATATCACCTTTGAAATTCTCTGCAATGAAAGCATATTCAAATCGTGAGTTACCATATACTTTGAAATTTTCTACTTGTTCGTAATTCTTAATGAAATCACGAGCATCTTTCATTGTCTCAAATTTTAAAGGTTCAAGTGTCTCACCGTTGAGTGATTTAAATTTAGTTTGTTTATTAGATTGTAAATACAAAGTAGGAGTATATGCTACTTTGAGACATACACTCCTACCATTCTTTACACCACGATACAGGATGTTGTTGCCAACAGCCAATACACTAGTATAAAAATCTGCCATTATAATTTAAGAATACTTGGATCTGCGATTTGAATTCCTGAACCAAAATACTTATTATAAGCATTTAGAAGTTCGGTTGCAGGTGTTGCTAAAGTTAGAAAATTTTGATTGTCAATTATAATACCTGTATCAAACTCTTGTGCATAAAGTAAGAAAGGTGAGAACCCAATCATAGCTTCGCCACTAGGAGAATTTTGCATAACAATTGCTGCAGGTTTAATAATCTTAATATAACTTGTACCTATTTCAGTTTCAGCAATCAAGTTCATACTGTTTTTCAATGCAATAATTTTAATCATATACTTGTACCTTATAGGAAGGATCCAATACTGCTAATGTGACCCATTTTTTTGGAAACAACATCTCACGACCACGAAAATCGTTCATGCTATAGTTAGGATCGTCAACTAGACCAACCAATTCAACCTTATCATCAAAATCACGATAATGAAGATCATACTTAATTGCTTTAGTCAAATTCTCTTTGATTGCAATTGTTTTTGCCAATGTTCTAATATTCATAAATTTTATTTCTAAATGTTTAAAATACTATTATATAACGAATAGGTCTGTATGTCAAGACTTATTCACATGTTTACCAAAATTAGGTTCTTGCCATCCTTCTGGTTTCAAAACTTTACCATCTTCTCTCTTTAATACTTTACCAGACTTCTGGTCAATCTTTGCCAAATTACTATTGGCAACTTCTGACCATGCACCATCTACATTAAAACCTTTCATCTTACAATAACCAAGTATTACCCAAATCATATCCATACAGGCATCTAATTGTTCTACATCATCATTGTTCCAAAATGCTTCCATAAATTCTGCATATTCTTCAGATATGAGTTTAGAATATAATTCAGCATTTTCTTTTGAAGGTATTTGACCACATGCCTCTAAGAATGTAGTTACAGAGTTATGCAGCATTTCTCTACCAATTTTTTTGATGACAATTTCACCATCATCATTTTTACTGATATCTAGAACATCACCTGTAGACCAACCAACATCAGTTAAAAGTTGTTCATTTAATTCTATGATTGCATCACCATTATCACATACTTCTAATACTTTACTTTCGTAAATCATTCTTCACTCACTTTTTCTTTTTTGGTTGAGAACCGTGCTCGTTCTTTAGCAATTTGACTTTCAATTGCAAACTTCTTATACATTGTGTATTCATCTTTATTAAGGATAGTTGCCAATACACGTTTAGCAGGTTTATTCAACCTGAAATTTTTATCTGCTTTCATAATATCTCCATGTTGTAAAGAGAACTCGAGCGTATGATAATCAACTCACAGAGGCCCGAGCCGTGTTGTTACTCAGTCAAAAGTTGTGGTTTACTAAATGTGATTTCTTTAGTACCAACATCAATTCTACGAGGTTTCTTTGATTCAGGAATAATATTCTCTAAACCAATTCTAAGAATACCATCTCTGTATTGTGAACCACATACTTCAATGGTATCTGCCAATTGAAAATTCTTAGTAAATGATCTTGTACCAATACCACGATACAGATATTCACCAGAATCTACAGCAGGTTTCTTTTGACCTTTGATTGTTAAAACATTTTCGGTAACAACAACATCAATTTCATCTTGAGAAAAACCAGCAATAGCCATCTCAATTAGATATTGATTGTCATTGATTCTACTAATGTTGTGAGGTGGGAACTTATCAATAGAGGTTGCATCTGTCATTGTTTGCAATTGTTCAAACAATTTTTCAAATCCAACATACCGATGAAGCATAGGTGTAAAAGTATAAGTCATAATAGACTCCTTGTTAAGCGAGTTAAAAAAATATGTAACCCCGAAGGCATTACAATCTTATTTATTCAAAATTTTATAGGCAGCACGATTTACCAGAAAAAATCTTTCAATATTTTCCTGAGTAAATACTTTAATAAAATTTAAACCTTCAACGATTTTAATATCTTCTATGTTTTCACAAAAGACAATTTCACCATTGAAGATGTTCTCTAGTTTTATTGGTTGTTTGTTCATAATAAATCACCATGTTAAATACGTTTTTTGCCAATATTATACTTACTTACTAATTCCCAATCATCTTTTTCTTTGTATGCAATGATCTTGATTTGATGAATAGGCGCAATATTGTTTTCCATAATCTTAGGATTAACAATCTTTACCAATCCCCAATCTTGCAGTAACTTAGCGATTGCATTCCGTCTTTGAATATCATTATCTGATAGGTTAGAAGGTTTGCCATCTAAATCAAACAACTCTTTGAAATGAACAATGTAGTATTGTCCTTGTTTATGTAGAATGTGACAAGACTGGTACAAAATCTTATCTTTCCGTGAAGATACGCCAATACGTGTTAAAGTTTCTTTTACTTTTAAGAAGTCATCACTCTTTTCAAGTTTAACCTCAACGAAATCTAAAATATTTACCATGCTATTTCCTCAATCCACCGATATCGGTTTTTTCTTTTAATTGTTGGATTTGTTCATCACTAAGTAGGCGAAGCGCCTCAATAGCCTTGGCATCTGAAAAACCATAATATTTCTTTAAACATTCTATATCTTCAACTTTCTCAGGTTTAATCCACTTAGCAAATGGTCTTTTTCTGGACCTAATTGTATTTATAAGAAAATCATTTTGTAACTTCTTATCTAAGTGGTGCCTACGATTCATCTCATTAGCATAGGCAATACAGTCCATATGATAGGAAAGACTACGGTTTACTAGAAAAGGAACATATTCACTTTCAGTAACTTCATCGACAATAAGTTGTTTTTTACCTTTCAATATTTCGTTAACATAATCAAATGGATTCATTATTTGAATTCCAAATTAACCATCAATTCAGTTAAACATGCAACAATATTAATCTCTGCATCGGCAACAAATGCTTGTTTATATTGATAGTCAGCAAGAATAATTACTGCTTGCGGTATACTGCCCGGTTGTAATACTTCATATAAACTATCGTATAACTTACGATAAATTGTCTGTGGATCAACATCATTACTTGCAACCCATTTACGAATTGAACCAAAGTCTTTGTCTTTAATGAAACCAACAATCTGTGATAATGATACATCGGTAATATGTGCTAGAACACCAGTATCAATCTTACCGAATTGTGAGAATCGTTGTAGTTCATTTATTACACGCCGAAAATCAGGAAAGTGTTTCTTGATTAATTCTGCAATAACTTTAGGTTCAAACTCAATCTTTTCTGTCTTAAGAATAGTTTGTATGCGTTTAAAGAATTGACCTGCCATCTCAGTCTTTTCATCATTCTTTAATGCAAAATCAATGACTGCACACCGAGAATGGAGTGGTTCAATCATCTTACTTTTGTAATTGCAAGTAAAGATAAAGGAACAATTCTTTGAAAATTCTTCAATAGAATTTCTAAATGCTGCTTGAGCATTTGCAGATAGATAATCTGCTTCATCAATAATGATTACTCTACGATGTCCAGAAAATGACATTGCAGATGCATAGTTTTTAATCTTATGCCGAACAACATCAACACCATTCTCATCAGAACCATTGATGATCATGTAATCACAACCAATTTGTTCACACATGGCTTTTGCAACTGTAGTCTTACCTACGCCTGCACCGCCAGATAGAAGTAAATTAGGAATACTATTTTGATTAACATACTCCTGAAACGGTGTTTTTAACCGTTCAGGTAGTATGCAATCTTCAATCGTCTTAGGCCGATATGCTTCTGTCCATAATAAATGTTTCATTCACATACTCCATAATATAATTAAACTACTTCAATTCACCATTCAATCTACCAATTACTTCCATATAATTACCCGTAACTTTAGTAGTACCGCCATCTGCCATAACAATATTAGCACCTGCCATTGTTGCTTCTACTAACATAACAAAATTTGGATTGATTGCAACACTACCAGCATCAGGTCGTTCAAAATAAATTAACATATTAACCCTTTGTAAATGTTGAACCTGGTTCAGATGTAATCCAATAATTCAATTCTAATTCTGCATGTTTAAAATTTGATACACCTTTAGATGAAATGTTTACAATGTAATTACCAGGATACATTACAAAGTTTTGCATTTTAAATAGAATGTTATAAACATCACCATTGCCATCACACATAACTAATTCATTAGTTGCAGATGCATCATTCTTAGTATCAAATGCAAGAATAGATACTTTTGATCCATCAGATTTAACTGCAACATCACTGGTACCCAATACATTTGTAATACGCTTTAGATGATTGTAATCTTCTTTTGTGAATGTAAATTGAATCTCAGCTTCAGGCATTGCAATTGGCTTTGATGGTGCAAGAGTAATCATCTCTGGATCACAGTAATAATATTTCAATTTATTTCTGCCATCAGCACTTATAAGTTTACATGCATTTTCTTCAAGTTCAATTTCAGTGCCATTGAACATAGTCAAAACTGCCAAAAAGTTATTCAAATCATATACACTAAAATCTTTTGTAACTTCATCTTCAGATTTAAATTCAGCAAGGATGTTTTTTGTTTTACTAACTGTGCGAATAACTTTACCAGTTTGAAACATAATGCTTTCATTAATTGTTCCAAAGTTCTTTAAGATTTCAATTGTTTGTTCAGATAATTTCATAATATACTCCATAATTAAATTTTTGTTTTAGAACCATATAACTCATCGTGATTGTGTAAAGCCATTATACTATAATGAATCACTTTTAGCAAGTCTTTTCTGTTACGACCTTCTTTCTTACCGTATCTTTGTGCATATTTCATAATGTTACCGATACAGAAACCCTCACCGTGACCACTATCCATTATAAACTCAGTTGCCTGAAATTTATTTTGTGAATAGTGTTCACCGTAAGTGTTATCAATATAGACTTTTAATTCATCGAGTATTCTACCTTCACTATACTTGTAATCTATATCACATCTCATGATTATAGTTTACCAGTCAATTCAGCAACTTTAGGCATGTTACCAGTGAATGGATATGTACCAATATGTTGTGTTTTCATCCATGGACACAAGTAGATTTCTCCACCAATCTTGCGCCACATCTGGCAAAACATATAATCTTCAGATAGATACCGATCAGAACCACCACCAACAATAGAATCTTTAGTATCAATTACTGTATCAAAGTATGCATGAATATATCTTGAACCGTCAAAGTTTGCTTGACCAACATGATCAGGCTTATACCGAATAGTAGGATATGCATCTCGCATCTTATCAAATACTTCACGTTTAACCATCATGAAACCTGTACCAATTTCTAATACTTGAAGTGGTTCAGTTACAGAAAAGTTTTTGGTACCATGAACAACATTAAACACATAATCACCAACAACATATTCTAAATCTTGTGGTGGTAAATCAGGATGTTTTCTTGCTGCTTCTGCTACATTGTTCCAATTGATAGATTTCTTAGGATAAGGTCCACCAACTACTTCTTTATCTAATGCCATCAATGCAATTACATCTTGCGGATTAAAATGAACATCAGAATCAATGAAGAGTAGATGAGTGCATTCCGAACGGAGAAATTCATCTACAAGATAATTACGTGCCCGAGTGATAAGAGATTCATTAAACAAAAATGAAAACTTAACATCAACACCATATTTCATCATCATTACTTGCAAATCAAGGCATGATTTCATATACATGCCATATGACATACCACCATACATCGGTGTTGCCACAAACAACTTAAACTGTTTTAAATCTTCTAATTTAACTTTTATTTCCATAGTATATCCATTCTAAAAAAAGAGGTGACACAAATATATATGCATCACCTCATATAATTACACTACAGATTTAGGCAAATGCAGCAGCACCCAACTCCTTATAAGCTGCAGCAACCATCTGACGATTAGGCGTACCTAAACGATAAACAGTGATAGTTTCACCGTTGGTTGTCTTTTTGCTATTGCGGTAGATACTATAACCCTCAGCACGTAATTCAGCAATGCGAGCAGAGAATCGCTCAATACCATAACGGCTTTTAGCAACATTCTCAGTAATATCTTTACCAGTTTTGAAAAAGTCAAGTAGTTTTTCGTTTTGTGAACTATTTGATTTCATAATAATACTCCAATTTAGTTTTGTGTCGCAATTAAATTAAATTTACAGAGGCGACACTTCTCTGTTAATTTCAACTATTATACTATAATTATATAACAGTGTCAACACTTTAACAGGTAAATGTTATTGATTGCCATTAGTCCAAAGGTAATTGCTCTTGTTTATTACCAATCCAGAACTTAAAGTTTCAGCAACACTATCTGGTATAGTTGTCATAGTATTTGGTATAGTTGTCATAGTATTAGGTATTCCGGCAGGAGTTTGTTGAGCCGAATTCACTGCATTTGACATCTCTTCAGCCAAACTACTTTCAGGCACAACTGTTTCAATAGTAGGTTTTGCATCTTCATCAATCTTAGTATATAAATCTAAGAATGATCTTTTTGTATCTTCATCAAAACGATTCAAGCATAATTCAATTGCCTTCATCTTATCATTAAAGACACCAAACGATTTAACAATATGTACCAAACGGCGAGTAGAGATAACTTCATCAGCACCACCTTCGGCAAATGTTTTACGAATAATATCTGCCCATGTTACCAATTTATCTACAAATTCATTATCATCTTTACCAACAGATGACATTTCCTTAACTAAAATTTTCTTCTCTACTGAAACAGATGGCCACTCTTGTTCGATTGTAATCAAGAATCGTTCTAAAAATGCCTCATTCAATACATTAGTAAACATATAACGACCATCTTCAGAACCTTTACCTTTAGTATTTGCAGTAGCAATTACAGTAAAACCTTCTGCAGGTGTTACTACTTCATTTTTCTTTTTCAATAAGAATGGTTTGCCTTCAAATACACGCTGTAAACATGATAGATTAGCTGCACCATAATCAATCTCATCAATACACAAGACTGCACCTTGTCGTGCCGCAACTGTTACTGGACCATCACGCCATTCCATCTGTCCATTAATCAATACATAGTTACCTAACAAATCACTTTCATCGGTTTCTGGTGTCATTGAAATACAAACAAACTTGCGACCAATCTTGGCACATGCCTGTTCTGCCGACATTGTTTTACCATTACCCGATTGACCAGTAATCAATAACGGAAAGAATTGATTGGAACTTACAATATTTAATAAATCATTGAAGTGACCAAATGGTACAAAATTCTTATAAATTGAAGGTACTAAATTATTACTTTCCAAATCGGTAATAACATTAGTAATCCGATTGCCTTGTTTAACTTCTGTTACTGGTTCTTTTTTCATATTAACGACCTGTGCGACCATTTGCACTGTAGAATTATCGGTTGGTATTTTATATAGTCCACGCCCGATACGATAATCATTACCTTTAATTAACCATTGTGGGAATTTGATATCGTTTTTTTGGCAAATCTCATGTATTTCAGGATGCGTTAATGCGGTCTTACCTGTTGCTAATGCCAACTTAACAAACTTCTCACGTGCCTCAATTTTAATCTTACTCATAATGTAAACTCCTTATCATTTAATATACAACTATTATACTACGAATGATACCCAATGTCAACCACTATTTTTACCATAAAAATCAACAACTTATGCAGCGATTCTCTCAATAAACCGTGTTGCCAAGACTCTATTAGACTGTTTTGCCTTATTTAACTTAGAAAATGCAGTCTTTAACTTACCGGCAGTAAAATCACCCTCAACTTTTAATTCTTCATTACCAATCAAAGCATCATTACCACCACGAATAATATAGAAAGCATCATAACCAGTATTGTAAGATATAACAAAATTATCTTTTTTCATATCTTTTACTAGTTTATCTAACATTTCTTCACGTTGACGGTATTGTGATTCTGGATTTAATTTTTTTGCCATATCATCAACATCAAGACCACCTTCATATCTGTAATCACTTAAGAAAAAACTACGACTAGGTTTCTTTGTGATATAGAATCCAAAGATTTTAGTATTAGTGGTTTTTGAAAACCAATCAAATATAACAGCACGTAATGAATGATTATTATCCATCTTCTTTTGATATTTTGTTTTCTTATCTTGAATAATTACATTTTGTGTAATTGCACAGAATCTTTTAGAACTATCTTCTTGAACATATCTATTAGTCCAATCGGCATCACCATCATGCACAATACATAAATTTACTAAATCTAAATTGTGTCTTTTACGAAATTCATTAACTGGATCACGTAATGCAACCATTGATTCTGTTAAAGGTGTATTAGATAATCCTTCAGATTTTGGAAGAAAATATTCTTTATCATTTTGATATACTTTCTTTAACATCAAAATATTCTTAACACATTTTAAATATTCAGAACTACTCATACTAGAATTCAAATATTCACGTAAAAATACTTCTTCAAATGCTATATCATTATCATTTTTAATAAATGATTTTTCTTTACATGATGCATCGTTTAATCTGAAACTATTACCAGTATCATACATACGACCAGTAATGTCATTACCAAATCCATATACAACAAATGGAATGTTTACTTTCTTACAGAACATACTTAAAATTAAAATCTGTTCTAATGATGCTGCCATATTATAACTCATACTACCAGAACGGTCTAATAATAATACTAAACCATGTGATTTACCTTTAGGCAATTGCATCATCTTACGGAAAATATTATCATCTAATTTGTATTTGTAGATACTGTTAATATCAATATCACCAGTATTAGATATTTTCTTTTTAGCAAATGATTTGGCAGCTTTACGCATTTCAAATTCTTTTGCTAACAATGAGATATATCGGTCATTCTTATTCTTGAATTCTCTCAATTCAGTCTCAGGATTATAATTAAGAGGTTCAAAAACTTTTGGTGTTAAGAATTCATGAACACGTTTTGCTGATGTAAAGATACCTTTAGGATTTGCAGTAGGAATATTCACATAGATATATTCTTTACATTTTTCATCTAATAATGATGCTTCATTATTGCGAAAGTTTTGGTCAGTTTCACATATAGGTTCAAAATCGGGATCATATTGGTCTGCCATTGAACCTTTAGATTCTTTGAAACGATTAGGTGTATTGCCATCTTCTTCGCTTTCACCATCTTCTTCAGATTGTTCATTAGAAGGTATTGTAGTAGTTCTTTCTTTACCATCTTCAACATCATCAAATTCTAGATCATCTGAAAAATCAGAATCAAATCCTTCATGACTACCAAATTCATTGGTAAAATTACTAAAAGTATTTTCTTGTTTATCTTGTTGTTCTTTTTTAGAATAACCAAATAATTCTTCAGCAACACGGACAACATCTTCCCATGTTTCACACTTTTCTACTTTATTTAATAATTCAGTTTCAGTTTCAGTAAAAGTAATACCCAAAAATGTACCACCTTTTGTATAAAGATTAATCTTATCAATAAAAGGTAATGTATTAACATCTTGATTTTTAATACCAAAAAAATCTTTATCAATTAATTGTTTATAAGCATTGATAAATGATTTTTTAAGACCAGGATAACGCCGTTTGATTTTCTTTTCAATACGAGCATCTTCAACAACATTCAAAAATGTTTTAAAGTTTTTAGATTGACTCTCAATAATTGCATCATGCCAACCTTCTTCAGGTGTTTCCAATGCATGACCAACTTCATGACCCATCAATAAATCATAAAGATCACCACTCATATCAGTCCAAATAGGACAATTCAATACACGGGTTTTCAGATTAAACGATGCAGTTTGAATTTTAGCATGTTGAACCGTGATGTTTTCAGTGGCAAGTAACTTTGCTAATTGTGATTTTGATTCGGTAGAATAGTTTTCCATATGACTCTCTCTATTAATATACAATCATTATACACTAACCGAATCAAATGTCAAGCGTTTTATAAGTTATTGATTTAAAAGAACTTTTCCAATCCAGAACTTTTCTTCCAATAGTTTGGCCTATTGTTCCAGCATGATGTATGCACTTTTTCATACCCATAAACTCGCAAAGTTTCATTAAATAACCGACTCATATCTTTACCAGTATATGTTATGTTCTTATAGTAATACTCATTAAAGTGACCGATAGCTCTGGCAGTAAATGCGTTTGCTATCAAAAAGTATTTAGGATCACAATGTTTAATAATATCTAACAGATGTTCAATTGGTCTTTGGAAATGTTCAAAGTATTCGGATGCAAATATTAGATCGGCTTTTGTATTGGTGTAATCTTGTATTATTGAAAAGTCATATTGATTACCTAATTCTGTTGCCATCTTATATTGACTACTTCCTTCGATGTTTGTTCCATATACTTTACATTCAGGAAAAGTCTCTTTAAATCCAACAGTTGTATATCCAAAACCACAACCTAAATCCATTATAGTAGATATTCCTCTAATATCATCTACTATACTTTTATCAAATAAAGAATCTTTCTTACTGATATCTTTTATATATCTTCTGGAATATTTTACCCAACACAACCAAACTTCACAAAAATAATAAGGACTTGAATAAACAGAATATGCAGGATCATTTGTTTCAAGAGAATCATACCAAATTTTTTGTAAATCTAACATCTCTTGAATATCTGGATCATTAACTTCTGCACCATCGTGTTTTTTTATAAAGTTTAAAGTAATATTATATGCACGATTAATATCAATCTCTGCATACTTTGCACAGTTTTGTAGATATGTATTTAATGAACTCTTTGATATCTCATTAAGAATACTCATGGTTTATAATTCTTTATTAATTTCATACCGTAGTTGTTTACTTTATCTTGTAATTCAATACCATGTTTAAATCTTAATTTGTTTTTCTTGAATGGATTGTAATCAACAAAATGATGCCAACGATCAAATCTCCAAACTAATTTTGTAACATCTGGATGCATATCAACAAGCATCTGTGATTTCTTTAGTGTACCTTCTTTGGCATAAAACTCTTCAGTATTACCACCACCTAATGTTTGTGTTGCGGCTTTACCTTGTAGAAAAGCATTGAACTGAACTGTGCAATCACCATCTTTCAATACACGTAAACAAATATCAGTATCTTCATTATATCTACCACGCCATCTATGTTTACATTCATTATCAATTAACAATACAGAATAAATTCTGGTATTTGTAACGAATGGTGGATATTTAGAATTTGGTGCTATAAAAAATCTATATTGAAAGCCTGAGATAGGAACATTCTCATATCTATCAACAAAATCTTCTGCAGCTTTAAATATGGCACCAGTCTCTACACGAACTCGTTCATTTTTCTGCAAACGATAAAAATCTGATATATTATCATCTAATACCCAATGTCTCTTTGCACCCAATTTAATTGCATGATCCCAACACCAATTTCTAGCACGACCAGGACCATCACCATGATTACTGAATGGCAATACTAATACTTTTGCCGGATCAATCACTGCACAATATGCATCATAGTCTTGTGGTTCAACTGCAATGTAATATGGAACTTTCATCCGTTCTAATGACCTGCTTGTCAGTCTACTATCGGCTCTTCCTTTAGAAACAATATAGACTGGATAACTCGGATTATGCATATCAATTACTCCTCAATCCATCTCTTTAATGAATTAGCATCTCTATCTAATTTAGGATACCATATACTTTTAGTTTTCTCTGATAGATTTTGTTCAACCAATTTAGCAAATTCTTTATAATCTTCTTCATCTCTAAAGTGTAGATAGATTGTTTTGTATGGTGGATTATTATCTTGGTCAAATTCCGGCATACCTTTCCAGTGTTTTTTCCATGAATTGGGATTCTCATATACTTGTTCAACTGTAGTCTCTTCTTCTAGACCTAAAATACCAGTAACACCTTTTGATACATTACTCTTACCAATAAAATTATCATACTCACCAGATTCTTCAACTTCTACTTTTAATTCATTCTCACTCATAACATTTTCTCCATCTTCTTAAACTTTCGGATCAATTTCTTTTGTTTATCTTGTGCCATCTTTAATGCCAATGAACCAACATGTTTAGTAAACAACATACCTTCCATGTGATCCATTTCATGTTGGAAACATTGAGCAGTAACACCATCAAAATCTACTGACTTTTGCTCACCCAATTCTGTATAGTATACTACTTTTATTGATTCGTGTCTAGCAACATTTAAAGTTAAACCAGGAAAACTTAAACATCCTTCTCTCATTCTATTAACTTTACCAGTTTCAACAATTTTTGGGTTAATGCAAACTATCTGGAAATTTTCATTACCAATAATAAAAACTCTTTCTTTAATACCACATTGATTGGCAGAAATACCGATACCACCATATAGTTTCATTGTCATCTTCAATCGTTTAATTAAAGTGGACATATAATGATTTGGTAATGATGTTTCATCATATTCCGGTATCGGTGCATTTAATACTTTATGTGCGGTATCAACTAATGGTAATGGAAGAATCTCTTCTTCTTTTTGTGTTTGTATTCCTGAACCAGTATCAATCGTTAAAAATTCACTCATTTTGCTATCCTTGAAAAATTATTTACCTTCTCAAATTTAATTACTGACCTAAACTTATCTTGTAATATATCGCCTTTATGACTGATTACAAATAAATTTACATCTTCTAACATATGTAGGATGTTCATTAAATACTCTGTGCCATTTGCATCTAAACTAGAATCAAATATTTCATCTAATATTAACAGATTAGTATTTGCAGAATTCTTTAACTTTGCAATTGTTCTCCATGTTAACATCAATGCCATATCAATTCTTTGTTTCTCACCTTCACTAAATGATTCATAACTAAATGCATCACGGTGTCTTGATTTAATTGTTTCTTTGAATGATTCATCTAAATTAAAATTAACAAAGAAGTCAAATGTGGCAAGATGTTTGTTTACAACTTTATTAATAACGGGTAGATATTGTTTGATAATTTTAGTTTTAATACCAGTATCTTTTAGTAGACCTGAAGCGGCTTCATAATATGTTTTTTCATCAATCAATTCTTTCTTCTTTTGTAGAATTATTTCTAATTCATTATTCAATTCATTTAACTTAGTATTCTCTGCATCCAAATTATCATGATTAATTTTCAATGATTCAATCTGTGATTTTAGTTTTGCAATATACTTGTTTGTTTCTGTAATAGAAGTTGTGTTGGTGGCATTATTAATTTGTAATTTCTGTATTTCTTTTTGTTTTACTGTAATCTCATTTAGTCGTTCTTGTTCTGCCAATAGTTTTTCTTCTAATACTTTCAATCCAGATTCTATTTCGGTAACTCTATCATTATTCTCTTTGATTTGTTGTTCTTTAAACCCCAAGGCAATTTCTTGCTTACAGGTTGGACAATTATCATTCTGTTCAAAGAAACTGATATCAGTCTTATATTTGGATAAGTTGTTCTCAATCTGCGATTCAATTTTAGTAAATTTCTTGAGTCTAGTCTCGACTTCAATTTTGTTTTCCACGTCGGTTTGTAATATGTTGATTGAGTTGGATGTTTGTTGTATTTTTTCTTGTAACTCAAGTATGTCAGTATTATACAATTTGATTTGATTATCATATTCTTCTACCTTCTCATCATTAGTTTTTTGTATACTCTTAATATGAGTATTCTGGATTTCAATCTTTGCTTCTACAATTTGTAACTTAGAATTGTTTTCAACAACATGATCTTTGTTACCAGACATCTTCTCTTTCAATACAGTATTCATTGTAGAAAAGATTTGTATGTCTAGTAAATCTTCAATGATAGACCTACGATCAGATGCAGATAACTGCATGAATGGCACGAATGATGCAGAACCTAATATAACAATCTGTGTAAATGATTTATAATTTAATTTTAGAATAAACTTCTCTAAGTATTCTTGATAATCTCTACTTGCGGCATCCTGATTCAGTAAATCGCCATCTTGATATATTTCAAAGATGTTAGGTTTTATGCCACGAATAATTTTATATTTTTTATTACCAATATCAAATTCACATTCAGTAACACAATCTTTTTGATTGATGGCATTAATCAGTTGTGGTTTGTTAATACTTCTAAATGCTTTACCAAATAGAGTAAAACACAATGCATCAAGCATCGTGGATTTACCCGCACCATTAGAACCAATAATTAATGTATTAGACGATCTTTGAAAATCAATCTCGGTATAATAATTACCAGTGCTAATAAAGTTCTTATATCTAACTTTTTTAAATACAATCATTAATCAACTCTCTCTACATTTACCGCTTCAACGTATAGTTCTTTCATTAGACCTTTAAGTATATCAGGTTTTACATTCAATGTCAACCCATCAATATACTTATTTAAGATAGTCATAGTATCTTCCGCTTGATTTACCAATTCTTCATCATCGGTAACTGAATTATCGGTAAAATCTTCAACTATACCTATATCAGCAACACCAGTTTTATATAAGTTATCCATCACACTATCAAACAGATATGGATTTTGTTTGTTGACTACCACAATCTTAACGTAAGTATCTTTCAAATTATCATAATCAAATGCTTTCCAGTATGTAAAGTCTTGGACAGTATCATCATAACTTAATCTATGAAACATTTTATATGGATTAGGTATAAATTCTAGTTCTCTTGTGTCTGTATCAAATACATGAAATCCTCTTTGGTCATCATAGTCTGCCCATGTAATTTCGTATTGATTGCCTAGATATGTTATATTACCATTAGTTGATTTATGATGAAAGTGACCAGATAATACAGTATCAAATCGTTTGAATAGAGAAGAATCTAAACCACCTTGACAAACATTACCACGATCCATTTCAAATCCAGATATTTCAAAATGACCAAATACAATTTGACTCTGTGTATTATTTAAAAATTCTAAACTACTTTGATAGTTACTTGAATTTATCCATGGTACCAATGCAACATTAATACCATCATATACTCTTTCAACGGGATCAATATACACATTTACATTATTGTAATGCTCAAATAATTCATTCATGGCATTGATTTCATTTGTATTCTTGTAAGTAACATCATGATTACCTACAATAACATCCATTTGAATATTGTTCTTTAATAATCTATCAAAGAATCTTTTACGCCAAGAATTCAATGTAACATAATTAATAAATTTTCTACGATCAACAACATCACCTAAATGACAAATCTGTGTGATGTTATTTTCTTCTAAGTATGGAAAGAATACATTTTCCCAAAACTTAAAAAAGAATTCATTGAATATTGCACTGTCACCTCTTGCACCGGCATGGGTGTCATTTATTAGGGCTAACTTCATCAAACTCACCTTTTTTCTGATATTCTATTCTATAAGTTCTGTTACGTAATTCACTACTGCTAAAGTGATGATCTCTCCGATTAAAATAGATTTCAATACCTCTACCAGCACAGATATCTTTTGCAGTGAATTGTTTTTCTTTATATTCATCACCAATAATTCTAACTGAAATTGGGAATGAACGGAATATTTCCTCTAAGTCACTTTCATATGTGTATGGTATAATCTGATCAACATATGTAACTGCCTTGAGTTGAATATATCTTTCAACTACACTTTGGATAGGTTTATTTTTTTCTTTCCGATCAATTGTTGGATCAGTTTGTAATCCAACAATTAAAAAGTCACATTGAGTCTTTGCTTCTTCTAACATCAATATGTGACCAGCATGAAGTAAATCAAATGCACTACATGTAAATCCAACTCTCATAATAATCTCCTTAAATTTCTGGTAGTTCTTTCACATCCAATTCAATAAAGTTTTCAATACCTTTAATCTTTACTTTCTTTTTATTCTTTTTAGTTTCTTCAAATGTATGAATGAATTCTGATATGTTATCATACATTTTAAATTGTTGCATATGCCCATTCTCATCTTCAAACATTTCACCTTCATCTAATAAACCAAACTGTTCTGTTGCTTTGTATTTTACATATAGTTGTTTCTTCTCTTTGGCAATTCTTCGTAGAAATGCAAAGTAAATAATCTGTGTAAAATAGGCAAATGGATTAGATGATTTGGCAGGATCAAAGTTTCTGAAATACATTATACAATTTTCAATACCATCTGCAATCATTTCATCTCTAAATGAATATGATACGAAGTTTGGTTTTCTAGATAGATGTTCTGCAATTTTAATAAAACATTCACCGATATAGTTTGGTACTATAGGTTCTGGTTTATCATTTTTTTTGGCTTCAACACACTTTTCGGTATAATCGGTTAGTGCTTTTAAGAAGTCGGCATTGTTAATGTAATGTGCTTTTTTCTTACTCATAATATTTACCTTATATTTCGCTTGACAGGTTAGTGATACATTGTTATAATGGTTTTGTCGTTCTTTAATGTAATATTCTTTTCTTATTACTTAATACTTCTTTAATGGTTTCAATACTATCTACATACTCTGAGAACTCTTCTTCTGAAACATCTTCTTCATCACCATCTTCGTTTAATGATTGTTCAATGTGGTCTGACTCTTCAATGATACATTCATTCAAATCAATCACTGCCTTATTATAATAATTAACAAGAGATTCTTTAGGTTGAAATACAGTTAATACGTCTTGTGAATAAACTGTAGCCATATTATATTGAATAATCTCTACAGGTAACCAAGGTACCATCATCATAACTGATTTACCAGTAATCTGTCTTTTAAATAATACTGTCATAGGATTGTTAAGTGTAACGATACCTTCTTCTTTATCTTCTATCATAGAAGCAATGATATCTTCACCCGATTGCATCCTTATTATTTTTATGTTATCCATGTCAAAAATACCCTTTTAGGTAAAAAAAATTATAAATAAGTGTAGATCGCCGAGTTGCAGCTCGCACCTACTCTAATACGAAAGGACCGTATCAGTATGACTATTTATTCTTCTAAAAACAGACCTAATCATTTTTATGTATATGCTTATCTAAGAGATAATAATTTACCTTATTATATAGGTAAAGGTTGCAGAGATAGAGCATGGAACAAAAATCATTCAATAAACATACCTAATGATAACACAAAAATAATAATAATGCAAGCTAATTTAACGGAAATTGGAGCATTTGCCATAGAAAGAAGAATGATTCAATGGTATGGAAGAATTGATAATGGTACAGGTATACTTAGAAATTTAACTGATGGTGGTGATGGAACATCCGGTTATAAACAATCAGAAATACACATACAAAAACGAAAAAAAGCTAGACTTTTAAGTGGATATAATCATACACCAGAATCTAAAAATAAATTATCAATTAATAAAACAGGTAAACTTAGACCAGATCATAGTCAAAAAATGAAACAGTATTGGGATAAAAAAACAAAAGAAGAAAAATTACAACATTCCAAAAAAACTTTTAATAAAAATTAAATTTTTAATTCTATATTATAAAACTTATAATTAAATTTTTCATCGTCATACATCTTTACTCTGCCAACGAAGTGTGTCAAGGTATAATTAACATGTTTGCCTATTCTAAAATCATCAGAGATATCATAAAGAACCGCTTCTTCTTTATTATCACCTAATCTAAGTCCACGACCAATTGATTGTAGATTACGAATTTTTGATTTAGATGGTGATGCAAATATTACATTATGTAAATTACGTATATTAATACCAGTTGAGAATGTACCGTATGAAGCAACAATAATGGCATCTGTTTCACGTTCAGTTATATCTCTAATAGATTCTCTAACTTCGGTATCAGTACCACCATATACAAAAAATACTTTACGTTTACCTGCTTCTTCTTTTATAATATTATGTAGAACTTTACCATGTTTATCTACAAATTGAAATAGTATTAATGAATTACCTTTCAACGACAAGGCAAGATTCTTTATAAATGCATTTCTTGCTGTGTTCAATACTATATATTCAATCTCTTCTTTGTAGTCCCACTTCTTAGATAACTTACAAACTTCTTCTGGATATTTAAGTATTAAACATTTAATCTTAAATTTAGATAACTGTTTGTTATCCATTAATTCTTTTGTTGTTGTTGCTTTATATACTGGTCCAAATAAACCTTCTAATACTAATCTATGAACATTACTCATTTTTTTCCATAATATTTTTTAACATTTGTTGTCGTCTTTTTTCTATCAATAATAAAGATTTTTCTTTACCTAAAAGTTCTTCGTATGTTTTGCCTCTTGACCAATCACCAATTTTTTTCTTAGATTCTTCTGTGTGTGGATATCTGCCACTATATGTTAATTGTTCAAAGGATATTTTTCCATCAATAAAAGAATACAACCTTCTTTTTGTTGTTTGTAATTTTTCCCAAGCTTCTTTTCTACTTTTATACTTTATTCCATTTATTTCTATTTCTTTAGCATTTGGATTATTTTCTGACATTCTTTTCATTTCTTTATCAGAAAGAGTTTTACCTTTATGATGTAAACTTGCTGATAAAGAGTGTGCTTTTCTAGCTATTTCATAACCAATTGAAGTGTAGTACCTATTAGTAGAATCATGGTATCTCATCATGCCAAAAGCATGACCCATTTTAATTTTATCTTTTCCTTTTGAAAATTTCCATAATAACCAATGACACACAAAGTGTTCTCTTGCTGTCAATTTTACTTTATTTTTTTTACCATTGTCACCACCTAAAGATTTAGGTATTATATGGTGCTCCTCAAAATACTCGGTCAATGTCCGAGTATTAGCTTTTTCTATTATAGAGTAATATATTTTTTGATAGTCCATATTTCTATTTATGCGTTTTAGTTCCTTCTAATAGGTTAATTAGATAATGTTCCGGTGCAACCTATTCTATATTTTGCATTAACCAATTGTGTCATGATTGTGGCGAGTGATTTGGCTTTAAATTGGTGTGCCTCATCACCTATAACAAAATCAAATTGATTGAAGTATTCAGGTGGATTTTTGTAGATAGATTGCCATGTTGTGATGGTCAAAAACTTATCTGTGACCTTATCTTTACCTGCATACTGTTTATGACAAAACTCTTCTGAGTTATATCCATAAGATTGAAAGTCGGTATACATCTGTTCAACGAGTGAAGTTGTTGGTACAACCAATAAACCTTTTCTTTGTGTTTGCTGAATATATCTCAACATCAAATAAATGATTAAAGATTTACCTGATGCAGTAGGTGAAAGAAGTAGAATTCTTTTATTACGGATTGCATGAACAAAAGAGTTAACTTGATAGTCACGAGGTTCAAATGGCAAACCAAGTGTCTGTATAAAGTCATTGGCTTCTTTTAGGGAGTAATTGTCTGTGACTGTTATCTCAGAATCAATCTCAATTTTGTAATCTCTTTCTTTACAAAACTTTTCAATATAAGGTACCAAGCCATGGTATATTTCCATGGTTCTTAAATTTAGGAGCCTCACCTTCCCATCCCAAACTCTCGCTTTAAATTTGGGTGTGTATTGATAACCTGGAACATAAAATTCAAAATATTGAGAAAGTTCTTGTGCTACATTTCTTTCTGATACTACTCTGATAAAGGCTTCGTTGACCTTTTCTAATCTTAAATCATACACCCTGTATAAACCTTTCCCATGTTATAAAGTCCCTCAGTTGAAATGTCCTACTATTTAGTTCTTTCATAATACTCTGACACACTTCAACAATTTCATCATGCATAACTTTAATTGCAACATACTTGTTTAGGTCATCATCACTTTCAAGATATGATGCCACTTCAGATTTAAGAACAAAAGGAAATGGTTCCCAACCATACTTCTTAAGTTGGTCATCATCTAGTTTACCAGTATAGTATTCCCACTTTACTCTACGCATTTTGTTATACTTAAACTCTGCTTCTTTAGACAACAACCTATGTCTTGAAAGCATATTCAAGTATTTGCTATGTAATTGTGGTATATTAATTAATTCTCTGCCAGGTTCTGTTCTATCAATCACAGAATCTTTGCGCCACATTTCTAATAATTCATCAAGTTTATTCATAAAAAATCTCCTTAAAAGGAGTATACACTAGTTAAAACAGTTTGTCAACATTATAATAGGAAAATCTGAAGGTACAATCGGCAGTAATAGGATTCTCGGGACTATCTGTAGAAGTTACAAAGAAGGTAGATAAAGAAGTTGGAAAACAATCATAGAATTTAAATCTAAAATATGGTATATTTGCAGATGAATATAATGTTAATACTGCATCTGAGTATTGTGGTGTTGCCGTATTGGAAATATTAGGACTTAAATTTCTGAGATTAACATACTCTGCAAAATCTGTAGGAAATGTCATACCTCTAATCCAGTCATGTATTTCTAACCATGTTTTTAATTCTTCATCAATATAGAATGTAACATTTAACATATCATATATTGCTTTTTCACCTGGTGAATATAAATCAACAAATGGATTTTGTCTAGGTACTTCAGACATTGATATACCAGGTAAACTTACGCCTTGGCAAAAGTATTCCATATTAGGAACACGTCCAAAAGACATAGTAAACTTATTTGGATGTAATAAATTTGTATTTGATGGTGATCTAGTGAGTGCTGTCATATGTGTATTTATAAAGAAAAAAAAGAGGACTTCTTTTGAAAGTCCTCTTTGGAGATGGTACCCGTATTATTTTTGTTATTATTGGGTACCGTTTTATTACATAATGTTTACGACTTTGAAACCACGATAGTAAACATTGCTTGTTACATTGATAGCGCCGAGGTCTTGTGTTGTACCATTTGCGAATGGGTTTGCAACAATACCGTAACGAGTCTTGAAACCAATCTTTGGTTGGAAAGTATTGGTGTCAACAGCACGAACCATTTGGAGAGGAACGTATGGGCAGTAGAACAAACCTGCGTCATAAGCGTTACTACCTTTATAACCAACAACAGCAAACTCTGCAGTTGAAGAAGCGATAAAGTATGGATCAATGTAAACTTTCAAACGACCAAACATTGTACCAGCAAATGTGTTACCAGTGTCATCAACTGTTAGGTTAACTTGACCTTGTAAAGCAGAATTGTAATCTAACAATCCAGCCATTGCAAATGCAGAAGCAACGTCTGAAGAACAAATTACAACATTACCTTTACCACGACGGGTTTGTTTAGCAATTGTATTTGCTTCACGTTCGATTTGGAATGCCAAACCTTTGATCTTTTCAACCATCCAACGACCATTAGAATCTGTGTCAAGGTCAAATGTACCAGCACTTGTTGTACCAAGTTGAGCACCAACTTTAGCAGAGTAGTAAATTGTGCGGAGAACTTCACGATTGATCTCAGCAAGAATTTCTGCAGAAAGAATGTTTGCTAATTCTGTTTCAGCGTCAAGACCGTGAACTGCTTTCAAGTCTTGTGCTAATTCCATTGAGTATTCAGCTTTCAATGCACGTGTCTTAGCAGATACAGTTACTTTCTCGATTGTGAAACCCATTTCAGCAGGTGTCAAATCTTCAGCAACAGCAGTAGCCATTGCATAACCTGGAGTAGCGTTAGCAGTAAACGTGTTACTGTTGTAAGCTGCATTGTATGTAACATTCAATGCTTGTTGTGCGCCTGTTGAAGCACCACCAAACATGGTATTGGCTTCATTGTAGAATGCTTCGATGCCTGAAGAAGCAACATTGCGGTTTGTACCGTATGTTGAACGCATTGCGAAGATCAAGCCAGTAGGACCAGTCATTGGTTGAACGCCACAGATATCGTAAGCGATCAAGTTAGGCAATGAACGGCGTACCAAACTGATAAGGATTGGATCAAAACCAGCAACAGGACCTGCAGGTGATGCACCGCCACCAAAACCACCTGTACCAGAAGCATTGGTGATTGTTTCATTCATGATGCCAGCTTCTTTGAGCATGGCTTGTTGTTGATTCTCAAGAACTAACGCTGTAACTGCTCTGCGATATGAATCCTTGATTGGGGCTAATTCTTGATGCTCAAGAACTGGTGCCCATTTTTTTTGTAGGTCTTCCGATAGATACATTTAAATCTCCTTTGTTGTTATAAATTATTTCTTACTTTTTGAAATTGCTTGCATGACGGAATTAACATAAGGATCTAATGATGCCTGGTGTTTTTCTGAACCGTCCTCTACTTGTTCATGTAGTTGGTCAGCATCAGCTTTTTTAACATTGCCTGATGGGAAGTAGTTTTCACGGATAGTTTCAAGTTTGTTTTTGTATTCGTCCTCTGTGGAGAATTCAACACCCTCTGCGAGTGATTTGATTTTTTCAACTTGAGTAGCGATCAACCCTTCGGTAACTGCATGGGTAATTTCTTGTTTACGTGATTCAACCAATGACTTCTTGATTTCAATACCACGTTCGATTTCTTCGTTAAGTTGGCCTTCAAGTTCTTCAACTTTAGATGCTAACTCTTCTACCAAATCAACTTTGTCTGTAGGAACATCAATGTAATGTTCTACGAATAGATTTTTAAGACCAGCAATAAAATCTTCTGTTAATTCAGCACGTAGACCTTTTTCGATTGCGATTTCATTGTCGGCAATCCATTGTTCTACAACATATGACAGGTAATCATTTACTTTTTCTGTCAAATCTTCTTTAACTGATTCTACTGCTTCTTCTAACATAGAAGCATAACGTGCTTCTGTTTCTTCTTCTAATTGTGAAATACGGTCTTGAACTCGTGCTTCAAAAATGGTTGAAACTTTTGATCTGAATTCTTCTGAAATTGCTGAGTCAGCAAACATTGCATCAATATCACTTGATACATCTAACAATTCGATTTCTACTTCCGTTTCTTCCATTTTAGAGGAAGCATCTGATGGTTTTGTTGTTGGTGCAGTTGCAGACTTTGATGATGGTGTAATCTTGTGTGAATCATCATCTGGTTTTGCATTTTGTGGTGTTGGACCACCTGCATCATGGATTTCTACGCCTTGTGGTTTTTCCATAGGTGCAGCGTTCTTTCCTTTGGTGCCAGAAAGAATTTCGGCTGCTGCCTCAAAAAGTTTGTTTGTTGCCATTGAAAATCTCCTTTTGTTTATTTATTTATAATAATTAAAGTTTTGATAAAAAGTTTTCGAAGAGTCTCAATGAAACTTCTTCTATTTGCTTACTTGAGGCTTTTCTAATTTGCTTTCTTGAGTTATCAATGTCGATCTCTACGAAACGACCCTCAACAAATAGCCATTCTTTGCCTTCCATAATACCATTTACAAATGCACCAGGTGCTGATGGATCTGCAACAATATCTGCTGCTGTAGCAAGACGAAAATCATCCTGCACAACATTGACACCCTCATTATTAGCAACTAATGAACCCATACCTCTTGATGATACACCTAGACTAACACCAGAATCAATAAAGTTTTTAACAATATTACCATAAGGTGTTTCTAAGATCATTGCTTTACCAACAAAAGTATTGCCTTCTTTAGTCAAACTAACAATTTTGTGTGATACTCTTTCTAAATTAATACTTGGAGTATCTGGATGTCCTAACTCTCCTAAAGCACGATTGGTATTGATAAACTCTTCAGTATATCTCTGCACTTCACGCTCTAGAATAGGCATCTTATAAATTCTTCTATTCTTATTTGGTTCTTCAGCAACTAAAAATCGTCCTTCAATAAACAATGATTTTTTACCTGCTTCGTTTGATTCAGTAATATAATTTACTGATTCAATATTTTCTCTAATTAGTTTCATAGTAGTTATTCCGATTAAGCAAATGCTTGGCTATAAACATCGTTAGCATAATTAGCATGTTTAGATACTTCCATAATGATTGATCCACCTGTTGCAATAGTGCATACAATGTTTGCCGTTGATGTGTTGGATAACGCATATCCAAATTCATCAAATTTCATATCACCAGTTTGATATAATGATAACACTGTTGGTCCGCCTGTTCTTGAAATGGTAATAGAACCATTAGTAGACCAAGTAATTCTACGAAGAGAAGCTGATGTTATTGTTTCTTGAACAGAAGCTGAAAGATCGGTTAACAAAATGGTATAAGTTGCTGGACCTTCAGCACGAACAATACTAGTACCTTTTCTTGAATTTGTTATTTCATATGCCATTTACTTTATCCCCATTGAGTTGCGGCGGCGAATTGATTGTTTTCTTTTCAACAAAACTCTATTAATCTTCGCACGACCTTTTGTTTTCCAATATCTTTTTAACATTCTAGCTTTATGAATTCTTGTTGATGCAGGAATTCGTTTAACTGTATTACCTGAAAGTCTATAACCTTTAATACCAGATTTACGAACATTTCGTTGAACAATTATTCTATTCTTTTTGTTCCTACGAATCCTTCGTCTAATCTTTGTAATTCTACCCATCTTGATAATGTTTGCTTCATCTAATTCAACTTCTTCAAATGAACCTTCAGCAACATATCTCTTTGCTTCTTCTAATCTCTTTTCAGTAATTTCATTTAGTTTGGCAAATATTAGTTCTTTTGCTTCACTGAGTCTATTACTTAAAATTAAATCTATAATCATTTGGCACGTTTAAAAGCAAAGTCTGCTGCTTTTTGAAAGTTACCAGGACTCTTATGTACCATATCTGCAAACTTCTTTTTATTTTGATCATTTAATGCATTATGAACTTGTGTTAATGCTGATGCTGTAAAATGATCTACTTTACGTGTATGACCAGAAGCAAATTTAACCGATTTAGCGGATTTATCAGATACAATTTTATGTAGTGTATCCATAACTGCTTCTTCCAATTCTACTTCTTCAGCTTGAATAGAAGCACCTTCAATATGTTTTTCATTTGAATACGCTACACTAAAATACTTTTTCAATCTTTCATTATAGTATAGTGCAATCTTTGTTTCATCTGGATACAAACGAATTGCTTTTCTTTTCAGTAACAATGTAACGGGTGGATCACCTTTCATTACATTATCTGCTTCTACAATTTCAATTTCTTCTTTAATCTTATCTGGATCATCACCAATTTCTGGTGCATCTTGCCCAACTTTAATACGATGTGCTTTATATTTGTGACCAGCAGAATCAATCTTATAATCTGATGTTGCAAGAACACCTTCATCTAAATCTTCTCTTACTGCTCTACGTGCTTGAGAGAAGATTTGTTTATTATTAGTAATAACATCTACCATTCTATTAAAGATATTTTGAATGATTGCTCTATCGGCAGGAGAGAAATTTGGTTTCTCTTCTTCCATTTTACCAAGAATTTTATGTAGTCTTTGTATCTGTGCTTTGTTACCTAAACCAGCACGAACTAAAACGTCAAACTTTGAATAGTCTGATTTTTCTTCTTCTACGATTGATTTAAATTCTTGTAATGATTTCATTTTACTCGGTTTCTGCGGTTTCTACTTCGGGTTGATTACCAAACAATGAACTTGCAATTTCTTGTTTACGTCCTTCTAAATTCTCAAAAGCACGAGCGGCCAATAACTCTTCAAGTGCATCTTTAGCACCTACGTTATCTCCTTGACCTACTAAATCTATAAAATTTCTAATCTGTTCCATAATATTCTCCTTATTTCATATTTATAACTTTGGAAAACTTTTCTACCTGTTTATCTAATTCAGGTGTTTCCGATTCGTTTGAACCTTTATCTGATACATTATCCACTGGTGCATATTGTTCTGGTGTTGTTTGTTGTTGATTTTGTTCTTGACCTTGATCTAATGATTGTCCATCAGGTCCAGTTTGTTCAGGTTGTGGTTCTGCATCAATTTGTTTTTGCATCTCTTCAATTTCTTCATCAGTCAACTGCAATACATTTTTCTTTACCCATTCCTGTGAGTAATACTTACCAACATATGGTTCAACTAAATTTAAAATTGATATTCTTTGTTGAAGTAAATCTGCTTCTTTTAATTCTACAAAATTATTATCTTTCTTATAATCATAATAGATATTTTCTCTAAACTTATCCCACTCTTCTTCGGTACATACACCTTTCAAAGATAGTTGAACACGTAATGCATGATCAAATAATTGAGAAAACTTATTGCGAAGTCTATTAATAAACTTATTAAATCTTAATTCATCTCTAGTTACTTCAGTTGTTCTACCAATACCTGCCATACCACCACCATTTTGCTGATCCAATCTTGAATACGGAACACTAAGTGATTGTAATAACTTCTTTTGAAAGTATTGAACATCTTCAATTTGCCCAAGATTTTGTCCTGCAGGCAATGTTGTAATTTCTGTTCCTTTACCACCTTCTCTACGTGGTAACCAAAAATCTTCCAACATTGACATATGTTTACGATCATCTCTTAACTCACCAGTATTGGCATCATATACCATTTTGTTACGATACTTAGTCATAACATCACGCATATACTGTTCTGCTTTACCTTTTGGTAAATTACCAACATCAATATAAAATATTCTACGTTCTGGTGCTCTAGATAATCTATAGATAACTACAGCATCTTCAATCATTCTTAATTGATTGAGTGGTTTAATTGCTTTATGCAAATATGAAATAACAAAAGTATTCTTTGCATCCATCAATCCAGAGTTTACATTAACAATAGACTCTGGTGCAATTCTTAATCCTTGAGATACACCTGCAGTGTAACTTTGTGTAATAGTACCACGATCATTATACATGTAGTATTCAGCAATAGACTGAATAATTTCTGCCCCTGTTTTTGGATCTCTTCCTTTTTTAATCTCACGAATTTTTCTAATCTTTCGTGGATCAATATATCTTAATTCTTGAATACCGTCTTTAGGTTTCTTTTCATCTAAAACAATTTGAAAGTAAATTCTACCATCAATATACCAGCGTTTGTAAATATCATCAGCAAGATTACTAAAGTTTAACATCTTTAGAACAGTATCAAACTCTTCGTGGATTTTCTTTTTAATTGAATCTGGTTGTTTAAGATTATCCATTACAATATCAACAACTGTACCATCTTCATCATGTGTGATAGACTCATTAACAATTTCATTAATTGCCATGTCACATTCAGGATGATTTGCCATTTCTCTATAACGAGTAATTAACTCTAACTCATTCCGAACAGAACCTTCTAAATCTACATAGGTACCGTAATGAGCATTTTGAGTGATGACAACCGCACCATCATCTTGATTTGGAGGTGTGAAAGAAGGTTGCTCAGGCTTTTCAACCTGAACAACATCTTTATTCCCTAGTGTAAAACCGAATAACTTAATAGCCACTATTATTTCCTTTTAAACATTATAAAAAGTATAAGGATCTCTCCCTATACTTATACTACTAAATCCTCGGCAGATTCCCACCATTGATAACTCAAGTTTACAGTAAACTCTTCAATAGTATCATTAGAACCCCAATCAACATCAATTGCTGATAAATCTGTTGGAAATACGCCAATAAATTTATACTTTTTCAAGATGTTACCACCTTTACCATATTGGCGAACTTCAGCATCAACACTATAACCCAATGGTGTAGCTGCAGCCGGTGTTCTTACATTTAAATTGTGACTATTAAGACCACTCATCCAGCGTTCAAAAGCATTACGGATAACAAAATCTTCATCATTAATGATTGTAACTGACCAATCTTGGAAAGTTCTGTTACCTGCAAATTTTAATTCACGTCCAAAATACTGAACGGGAACCGAATTAACTGTTGATCCAGGTAGTTGTGCTGTCTTACACATAAAACTCATTTTACTTTGTGCGTTTCCAGGCAATGCGAAGGCAGGAAAGGGAAGCGTAACCTCGAACAGATTTGGTCTCGCTCCATCTCCTGTCATCTGAGAGCGGAACTCGTTTACATTAAAAGCCATTTAATATTCTCCTATCTCTCTTATTTATTAAAATGTACCAACAATTTCATCAAATGCAACACCAGTGCCAACTGCAACAAAGTTAAGTTGAATGAAGTTGATTGAACGGGCGGGTTTGATGTAGATATCACCAACAAATTGATTTGAATCAATAACATTTGCGGTATTATTCGTTGTATCACAGATAACTCTGTAATCGTAAATACCACGGCGGCCTTTAATTTCACGCAAGAATGGTTCTACAAGATTTACAAATGCTGCTCTTGTAAATTCATCATTGAATTCAAACAGTGTTGATCTTGCAGCTTTAGCAATTGATTTCTCAAGAACAATAAACAATCTACGAACATTGATCCGATCAAATGCAGATGATTTACCTGTTTGAAGAGTCTTATCACCGTAAAGAATTGTACCTTCACCAGCAAATGTTACTACTGGATTAATAGAATTCTTATACAAAGTATCTCTTTGTGCCGATGTAGGATTCCAAGCAAGTTTAACAACATTCTTGATAATACCACGTGAAAGACCTGCAGGTGAAAACCATGCATCACGATCAGCATCAGTGCGAGCGCATAGACCAGCAATGTCACCATTTAATGGTACCCAACGATATACATTGTTATATTTGTCAAATTGATATTTCCAACCACTATCAACAAATGCATATGAAGATTTTGTAAATGTTGCAGCAGTAGCAGTAACACTTGTTAATTCACCATTGTAATTATCAACACAGTCATCTAGTTGTGGTGAAATAAATGCGATACAATCTTTACGTGACTCTGCAAGTGAAATTATTTTATTAGGTATCGTTGTACCCGTTGTTACACCTGCCATTAAGAATGATACATCTTCTGAATCGGCATTAGCATACAAATCTAATGTTGCACTAATGTTTGCAGCGGTTGGTGTATCATCAATACCACCAGCCAATGATGCAGTTAAATTGCCGGAAAGATTTTTAAATGTTACTGCGCCAGCAATTGAAGAACCCCAATTGTTATTAGCGCCATCAACCATGTTAGAAGCTGGATGACCATTCCACCAAATGTATTTTGATTTAGAATTGATTACATCTTTATAATAGTTACTTGTTCCATCAGGATTTTTAATATCAGATGCTTTTGATGCATAAGAAAATCTTTCAAGAACTGTATTTGCTGTTGATGAGAATTGACCATCTTCATCAATAACAACAATATGAATTTCATCATTTGCTGAATTTTTATTCGATGCTGCAGTAGATGTTCCTGGTGCAGAATCAAAATAAGAATTGTATGCCCATGTGCTAAAGTTATTTGAATCTACCATTGATACTTTTAGTGAATTACCTAAAGCACCCGGATACTTAGCTTGGAACAATGTTGTTGTGTTTGCACTGTAATTTGCTTCGTAATCGTCTTTGTTTAAAATCAAACGAGCAGTACCTGCACCGCCACCTGCAGCATTTTTAGCTGCAGTACCAACTGACCGAGCAAATTTAAAATTACTACCATATGCTAAGAAATTGGCAGCAGTAAAAAATGACCCGTATGTATTTGCATCTGGTTTACCGAATGTATCTGCAAATTGTGATTCGCTGCTAATAAGAACTACGTTATTTGCAGGACCCCAAACAGACGCACCAGCTAAACCACCAATAGTAGTGGACACAGAAGGAACAACTGTAGTCGCATCTACTTCGGAGACCAGAACTCCTGGTGATAATTGAAAAGCCATGTTATTTTCTCCTTTTTATATTCATGGAATTTATAACTCAATTTATAGTATATTTATAATTTTAGAATGTTGACGGCATATAACCACGATTCTTCGCTACGGTCCATATGTCCTCACCATCATACATCTTTTCTTCTTCTTTTCCATCATCAAAAATACCTATTGGCATATATTCATCTTCTAAATGCATCTTGCTTTCTTCCATTAATCTACGTCTGATATCAGAATTTGTAGTTTCTCTAAAGAAAGTTTGAGATGTTAACCAGGAAAATAGAACTAATGCCATCACCAAATCGTCATGATTACCTTCTTCTGCCTCATATGAATCTCTTACCTTGACAAATGTGTTTAACTCAGATATAATATCAAAATCTTCAATGATTAGTTTCTTTGTTTCTACCAAAGTCTTTAAGTTTGCACACCCAATCTTCTTAACGGGTGTTGTGGTCTTTATACCAAATGATACCGCTTTCTTATAACCAGCAGATAAATGCTGACCTTTTGTAACATGTTTTTGTATTTTGAATATATTCTCGTATTCTAATTCATAATGTAAAATGTCAACAACTTGTTGACCTACATTATTAGTCTCTGCCAACAGAAATGCACCATTATATCTTTGTCCAATATTATATATGATAGTAGGAAAGAGTAAAGGTGCAATGTTATTATCTCTATATTTTGCCACTAGTTTATATGGTATATCTGTTACATCAACAACTGCAACTGTAGAATAGTCTTGACCTACACCTTCTGCACAGTCTACAGTCATTACATACGTTCTATCTGGTCTTGGCATTTCATGTATATCTAATCCTTCAATAGAACTTAATGGATCTCTAAATGCTAATTGTCTTAATATAATACCAGGTATTAATGTTGCAGAAGAACCAATGAATTCAGTTTCAAACTCTTGTTGAAATTGTTCTTCACTAGTATTTCTAATTGTTTCTTCTTTCCACTTTTGATCTCTACCTGGTACCATTGACCAGTGAACTTCAAGTGGTTTATATAATGACCGTTTCTCTGTTGCATCTACCCACATCTTATAGAAATGATTTAGGCCATAAGGTGTAGATACAATGATTACTTTTGTTGTTTTACCTGAAGAGATAACGGGATATGTAGATGTAAAGAAATCATTTGCCATATTCTGTGGAACGAAAGCAAACTCATCAAGAAAGATTAAGTTGTATGTTCCTCCACGAACACCAGAATTTGATGTTGCAAATGCGGCAATCTTAGAACCGTTCTCTAATTCTAAACTTCTTTTATTCCAAACTACAATACCTTGTTGTAACCAAATTGGTAAATATTCATATGCATATTGTATTCTACTTAAAATATCTTGTGCGAGATTACCTTTGTTAGCAAGAATTGCAACTGAAAAGTTTTCTTTGAATAATACACACCATAACATGTAACCCGCAGATGTTGTTGTTTTACCAACTTGTCGAGGCATCTTACAAATACTAAAACGATTCTCATGGAAATTTCTGACCATATCTTCTTGAAATGGCCACATCTCAAATGGAATAAGACCACGGTCCACGTTGACGATTTTTACATACGTCTTAATGAAGTAAACAGGATCATCTATACACTTTGCAATTTCTATTGCTTGTTCTTCAGTGTATGATAATTCAATTCCTGTGGGTTTTAGTTTTGGATTACCTAAATAACCTTGCATTACTTAATAATACTTCTCAACATCCATGCATGTTTCTGATGTTTACCCAATAAGTCTTGCAAGAAATTAGATACTGCTGGTTCATTCGCTTGATCGGCTGCAACAATACCTGCACGAAGATGATAAATGTATCTGTCATTATCGGCTTTGATTTCTGCCATCATTGATAGTGCCATTGGTATTGTTGTTGCATCTTGAATATCTGATAACTCTTTAAATCTTGTTAATGAACCTGGCGCATATGAATCTAATCTTCTTAGATGTTCAGCGATATCATCTGTCTGTGCCCAAATATCATTGTAGAGACCATCAAGAAAAGAATGATATTGTGGAAAATCTTTACCTTCAATGTTCCAATGATAGTTATGTGTCTTTAGGTAAAGGCAAAAGTTGGTTGCTAAGATTACTTTTAATTGTTGGATTAGTTGATCCATTATTTACTACTCCTAATTAGTTTTACCATCTCTGCAGTTGAACCGATGAATACTGCTTTATCTATAACGGTTTTTTCTGATGTTGGTTGATTGTTATTTAATTCTTTTCTTTTCTTTTGTATATCTAATAAATCTTTATTTAAGTCTGCCATCGTCTTAATTAGATTGGCAACAACTTCATATGCTCTTGGATGTTCTGTTTCTTTTGCTACATTTAATAAATTATCAACTGCAACATTACCTTTTTGTAATAATGAATTGATATTTGTTCTAGCAATATTAAAATCTGTTTCAACATCATTATTTGTGGATACAACTACAGGCATTTCTTCTACCAATTTTTCAGTAGGTTCAATATCAAAAATTTCTGATAGATTTTTTTCTAGAGTTTTCATGATGGTAAAGTTTCAGGCCATTCTGTAAAGTTTTCTGAGAATCCATAATGTGATGAAGCATTTGCACTAACTGGATATGGTTTAGTAGATGTAGCAAATGCATTAACACTATTACTATTTGCGATATCAGTAGAATCTGTAACAATCATAGTATTTGTATTTGCAGTAGTTATTAATGTTGCAGGTTTTACTGGTGGGAATATGTATGCTTTAACAGTAAAAGATAAATTCCACATAACCATTCTTGTAGTCATCATATCACCCTCATAGTCTATCGAAGGTGATACAGAATTTAATATTACTGGCATGTCATATGTTCTATTCATACTTGGAATAAAATTCACAGTAACAGTATAATCTGGTGTAAAAAATGGTAATATCTGTTCTAATATCTGTGTACCATCTTCAATATTTCTAACATATATTGATAATGAAAAATCAAAACTATATGGTACAGGTGCATATTGACTATTATAAGAACCAGAAACAGTATTTGCTGAAAAGTTATTCTGTAGTGTAATATGTTTTCGTGATGAATCGTAACTTAAACCATCCAAATCAAAACTCATTCTTGGTAATGATGTGGCAATAGATTTTGTTAATGACGGATCTGTAGTTAATCTCGTAAAATATTTTTCTTTTGGACCATAAGATAAAGGTACTTTGATTTTTTCATAATCGATTGTACCTGCTTTATTATATCTTACTAATTGGATGTCATTGAATAGTGTTCCAAATGCAACAACTATTTTTCTAATTGTTCTATTATAAAAATGACTATTACCCAGCATTATGCTTCTCCAAACGGATTATGCTCAGTGAAATCAATGATACTATCCGATTCACCTTCTATTAACGTATTGTCTGCTATATCTTCAAAGATATTATTATTAGCTTGTGTGGTATCATCTTCTGCTAATAATATGTAACGAGCATTACTTGTAACACCTATAACATTAGCAGATGCAACAAAATCACCACGAACTTGAATTACGTTTAATGTGGAGTATGGTACAAACGAATACACAATAGCTTGAGCATTTGCATATGCTAAGTTTGCACCTTGATAAACAATTTCACTTGATAAGTATGTTCCACTTCCAGTATTTGATAATGCCAATCGTGTTCTCTTATAAGAATCAAATATTTGATTATCAACTTCTTGAACACCGGTACTAATAATTTCTTCAGAGAATACAAACTGTTTCATCTTTAATGCATAGACATAGACGTTACCACCACGACCACGACCTAACGTATAAAACATTGCTTGGTCATTTTCATGTTCTACAAAAGTTATTTCAAAAAAGTTTTGAACTAAAGGTATATAAACTAAATCACCTTCTCTTGGTCTATGTAATGGTACTGTTGATGCAAATCTTCTTCGTGACATTAATAAAGTAACTTCATCTTTAATCTCTAGACCAAACTTAGAAATGAAGTCACCTTCACCGTCCATACCAGTAACATTCTCAAGATACATTTCCATTTGATATGCATTACGGAATTGTTTTATAGTATCTTCACCATAAATTTGGTCAATACTATCTCTTGAAGAAAAAGGCATATAATAAACATCCATGCCATTAACTTGCATAGATTCAATAACTAAATCTTCAACAAGTAATTGCTCACTTGTTATTTGATTGATTGGAAAATTATTAAAATAAAAGTTGGTTGCCATTATCCTACAAACATTTCATTGGGCAACACATTGTATGATTGCATCTCTTCTTCTATTTTATCAATTTCTGCTTGTGCTTCTTGCATGATTCTTGGTCCATCTAAAGTAACACCGCCAGGTAATTGCACATTAGCAAACTTACTTAGATTGGTACCCCATTGATATTTAATTTTCTCTGTAGCATACTTCTTGAGAAATCTATCATTCCAAATATCTGTGATGCCATCTTTAGTCAGTGTTATTGCGGTATTGGTAGTAGTAAATGCACTGCTAACATTTAAAGCAATATCAGAATTAATTTCAACAACTGTTCTTACTTGAGTGCCAAAATTAATTTCATCACCAATTAAAATATCTCTTGTAAATGTTGTACCTGTTCCTACAACCATAACATTAGATGCAGCAACATTTGCAGTGCCTTCTACTGTCATTGTATCTGGATCTAATTTTCTATAACATTCCATTACCAGATATTCATTTAACATTACATCTCTTGACCAATCAATATCAAGGAATATCTTATTCATATGCCGATTGAATCTAAACTGTGGCATACCAGAAAACAACATATTCAATGTGGTAATATGTTGCATTGTAATCTCATATGACACATAAGATACAGATGTGAAGTCATAGAGATCGTGTAATCTTAATTGATAACGCATATCAAACATATTTACAGATGATGTTGAGTTATCAAATGGCAACACACCAGTAACAAACAGAACCGAATCAGGACAATAAATCCATTTACGGTCTATATCTATTTGAGTAACTTTGTGTTTCATAAACATTTTTTGACAACCATCAAAATGATAGTCATGGAAAAATGCTAAAGCATCATCAATCCGATCTTCTACCTGATCGTCATCAACATTGATTTGAATGACTGGATGACCCAATCTACGTAGACAATAATCTTTAAATTGGGCTCTTGTTGTTGGTTTTGCCATGTTTCCACCTATAGTAGTATTATCTATTTATAACATAATACTCTTACTACTAATAGAGTTACACTGAAGATTGTTGGCCTTGTTGTTCGTTCAACTGTGGACCAAGTTGTTCTTCAAGATTTTTTACCAAACGAAACACAGATTCAAATGGTAATTTTCCTAATCCGGCTAAGATAATATTTACTTCATCTAAATTCAATTCAAGTTTTAACATACTTCATCCTTTAAAAGTTATATTTACCAAGGTTTACCAGTTAATGTAACTGGATTTTTTTGCGATTCAATTTGATCAATTAATGAGTTTTCATAATCAGTGACTTGTTCTGTTCCTAAAGTGTTCTTTACCCAATCAACTACAATTTCTTCAGTTAAACTGTCAAAAGCAATAAATGTATCACCACGAGTGAGTGAAAGTGAACCATATACATTACTATAATATGTATGTTCTCCTACAGTCTCAGTTGCATTTGCTCTCCAATGAACGACAGTAACTAATCCATCGGATGCATTACGATCCATTTGTTCAATATTCCATGTTTTTGTAACTGCCATTATTTATTCTCCAGTGCTGTTAGTCTTGTTGTTAATGATTCAATAAGTGCTTGTTGTTCTTGAATACCTTTAATTAGATGTGGAACTAATTCTGTATAACGAACTGAAAGATAATCTATACCGTCAATTTCATTTGTTACATTATCTAAAGCTTCATCTATTTTTCCAACAATATCTTGTGCAATAATACCAATCCTTCTTTTTGATTCTGGTATATCAATATCTTTGCGATGATATGTGACACATCTGATAGAATTTAATATAGAGATAGCATTTTCAATTGGTTTTAAATTTGTTTTTAATTTTTCATCTGAATAAGTTGACCAAGCACTTGCACCATTAACAATAGTAACACCGACACCAGAAGCATTTAATAATCTTATATCTGGTGTTGCAGAAGATCCATATACATCAATAAACCATGCATTTGCGTTATCAGTGCTTCTTCCAAAACTTAATTGTCCACCTTCAGCAGATGAATTTACTCTACCTGTTTTTATTTCGCCAACTACTTCAAGAGGCATTCCAGGCGCATTTGTACCAATACCTACATAACCTGATGTATCAATAGTCACTCTGACATTATTGTTTGTGGCAAATTGAGTAACTGCAGCGCCGGCAGAACCAAATACTGCCGCATTTGCACTTGAACCAACAAACAATCCACCACCAGATGCTCTTTCTACACCAATGGTTGTTCTTTGAGCCGCGCCATTATTTGTAAAATTTTGACTAGATGCTGTTGTTCCTGTGCCTGTTACCGTAACTACTGGAGTTGCGGAACTTACTTCAAGAATTGTTGATGGTGAACTTGTACCAATACCAAGACCTGTGCTATTAAGTCTCATTTTTTCTGTACCAATTGCACCAGTAGAACCGGTATAAAAGTGTATCTCACCAGCGGTACTTGCTCTATAAAATTTAATAGCTGCAAAATCATTTAAGTAATCTAAACCAATAGAACTTTGCACCGCAGAAGTTCCAGTATTTCCTGTTTTAAGTTTAGAAATAAATGCAGAGTCATCACTTCCTCTTGACCAAATTATCTGTGGAATCTCTACACCAGTTCCACCAAGGTCAAGTTTAGCACTAGTAGTTGTTACACCAATACCTACATTAGAGTTAGCAAAAATTGTATTTGAGTAAATTAAATTCAATGCACTGATTGTACCGCCAGTACCTGTAATACTAAGACCATCAGCATTTAATGTGCCTGCAACGGTCAATGTACCACCAAATGTTCCTGTGGTATTTGCTAATGCATTATTGGCTTTTAAGAAAGCACTATTAGCATAACTACCTGCACTGTTAGCTGTTAAGTATGCACTATTAGCGTAACTACCTGCACTGTTTGCAGCTTGAAATGCTCCATTAGCATAACTTGATGCACTATTAGCTGTGCTTCTAGCCAAAGAATCTGGACTACCTGTATTTGCCGCAGCATAGGCACTATTAGCGTAACTACCTGCACTGTTTGCAGCTTGAAATGCACCATTGGCATATGATGCTGCAGATGTAATATTTGTATTTTGTGTAATGTTTACTACGTTAGCATTGTTAGCAGTTGCAAAAGCACCATTGGCATATGATGCTGCTGATATAGATACATTAGCTTGTGCAAAAGCACCGTTAGCATATGATGCTGCAGATGTAATATTTGTATTCTGCGTAATGTTTACTACGTTAGAATTGTTAGCAGTTGCAAAAGCAGCATTAGCGGTTGAATTTGCAGTTGATATGTTTGTATTTTGTTGTGCATTAACACCATAAAAATAACTGTTACTAGCTGCAGTATTCTGAGTAGATCCATCAGAAAATATTATACCACCATTAGCTAAAAATGTATTTGAGTAAATGACATTTACACCACTAATAGTTCCAAGAGTTCCTGTTGATGTAATAGTATTAGCAACCAAATTACCACTGACAGTTAAATCGCCAGCAAATGTTCCTGTCGTGTTTGCTAATGCATTATTGGCTTTTGTATATGCACTATTAGCATAACTACTAGCACTATTTGCAGCACTTCTTGCCCACGAGTCGGCTCCAGAACCAGAATTAGCAGCAGCAAAAGCAGCATTAGCATAAACACCTGCACTATTAGCTGCTTGGTATGCACTGTTGGCATATGAACCTGAAGCACCGCCAGAACCAGAATTTGCTTGAGCAAAAGCAGCATTAGCATAAACACCAGCACTGTTAGCAGCTTGAAATGCAGCATTAGCATAACTAGCTGCACTATTAGCAGTACCTAATGTAATGTAATTAGCTGATGCATTGGCAGTTAAAAATGCACCATTGGCATATGATGATGCGGATGTTATATTTGTATTTTGTAAATCATTAACACCATAACTATAAGTATTAATTGTATTAGCAAATGCATATGCGGAGTTAGCATAACTACCTGCACTTATGGCATTTGTATTGGATGTGTTTGCTTGAACAAAACCACTATTAGCATATGAAGAAGCAGCGTTGGTTGCATTTCTTGCCCATGAATCTACAGAACCCGCAGCAACACTATTAGCAAGAGCAAAAGCAGAATTGGCATATGAACCAGCACTTATAGCATTTGTGTTGGCAGTATTAGCAGCAGTGAAAGCACTATTGGCAATACCATATGCACTGTTAGCATAATTACCTGTAGAGTTTTGACTCAGATAAGCAGAGTTGGCTTGAAGATATGCACTATTTGCATATGAACCTGAAGCACCGCCAGAACCAGAATTTGCTTGAGCAAAGGCAGCATTAGCATAAACACCAGCACTGTTAGCAGTTTGAAATGCAGAATTTGAATAATTAGAGTATAGATTGCCAGTTACTATTAAATTATTAAAAGTAAAATCTGCTGAACTATTTGCTGAGTATGGTTCTATTTTAACTAATGGCATTTAAATATTCCTGTTGTTTCTCGTATTTATTAAACTTTAAAATGTTATAGAACCAGATGATTTGAATATATAAATTCTATTATTACTATCTAATATGTAAATTGGTGATCCTGTGTTTGCACTTGCTAAAGGATAAGTATCTGGATATTTTATTATAACTGCACCAGAACCACCAGCACCACCAGCAATAGCTGGAGAATCTCCACCACCGCCGCCACCTCCACCAGTATTTGCTGTTGCTGAAGAACCTGCTCCTTGACCTGTTCCTCCCGCTGCACCACCGCCAGAACCTCCAGCACCACCAGCATTACCTGTAAGACCAGCACCACCGCCACCACCACCAGAAAAATAAACACTTGATGATACTACTTGTCCAACTGATTGTGCAGTAGCTATAGATGTTGTTATTATTGTAGTTGTATTTCCTATACCTCCAGCACCACCTACTCTAGTTCCACTTCGGTCACTACCCACTGCACCTGCGCCACCGCCGCCAGCACCACCAAGAAAACCTCCTGCTCCGCTTGAACTACCGCCATTATTTCCTTGTCCTGCTGTTCCTAAACCACCTGGCGCTGTTCCCGCATTAGCTTCACCAACACCGCCACCACCTCCAGAACCACCAGGAAGACCAGCAGCTAGTGAAGAACTAATATATCCACCGCCTTTACCACCACCAATAGATATAATTGAAGTAGAAGAACCAACTATACTACTATTGTTACCACTCACTGCATTATTAGCACCTGAAGTTGCACCTGTTCCACCAGAACCTACAGTAATTGTATATGTTGCATTAACAGCACTAAATGATCCCGTAAGAAAACCACCTGCACCGCCACCGCCACCACGTTTTGAACCACCGCCACCACCACCCGCAACAACAAGATATGTAACTGCAGGAATTACAACGGGTGAATAAGCAAGTCCGCCAGTAATTATTCCTCCACCATTAATTAACATTTATCATTCTCTCTTAAAATGTTATTGAACCAGAAGATGTAAATTTGTATATTCTAAAACCACCAGTAACTGTGACTGTTGGTGATCCTGTATTTGCTGATGCTGCGTTATAATAATCTGGATATTTTAATACTACTACACCTGAACCGCCACCGCCAGCACCTTCACCGTTTGCAGCACCACTTCCTCCGCTACCAGTATTTGCTGTTCCACTCGAACCGGCTGCTCCAAACCAACCGTTGTATCTAACACCAGGTCCTCCACTAGAATAAGTAATACTAGATCCGGTGATACTATTTGAAATTCCAGCACCGCCAGAAACTGGGCCCGCACCACCAGTATAATTAGCTCCCACACCGCCAGCACCACCACCACCGCCACTACCACCAAAGTTGCCACTAACATATGTACCATTACCGCCATCATAACCTTGTCTTGTTGCTTCATCAATATATGTTGATCCTGAATACACTCCTTTTCCGCCCACAGCTCCAGTTGTGCCACTAGTTAATCCACTAGCGCCGCCACCACCAGAGCCGCCAGAAGTGCCTGGAGTTCGTGATGGTGCACCTCCTCCACCTCCACCATACGATAATACAGAAATTCCAGAACCACTGATAGAAGTATTTGATCCGTTATTTCCTTGTTTATTAGTGCCACTAGCTATTGCAGCACCACCAGCACCTACTGTTATTGTAAAAGTATTACCATATGAAACTGAAGAAATTGTTGATGTTAAGTAACCACCAGCACCACCGCCACCACCACTCTCAGAAGATGAAGAACCAGTAGCTCCTGATGCACCGCCCCCTACTGCAAGATATTCCATATTAAGTATAGCGGTAACTGGTGGAGGTTCATAAAAATTAAAATTACCTCTAATAGTTGTTCCACCTCTAATTATCATTTATAGTCTCTCATTATTATGTTGTAATTTCTAGAAGTTTCCAGTTAATAGTTTCTTCATCCCAATCATATAATTTACCATCTGTTGGATAAGGTATTGGTGATTCCCATAAGAATGTAGTTGAATTTAATGTCCAACTAGCAAATGGTTTTGGTGGATAAAATACATCCAATTCACTATCATAAATGTAACCAATGCCTGCATAGTTACCACGCATAGCAGGTTTATCATCAGGTTCATTTGTGATTGGATCATAGTGTATTCCACCTCTTGTGTTATAGGATGTTTGAATCCATAATGAAGGATTACCAAATAAACCGGTATCAATTACATCTTGTTCTACTACTATTACTTGAGTAACAATACCACCTTCCACTTTTGCAAAATGACTCATATTTTTTTCTCCTATTACTTTTATCCTGTAGAATAATTATTATATGTATCACTAGGTGTTAAAATTGTTGGATCAGTGCTTGGATCAGATTCAATATATAATATTTTTACTGCACCAATATCATTTAAACTTGATATTAAATTGGCATATGAACCCTCAAATGTTATAACTTCAGAACATATATTGTAAGTTAAAGTAGCCATATTATGTAGCGTTCGTTTGTATAATTACACCATACTTGGTGCAGACATTAAAGAATGTGTATGTATTATCATTAAGACTAACCGTGTCTCCAGTTGTTCCCATACCACCAGTTGTCCAATAAATTGGAACAACACCTGTAACATATTGTGTTGGATATCCTATTTGCTGCATACTATAAAATACTGGTGATACAACATATTTTGGATTACCTGATGCATCAATTGTATTTGTTCTACGACCAGTTCCCGTTTGAGCAATAGTTAATGTTGCTGCTGTGTTTGTACCTATATCATATATTGGATAATTAGTTCCACCATTTGGATTAGTTACATTACTAGTAAAAGCAGCTATACCCCAAGTGACTGCTGTGGAAGCAGTTGAGTATAATGTTGCTCCAGAAGTTGTATATGTAGTTAAAGCACTTGCTGATGTTCCTGCATAATGATTATACATTACAAATGGTGCAGTACCATAAAATGTGTGAGCATTAGTCATTGACGATTCCCACAATCCAACCATTCCCACATTTTCACAAATTAATGTGCAATGTCTTTGATTGGCAATAAGATAATAAGTTTGACTAGTAGAACCAAAACTTGAAGTTAAACCGTAAGTATCTCTAGTAGCTATGTTTGCAGCAGTAGAATTAATATATAATCTAGGCGTTTCACCCGTAACAACTCCTACTGATGATGCATTTGAACCGGCAGTAACGGTAAAACCTGCATTAAACGATGTATTACTAGAATAATTATATGGATTTAATGTAATATATTTTAATGCTGAACCAGAAAGACATGGTGCTGAAAAACAAAAGTTCCATGATGTTCCATCGGGTGCAGTAGTTTCACTAGATGTTGCAATTGTTGGTCGGTCTACAGAATGATTACTACCAACATAAGTCCATCCTGCAGCGGTTGAATCAAATATGACAGAAGATGATTGAGAAAATCCACTCAACAAACTTGTGCTTGGTGAAGAGTTGGTTATTAATCTTCCAATGTCTCTTAAATAAAACAATGGATTAACATAGGTTGATGGAGTTACTAATTTTGCATACATATTATTTTCCTGTTAACCTGCTACATTAACTATTAAACCAAATTTTGTAGATACGTCAATAAACGCATAATCTACTCCATTGACACTAATAGTATCACCGGTACTTCCTATAGAAGGTTTAGTAAGATATACTGGCGTTACACCCGTAACATACTGTGTTGGATAACCTATTTTATCCATTGAATAGAATATAGGTTGCACAACATATTTTGGATTTCCTCCCGAATCAATAGTGCCGCTTCTTAGTGTAGTAGAAGTTGTTGCTTGGACTAAATGAAACCCGGTTAAATTATTTGTTGCCAAATCATATACACCATAATTAGTTCCTGTATTTGGATCAGTTACATTAAATGTGTTAGCAAATAAAGCCCAATTACCACTAGCAGTATATACTGTAGGTGTGATTGCTGTTCCTATTGCAGAAATTGCAGAAATATTTCTATGTGTAAGTGATACGAAAGGTGCTGTGCCATAATAATTATGAGCATTAGTCATTGACGATTCCCATATAGCACCTAAACTATTTCCATCTAATAGAATTGTTAAATGCCTTGCACTTGCTATTATATAATAAACTGTACCAGCTGCACATGAAAAAGATAATGATGTGTTATTTGCATTTAGTCCTGAAGTGGAAATAGTTCCATTAGTATACAAACGAGCACTTTCATTTGTAACAACACCTAGAGATGATGCACTGCTTGCTCCAGTAAGACACCATCCATTTGGATAAGTACCAACACCTTGATTAAGACCGTAGTTATATACACTAAATATAGCATACTTCAATGCAGAACCAGAGAGGCATGGTGCTGAAAAACAAAGATTCCATTGAGCGCCATCACCAATTGTGCTACCATCTCCAATTGTTGGTCGATCTGCTGCATGATTGCTACCAACATAAGTCCATCCTGCTGGTGTTGCATCATATACAACAGACGAAGCAACATTGAATGCCTGTAATAGACTTGTGCTTGGAGTAGCTGAAGTTATTAATCTTCCTATATCTCTCATTATTCCTGTAGAGAAAACATTAGAAGAACCAATTACTAATTTAGCAAACATTTCTATAATCCTTCAGGTGTATAAAACACATTAATTTTTTCATCAGTAAAACTTAAAATTTCATTAGATGGTGTAATAAAATATAAAATAAATTTAACAACCAAATAGTTAAAACTTATTGATTTTTCTTGCATTAAAGATTGCAATTCACTAATTTCTCCACTATATGTATAGATTATACAACCATTAAAATATTCTTTAATTTCGTCATTTGTCATTTTAATATCCCGAATAATATGTATAAGTAATTGCTATTTTTTGACCAGGTTGACCAATACCAACTTGCGTAATATCCCAAAATAAATAATTACCTGCAGAAATTGATATAGATTGACTGACTGTATTAGATTGACCTAAATTATAGTAATAATTTTTTAATCCTGGTACTAAATTAACTGTAGCAACAGTAGAAGAAACATCATAATCCGTTCCAGTTTTAAAAGTTAATATAATATTCTGATTTGTTGGTGTTGATGTTGTTGTAGCTTGAATAGTTGTTAATAATGCGGGACCTGCAAATCTTAATCCATTTCCAACATTCAATGCTACTTTAGCTGTTCCTGATTGAGATGTGCTAACAGTTAAAGGTTTTGAACCAGCAATTAATTTTGAAGCATCAGCCGAACTAACACTAACAACATTATTAAAAATTTTTCCAATTGTTGTATCGATTAACACACTTCTCGTTCTTGTTGTCATTATTGTAATACCTCTACAGTTTTTACATGAGCTACCCAACGAACATTTGAACTTGCTGCACCAGTGACGTAAATGTTTACTGTATCCGTTGTATTATTCGCTCTTGCATCTATTGACCAAGTTCCAATATCTCTATGAATAACTATTTCATATAATGATCCAGCATCAGATGCTATTCCAGAATTATTTATTGCAACACCCTTTAAATGAAATGCTGCATTTTGATTTGTAACATCTGTTCTTCTTCCAACTATATCTACAGTATAAAACATTGTAGAATTTGATGAAATTGATATTCTATTATTACCATCAATCAACAACTCTGTTTCTGTAGCATTAGTTGTTGTTCCTCTTAATATATAATCTTTAACAATGCTGTCACCAGATGAAGAAAAGTTACCAGTAGTTAGTGTTAATCCATTTGCAGTAGCAGTAAGTGTAGTATTTGAAAGTGTGATAGAATTGCCAGATGCTGTAGAACCAGAGTTTGTTCCAGAACCGGCAAATATAGTAGAAATTTCTATAGGTGCATTATTTCCAGGTGCAGATGTAAATGTTAATACTGATCCTGATATACTATATGTAGTTTTTGGTTGAAATAAACCACCAACAGAGACTAGTGTATAATTTATATTGGATGGTGTTGTGCTTAATGAATATACAGTTTGAGAACCACTTCCTGTAAAATTATCTACAGTTATTGATATTGGTGCTATTGTATTTGCAACAGCAAAAGCAGCATTAGCATAAACACCTGCACTATTAGCTGCTTGATATGCACTATTGGCGTATGAACCAGAAGTTACTGATCTTTGGTCTGCAGTATTAGCTGCAGTAAATGCACCGTTAGCATATGATGATGCAGATGTTATGTTTGTATTCTGTTGTGCATTAACACCATAGAAATAACTATTAGATGTGTTTGCAAATGAATATGCACTATATGCATAAGTATTTACTGTATTGGCAAATGTAAATGCACCATTTGCATAACTTGATGCACTATTTGCAGCACTTCTTGCCCAAGAGTCTGGACTACCTGTATTTGCCTGTGCGTATGCACTATTAGCATAACTACCTGCACTGTTAGCTGCATCTCTTGCCCATGAATCAGTTGCAGACCCGCCAGTATTTGCAGCTGCAAAAGCAGCGTTAGCATAAACACCTGCACTATTGGCAACTTGATACGCAGCATTAGTTTTATCAAATATGGATGAACCATCAAATGTTATACTTTGTGGAGATGCATTTCCATTTGCAGTAATTGTAATACCATTAGTTGGTAAGAAATTAACTGTATCAAGACCTTGCGCTGTTAGGTATGTTGTACCGTTTACTTTCCAGTATTTGAAAGTAGAATTTATTCCAACTTTAACAATACCTTGAGATAATGCATTTACATTAAAACCAGAATCAACATCAAATCTAAGAGCAGATACATTAGATACAACATTACTTACATTACCCGAAGTATCAATTAAACTTACAGTAAGGTTGTTTGTATTTGCAGCACTGTATTGACGTGAACCATCACCAAACAATATATAATTATTAACTGTTGCAATATTTGAAGTTAAATTACCAGCAGTTAATAACCCATCAGATTTATTAAATGTTAATCTAGAATTGCCAGCAAAAATACCTGAATCATTAAATTGGATTTCTTTATTCAGTCCAGAAGGTTGTGTATTTGTAATTGAACCTAAAGTATTGGATGCAGTTTTATAATAGAGAATACCATCAGCATAATTGATTGTTAATTCGCCATTAGCAAGAGATGCTACAGTTGGGACGTTTCCTGTATTTCCAGAGGAACGTAATGTAATTACTGTATTTGCTATTGCTGGTGGTCCTGACATTAAAACGAACCGCCCGGAGATTCAATTTTTAATTCTACATCATCGGTTAGTATATTATCAGTAGATTGCATCATACTTGTTGTCTTTTTTTTCTTTATATTAGGAATTGATTTTTCTAACTGTATAATATAATCGTTTTTAGTATTTAGTTGTTCTTCCAAATCCTTTATTCTAGACTCAAGTTTGATTTTTTCAGTGTTTAATACAGATTCAAGATTGTTTTTTTGATTAGTTAAATTAGAAATTTCATCATTCTTTACTCTGATATCATTTTCTAATCTGGCTTTTTCCTGATATTGACCATTAACTTCATTTTGCAATCTATTCTTTTCATTATTTAAATTTGAAATCTGTTCATCTTTAGATTTAACAGTATTTTCTAAATTGGTTTTTTCTTCTAATAATTTATTTTTTTCATTGTTTAAATCCAATTCAATAGAAGATAACTTCTGATTTAATTTATTTTCTAAATCAGTTTTCTCTTCTATTAATTTGGATATTTCAAGTTTTATGGTTTCATAGTCACCGACTTTCTTTTCATATGAGTCGGTGATTATCTTTACATCTTCTTCTTGCAATGCCATTTTAGTCTGAAACAATAAATTCTGTTTCAATACGGCATTAAAATTATCAAATGTTACATCATTGTGTTTCTTTAAAAAACGAGTTTCTGACATTATAAAATCCTTTCATGATATTTTTAGAATGATCCACCACTGACAGTTCTCAATCTACCAAAATATGGTACGCCAGTTGCATCAACTTGTAATAAGTCACCATCAGTTGATGATGTTACTGCACTTAACGCACCAGTTGAAGATGATGTATCAGAAACAATAACACCTTTGATTGCAAATGATGAATTACCAGTACCACCTCTAACAACACCTAGTGTACCAGAAATAAGTCTTGATGTATCTATTGCAATTTGTGTGTTACTTACACTCGAAACACGACCAAAAGCATCAGTGGTTACTACAGGTATATATGATGCAGAGCCATATGTTCCTGCACTACCAGTATTTGCTAGTGATATTAATTTACCCGTACCATTACCAACAAGTATTTGTCCTGCACTAAACGTATTAGCGCCAGTACCGCCTTCGGTTACTGCAATCGCAGCAGCAAGACCTGAAATTATACCACCAGTTAAGTTTGCACTGATTGTTGCAATTCTACTATTAGCAACATCAATTACGTTTGTATATGGATCTGGTACATAACTATCAAACAAGTAGTATTTGCTATCTGCAGCATGTCTGACAAAACCAGTATGAAGATTTGCACTACCTGATTTATAGTGACCAACAAAACCAATATCAACCGAATCACTTACATCATTGTTTGCAGCAAGGAAAATCATTGAATCGGTAATATTTAAGTTGGTTACATTAGATGTAAATGTATTACCACTTAATATCAAGTTACCAGTAACTGTTACATCACCAGAAATGGTACCACCAGAAGAATTGAACTTTGTATTTGCAACAGCAAAAGCAGCATTAGCATAAACACCAGCACTGTTGGCAGATTGAAATGCACCATTTGCATAACTAGATGAACTATTTGCAATTCCGTATGATGATAATGCATTTACGGCGGCAGTATTTGCTTTTGTGTATGCACTGTTTGCATAATCACCGGCACTTACTGCTTTTTGATCGGCAGTATTGGCAGCAACAAATGCACCGTTAGCATATGAAGATGCACTATTAGCACTAACAAAAGATGAATTGGCATATGAACCAGCACTTACTGCTTTTTGATCTGCTGTGTTAGCGGCAACAAAAGCACCGTTAGCATAACTTGATGCACTGTTAGCAGTAATAAACGCACCATTAGCATAACTTGATGCACTGTTGGCAGTTGTTCTTGCCGTATTGTCAATACCATAACCTTGGAAAGCAGTTAATTGAATTGTTGAATCTGGGAATACAATGTTTCCACTGTTAGCAGAATCAAATCTCCATGTTCTAAATGTTGAGTTATCGGTACTTACAGATAAATTAACATAACCTTCGTAATTAGCTGCAAGAGTTGGACCAAAACCAGTAGGTAATGTTAATCTATTTCCACTATAACTACCGCCAGCAATTGCGTGGCCATTAACATCTAAATCACCACCTAACTTTGGAACTGAATCTCCTTCAACCGATGAGAGTTTTCCTGATGCTGTTGACTGTGCAGTATTTGCGGCAGAAAAAGCAGCATTAGCATAAACACTAGCACTGTTGGCAGATTGAAATGCACTATTAGCATATGAACTTGCGCTGTTAGCAAAACTTCTTGCAGAACTATCTACAGAACCCGCAGAAGCACTGTTAGCTAAAGCATACGCTGCATTAGCATGGAGATATGCACTGTTGGCATATGCACCAGAAGTTATTGCTTTTTGATCTGCAGTATTGGCAGCAACAAATGCACCATTAGCATAACTACTGGCACTATTGGCAGTATCTCTAGCATATGCATCGTTTGGTGTAAATGCAGTATTTCCAGCGGCAGTAATACGACCTTTGGCATCAACAACAAATGTTGCTACATTAGTTGAACCACCGTATGAACCTGCGGTAACACCAGTAGATGCTAATGTTATCGGAATTGCTTTGTCTGCAGAACCATTAACTGAAACATTACCAGTTGCATCACCGGTTAAACCAATGTTTCTTGCATTTTGCCAAGTTGTTGCGGTTGTGGCATTACCATTCAATGTTGCAGTAATTATACCTGCACTAAAATCGCCATTAGTATCTCTTTTTACTAATTTTGATGCGGTATTTGCATCAGTTGCAGCATCAATAATATCTGTATAATACTTACCACCAACAGCAATTACTTGATTTCCAGCTAAACCAAGAAATAATTTATTAGATGTATTTGAATAAGCAGGCTCAGCAACATTTAACGAAGCCGGTAAAGCTGTGCTTTCTGAAAATTTTAGTTGAATTACGGTATCTGACATATTGTCCTCGTTTTTATTATTGTTGTTGCCGGAATCTCTATCTATTTATAAAAATCAAATATTAAAAATTACCGCCTGTAATATTTTTGATATTTTGAAATACTGTATTTGCTAATGCATAAGAACTATTGGCATAAGAACCTGCAGTAATTGATATCTGATATGAATTATTTGCCAAAATATATGCATTATCCGCTAAAGTGTATGCGGTATTTGCTCGAGCAAATGCGGAATTTGCGTTTAAAAATGCGGAATTTGCATATGATTCTGTTGCAACACCAGCAGCACCAGTAATAGATCCAATAGCAGTTGCTTTAAAACTTTGATTTACTGAGTCATATGTAATAGTGTCACCATCATGTATACCAGTAAGATTAAAACCTGTAATATCATTTATGGTAACAGTCTGTCTTGATCTAAAATTAGGATCAGCAATGAATGTTCTATTTGGAGATGTAATTGTTACTTTATTAACACCGCCAGTATTTTGAAACAATTTAGCATTTATGGCCATAATTACCTCGTTACTGATGGCAAGACGGTTGCAATTCCTTCAATAACTCTAGATACAATATTATTAGCTGAAGTTATTTTTAAATCATAAACATATCTACCTGCACTTAAGTTTGCAGTGTTTGCCGCAGTAATAGAAAGTGTTATCTCACCGTTTGCGGTACCTGTGATTGTAGAATTAATAGTATATGCAGTAGATGAGTAATAAGATTTACGCATCTGTGAATTGGCTGTATATGCATAAAGATTGATGGCATTTCCACCATCATCTCCAACATTAACAGTGGTGTTAAATGTTGCACCTTGTTCTATTGTAAGTTCTGAAAAAGCAGCCAAAATTATTTCCTTTTACTTATTTATCTGTGCTTCTAATTCTTTAACTTTATCTGATAATTCTTTTATTGCTTCAATTAATAATGGAACAATCTTTTCATACTGAACAGTTTTATAGTTCTCACCAGATATACTGTTGCCTTCTTTATCAGTATCAAATGGTGCAGGAACAACAACTTGTGGCAATACTTTTTCTAAATCTTGTGCAATAACACCAACTTTTATTTTATCATCATAACCGTAAGATGCCGCAATATCATTTCCCTGATATGTTACACCTTTTATTTGATGAACTTTTGATAGTGCATCTGAGATTGGTGTAATATTTTTCTTCAATCTTTCATCAGAATAGTATGCGGTAATATCAGCAGTAGAAGTGATTGCACCATATGCCGCAAATGCACCAACTCGCATAGCAGTATATGCGCCACTGCCCGCTGACCAACCAGCTGTGCTAAACACATTATCGGTATCTAAACCAAAATGAGCACCATATGCTCCCACTCTATGAAAATTAATGAAAGCTGCTCCACTAGCATTATTATTAACTTCAATTTGTCCTGATTCAGCAGTGGTAAAAGCAGCACCGGTTTTTGAAACTGTTATTTGTCCACTAAATGTGCATCCTGCTAACGGTGCATATGAACTTATACTTGCATTATTAAATGGTGTATATCCTAATGCAGTTGTAACATTACCACTTGTTATACCTGTAATGTAACCAGCGCCATTTGTTAATTGATTTGTATTAGTTACATTAGTTGCACCTGCAGCGATACCATCTAATTTACTTGCATAGGTACTTGTCATATAACCATTAACTGCAGAAGTTGCAGCTGCCATCGCTAAAGTAAATGATGAAGCAGTACCACCACCAGTTAAAGGTGCAGTTGTTGTGATTGCAACAGATGATATAAATCCGTTACCATTACTAATTTGATTATTATTAGTTACATTAGTTGCACCTGCCGCAATACCATCTAATTTGCTGGCATAGGTACTTGTCATGTAACCATTAACTGAAGCAGTTGCAGCAGGCATCGCTAATGTAAATGATCTACCAGTAGTACCACCAGTTATTGGTGCGGTTGTTGCAATTGTTACACTATTAATAGCACTTGAATCAATACCATCTAATTTGCTGGCATAGGTACTTGTCATGTAACCATTAACTGCAGAAGTTGCAGCTGCCATTGAAATTGCTGGTGTTAGACCACCAGATGATACAACAGGTGCAGTTCCTGTTACTGAAGTAAGATATAATGATGCCGCAGTATTTGCTTTTGCATATGCACTGTTAGCATATGAACCAGAAGTTACTGCTCTTTGATCGGCAGTTGCGGCATTTGTTGTTGCAGTATTGGCTTGAAGATAAGCACTGTTAGCATATGAACCAGAAGTTACTGCTCTTTGATCGGCAGTTGCGGCATTTGTTGTTGCAGTATTGGCTTGATTATAAGAACTATTTGCTTGAAGATAAGCACTGTTAGAATATGATTCAGCGGCTGCAGAACCCATATTACTATAGATAGTACCATCATTAGTAAATGTCCATTTATCTGTTGTTTCATTCCAAATAACTGCAGCATTATCTAATGTACCACGTTCAACTTCAATACCAGCATTTTCAGTTGGTGCAGATGCTTGTGGTAAATCTGCATTTAATGTGATGATGGCATCACCAACTCTTAACTCTGTAGTATTTACATATGTTGTTAAACCAGAAACAGTTAAATTACCAGTAACCACAACATCACCAGAAACAGTACCACCTGATGATGAGTATCTAGTATTTGCAAATGCATAAGCAGAATTTGCATAATTGCCTGTAGAGTTTTGACTTAGATATGCTGCATTGGCATGTAAGTATGCACTATTGGCATATTGACCTGTAGAGTTTTGACTTACATATGCACTGTTAGCATGTAAGTGAGCAGTATTAGCATATACGCCAGTTGTATTTTGACTTGTATATGCAGCATTGGCATGAATATAAACACTGTTTGCTTGTATGTGTGCCGCATTGGCATGCATGTAAGAATTATTAGCGTGTATATATGCATTGTTAGCATAATTGCCTGTAGAGTTTTGACTTAAATATGCACTATTAGCATGTAAGTAAGAACTATTGGCATGTCTATATGCAGCATTGGCATAACCACCAGCAAATGTAGCCGTGTCGTATGCAGTTTTAACTGCTAAAGAAGATGCAATATTACTACTAATAGTTGATGTAATACTATCACTGATTAAATTAGCAGTTAATATTTTTGAGAACATTGTTGTCGGCACTGGATTAAAGATATCTCTAATCTGCCAAGTATTGGATGTTCCTTCAAATCTGATATAAGCATTAGCATCAGGTGCAGTAGCACTACCATTACTTCCTAATGTAATGTTTGATGTATTACCTCTCCATACACCAAAATAACCAGCACCAACAGTTGTAATTGGAGTATTTGCACTGATAACAAAAGTATCAGTATCAAAAACTACAGCACCAGCTAATTGGAATTGTCCATCCACTGTTAATGTATTACCTACATACATGTTACTGGCAACATCAGCATTCTGTGCAGTTAAAGAACCAACAATATCTGCACGACCAGTTGCTCTCAGTGAATTAGTGTGAACTAGTCCAGTTGTATTAAAATTACCAGAGGTTGTATTTGTTGTAACTGCAACATTAGCTAAGAAATTAGCTTGTTGAGCAACAGTCAATGTGCTATCTAAATTAGCAAAAGATGTAACTCTTAAGGTACTATCTAAATTAGCAGCCCCAGTAACTTTTAATGTGCTATCTAAATTAGATGCATCGGTTACTCTCAAGGTACTATCTAAATTGGCACCACCAATTACTTTTAAGGTACTATCTAAATTAGCAGCACCAGTAACTCTCAAGGTACTATCTAAATTAGCAGCGCCTGTTGTCCTTAACGTGCTTCCTAAATTAGCAATACCAGTTGTTCTTATTGTACCCACATGAACTAAACCTGTCGTTACTACATTACCTGTAGTAGTATTTGCAGTTACATTAACATTAGAACCAAAATCTGCTTGACCAGTTGTTCTTAAAGTACCACTCTGAGTTAAACCTGTCGTTACTAAATTACCAGAAGTTGTATTTCCAACAACATCTACTGTAGTTGCAAAATCAGCACGACCAGTTGACCGTAAAGTGCCTGTATGCGTAAGACCTGTTGTTACTAAATTACCTGCAGTTGTGTTTGCAGTAATGTTAATATTGGAACCAAAATCTGCTTGACCCGTGGAACGTAAAGTGCCTGTATGTGTAAGACCTGTTGTTACTAAATTACCAGAAGTTGTATTGCCAACTGTGTCTACTGTAGTTGCAAAATCAGCACGACCGGTACTTCTTAGTGTTCCAGTATGTGTTAATCCAGTAGTATTTAAATTACCTGATGTTGTATTTGCAACAACATTCAATGTGCTGTCAAGATTTGCTGTTCCAGTTACTCTCAAGGTACTATCTAAGTTAGCACCACCAGTTACTTTTAATGTGCTTTCAAGATTTGATGCACCAGTTACTCTTAGTGTGCTTGTTAGATTAGAACCACCAGTTACTCTAAGTGTACCATCAACATTAGCAGCAGTAGTTACTCTTAGATTGCCTGTTTGTGTTGTATTTGCAGTTACAGTATTACCTGTATTTAAGTTACCAAATACTGTACCATCTGTTCTAACATTTAATGTAAGTGTATTAGCAACAGCACTTAAATTTAAACTTGTACCATAGATATTTGACGAGTGTGTTGTAACACCAACAACATCTAAAGTATCATAGATTGTTGATCTTGTTGATTTTGAATTTGTTGTTACCATATCGGTCAAGTATGCAGTATTAATACTTGCAGAACCTACATTGACAAATACTACATTACCTGTACCGGTCATACTTAGTTTGTTTACAATAGATGCATTTTTACCTATTGCAATATCATTATTCGTTGAAATATTACTTGTTGTAATATTATTAGTTACTTGTAGATTTGAATTAATTATTGCATTATTGGCAACGTAGAGTGCAGTTCCTTTACCATATATGTAAGTATTTGCACCAACAGTTAAATTACCAGTCTGTGATGATTGAGAACCAAGTGTTATACTTTTACCAACTTCAAGATCGGTTGAAAACAAGACTCCATTAGCAACTTGTAATGCAACGCCAGTTGCAGTAATTACTTGTTTAGAATTCCCTGTAAAAGCAAAGGTACCATTTGACTTTGTATAGTTTCCAGTCTCTAATGTGTTTAAAGCATTGGCAGACTGATTGGTTTGAATTCGCCATTCATCTATCGTATTATTTTTGGTGATATTAGTTATTGCCATTTATTATCTACTTTTTTCTAATAGTTGATTTAACAACGACTTGACTTCTTTCATATCGGATGACATTTCTTCAACTTGATTCTTTAATCTATTTATTTCATTATTTTTGTCAGTTATACTTTTACTCATTCTTTTTCGTTCTTCATTTTCTTTTAATAAAGACTTATTAGTTGCCAATAATGCACGACTATTAGTATCTTTAGAATAAGGTGTTCCTTCAACTTTTAATAACATAATTATTCCGCAGGTAATGCAATCACACGTAAATCTTTAACCTTCGGTACAATCGTAGGATCACTTGAACGTAATACAATTTTAATTGATAAAGTTACAAATGTATCATATGTTACACCATTGGTTGAAGTATATGTAATGAAATTACTTGTTGCCGATGGACGATATTCATAATCAATAAAACTATATGGTGTTAATGATGGGGCTACTGTAGGATTAATATTTACTAATTTTTGATATCTTCTATCCTTAAATGCAGTGCCGTCAGAACCAGATAGTATCTTACAGAATACATCAACTGAAGTACCAACTGGTTTATTTGCGGTTAAGAATACTCTTAAATCTCCAGCATCAAAGCCATCTGCCAATTGAATCTGTCTTGTAATATATCGTGCGAGACATGGACCACCACTTGAATCATATTCAGTATTTAATACAACACTTCCACCAGAACCAGATGCAACAACTGATGGATAATTTGTATTTGCACCAATAGTTATAGTATAGTCATCAATGTAACCAGCACCAGGAACAGAAACATACACACTAAGAATATTGCCACTTGCATCACATGAAAGATTACCACTGAAACCTGTACCAGTAGAACTGCTAACAACAATAACATTAGAATTTCCATAACCAGTTCCCGAAGCAACAATTGTAAAATCTTCTGAATTTATTTCTGCATCATCAACATAATTTTCCCATATATTTAGAAATGCTTTTTCTATAGATACTACAGGAGAAACAGCATCATTTGTTGTTGACATATCTACTTTAACAGTAAAGTCACCTTTATATCCTAATGTTTTTCTTCTATAACCAACTGCATACAAGTCATCATTTTCAAATGATATTGTTGTTCCCGGTACAATTGCACGATAATTTGATTCCATTGAACCACTAATTGTATTTGCTTTCAATGAATAATTAACTGAAGTACCTGTTGGAACAATAGATGTTTCTAATAATCTAAATTTATCTACGCTGTAAATCACATCTTGTTCATCACTTTGTAATGCTATTGATGCTGGTGTTGTTGAGAACGAACACCGATGTAATCTAAACATCAAATCTTCATTGATATAAGGTATATATTCCATAGAATTCTGTGAACGATACAATGTTCCAACATATGGATTAACACCAATATACTGATTACTTGTTGATACTTGACCTTTTTCTGCTTCCCATAAAATGTAATCTGGTGAATCAGTTAATACAACAACTGCATATAAACCAGGTTTCAAGAATATAGGAGTATAAAACTCAAAGTTTGTTATTGTTGCTGCAGTATCAATTGAAGGTGATGTGTCTGAAATATTAACTTCAGATGGTACTTTAGTTACAACTGATTCTGGATACCAAAAATCTGATGATGGTGTTCCATTTACAGTTGGGCGAATTTGAACCCATACAGGCAATTCATCATCTTTTGCTTTGAAGAACAAATCTACACTGTTCAAGTAAATACCATAGGGGTATCTTGATGGATCAACAAAGAAAGTTTGTGCTAATGGATCCCAATTGTATGTTGACAATAATTGTGAACCAGCTGATCTTGATGATATCAATCTATCTGATGTAGTTGTTCCAACAATCTTTGAGTCTACGTCATAATTATATACAGTATCAACTAATTCAGTTTTACTTACACTTATTCCTGAAGAAACGTATACTTTATCAGCAAATGATATTGAATCACCGTCATATGTATTATTATATGATTCCGTTACACGTAAATTTCTTTGACCAGAACGGAATGTTGCAGTTGGAATATGGAAAGCACCACCGGCTTGACCATATTTGTTTGTTTTATTAGTACCAAGACTGTAAACAATTGAACCTGTTGTAGTAGGTGTAGAACTTAATGTTGCAGTTTTTGTAGAACCAACATAAGAACTAATTGTAAACTGTTCACCAATACCAGCTAATGATGTTGTTGAATGAACAATACTTATTGTATTGCCATTATAGTAATCATTTGTTGCTGATGCATTACCATCCAATACAATAGTATTACTTGCCACAGTTCCTATACCAGAATGATGTTCTTCTACTGAAGATATGATTACTGTTGCACCACTATCTAAACCATAAACATATTTGCCAGCAAGTGTTAATGCATTTTCATTAATTATAGAAACATTTGCACTACCAGTTTCACTGACGGCAACATAACCTACGTTATATGAAGTACCACCACTCAATAAAGAGTTTAATGCTGTAGCCAATGCGCCGGTTGATGTTGCAATTAATATGGGTTCACCAGTTGTTAAAGTTGTATTTGTAGTTAAAGTAATTTTATTAGGTACAACAACATATTTGTTTACATCAACATCATCAAAGAATGAATAAACTGTTGTTTTAGGACGTAACCCATTTGTTGTAAATATTACTCTTTTTGCTTTCATATAGGGTTGAATCGCTAAATCAGTTACAAATTCACCTACACTTTGTTGTGATGAAGAAGTTGATATTTGTTGTTGATTTAATTCAGCACCAGCAGTTAAATATGTGTTATCATTATATGCTTGATAAACACCCCATACGCCACCTTGTTTACCTCTCCATTCACCGTGACCAAATCCACCAGTACCTATCCATTTTTCATATGTGCCGCCTTCTTCGGTTCGTGTTTGATACCATTTTGAATCGGCAATTTGTGCAAAAGGACTATCTTTATCGTCAGACCATTGTTTTACATTATCACCAATATACTTAAACGCATTATTAATAAAATTAAATGCGTTTTCAATACCTTGATTGGAATTCAATACTACTTTTGCAGTTGTTTCTGAATCTACATCACCAGTAAATTCTGGGAACAAACGCATTGTTCCTTTAAATGAAGCATATAGAGCACCAGCAACTGGTGATGATTTTGTTGCATATGGTTGTTGTGCAAGAACAGATGTTGTATAATCTAACATCATAATCTTTTGTTGATTCACACCAGGTGTTATTAATTGTGTTCCACCAGTAGATATTAGTGTATTTGCCTGAAGATTGATGGTTCTCATTAATGATGCGGGTTTCAATTCACCATTATCAATTAAACATCTATTATCAAATTGAACTTGACTTGGTGGTGCTTTGATATCGTCTGTAGTAAAATTATCAGTTAAGATACCATACTTTGATCTCTCTAAACCATTTGCATCTGTAATTTTTGTTGATACTGCATCTTTTTCTAGTGTATTCAATGCAACATAATATTCTAATTGTTTAATACGATTTTCAAATGCACCAATATCTTGCATTGTATATCTACGATGATTAACAAAATCAGCACGAATATCTTTAACATTTTCCGTATATGCGGGTATTGCTAATGTATAGATTAACATGTCGCCAGAATTTACATTTGGTGCAATAGGTTTAATTGCAGATGTGCCAGATATTACTTCAAAATCTTTTGATTGTTTAACTACAATTCTATCAATTCTACCTAGATAATAATCAAAATTAGTTGTTAAAGTTCCACTAGGTAGAGGATTAACCGCACCAGATATATTTGTCGTACCAATACCTCTTGTTGGTCTGAAATCAAATGCCGATCTTAATGGTATTAATTTATTATCTTCTTTATTATTAAAGTAGAAAATCTCATCATATGTAAAATTAGATCCTGATTTTAAATAAGAATCTATAGTAAACAAACCATCATTTTGTGGAGATGGTGCAGATTGATGACTTAGATATTTGTAAGTAACATAAACTTTACCACGTGGCGCACTATATCCACGTTTCAGTGTAATTGTTGCATGATCATAATAAGATTTACGTTGCCCATTGTCAAAATCATAATTGTTTGTAACATCATATGTTGAACTTGACAACATTGCAGTTGTTACATTTGCAGCAGGACTTCTGGAATCGGTAATTCTAACAATTTCTAAAACATCAGGCACTTGTAAACTTACTGCTTTACCTGGTGTTCTTAAATTTGTTAATATTGTGGTATCATCAAAGAATGTTGAACCAACAGTATTAAATACATAACCCACTCCACTAACTGAAGTTTTTGATGATGTATTTGCAGTGTAAAGACTTGTTGTACCAGGAGAACCTGCACCATTAGTAAACTCATATGGAACTAATGAATGTAAATTTAATCCAGCTGTTGATGGTATTAATTGTTTACCACGAATTGCACCCGAAGATGCATTTTCTGCATTATTAACTTTTGTATTAATTAACAAATCTACTTTTGCACCTGCAGTATTAAGGTCAATTTCAAAGTTTGTTGAACTGATCGCAGTTACAGTAAATAAGTTATTTGCTAATCCAAGAACAGTATTTGCAACAATACCTGACGTGGCATTTGCAGTAGTATCATACCGAACCATACAGATAATATTATCTCTAATATTTGAATCTGAAATAACACCAACAGAACCACAGAATGAGAATGTATCTGTACCTTCTGCACTAATACTAATTACACCACCACTGTCTGCAGTTTTATTGCCATAAAACTTTTTAGCATAGAAATCCATATTTGTCAATGTGGATGGTTTCATTGCTTGGAATGGTACATCAAATATTAATGACGATCTTTGTGGTTCTGAAATCAATGCAAAACCAGTTGTTGTATCTTTAGAATCACTATTAATATTACCACCAAATGTTTTTGCAGTTCCACTCTTAATTGCGAACGATTCTGCATTTTTAAAATCTGAATCAATAGAGAATGTATTTGCTGCTGGAATAATTGGCCAAGCAGAATCTAAGTAGATATGTGTTGCATTAGATGATTGAATTAATACTGGAGCAATTGCTGTACCACCAGAATCGGTAACTCTAAAATACATATTTGCATATGCATTGGTAGTTACTGTAGAAGAAAAACTTGCGGGCATGCGAATTGATCTTGTATTTGAACCTGATGCTTGAGTTGTACCTGTAATTGATACACCATTAGCCGCAAAAGTATGGACAGCAAATGAATGTGTAGTGCCAAGTTCTAAAGTTGTTGAGTCATTATAATCCATCATATTGGCACGTATTTCACCAATCTTTGTAGAATTATATGCAGCGGTAGTTGTTGTATTTACACTTGTATGTGCAACACTATGAACATCTAATAATGGATAATTTGTAATATCTAATGTACCAAAGACACTATCTAAAACAACATAGCTTTCGTAATTAGTTGATACATCATAACCTTCAACATTAGCAACTTCTCTTGCTCGATCTAATTGGATTGTTGTTGGTGCAATAGTTTGAAATTCATGTCCACTAACATAGGCTTTACCAGGATCAAGAACAATATTAAACATACCATTTGCAGAATCACCTTCTTCAATAGAAATAACAAATGGATCTACAGTATAGTTACCAGATTCATCATATGTTCTACGTGCTAACATCTTTTCAATTTCACTATAGATTGGGTAATCAATTTCTTTTGTCTTTACGCCATCTACTAAACGAATAACTTCAAAAAATGAAGATACATCAGGAGAATCAATTGATCGTTTTGAAAGTAGTGTATTAATCGCAAATCGTTCTGCACCCGGTGCTTGATAGTTAAATGCACCTTGTGCTGGGTCTAATAAAGAAGTATCATCAATTTCATCTACAATAGTTAATTCAAATTCAATACCAACTTTATATGATGGCTGTTTATTAACTGTTGTTGAATTGCCTATTCTATAAAATAATTCCAAAACTAAAAATTGTGGTGTAACTTTTACAAATTGACCTTTAAAATAGTAAACACCGTCTTGAACACTGGCAACATATGAAGCACCATATGCGCTAGCACTTCTTAGTTGTGCATAGATATTTTGACCATAAATCTTTAATTCATCCGATTCAACAAAACGATCACCACTGAGATATTTAATAACTAAAACTGGATAAGTATCAAGTGTATCAACAGCGATAACTTTGGCACGTGCCAATTTTGTAGAGTTATATGATACAATTGTTTTATTTAAGTAATCTGAAGGTACAATATCTTCATTATTATATTGTTCATTTAGTATAATATAATTTGTCGTAGTATCTAATGAAATTTTACCACCAATAATTGGACTACCACTTTTGAATATATTATTACCAAATTTTTCTATTTGGTTAGTTAGAATTGTTTGTAACTGAGTAAGTTCTCTTGCCTGAATTGAATATCCAGGACGGAAAAGAACCCGCATAAAGTTCTTATTTTCATTGAAATCATCGTAATATGGATCGTAATTGAATAGAGTAGTCATTTATTCCTCGTTAAAAACTCAGTATAAAACGGATTCGTTCGGTTTGTGCATCATCACGGGTTATTGGTGTTTTACTGCTTATGTATAATACGTGTCCTGAATATAAATCTAGTGTTGGATTCTGAGTTGAATTAACTACACGAATTGCACCACTATCACGACCTTTTATTGTAGAATTTATACTTAAAGTACCACGAACATTATTTACATAAAGATGATTTTCTACAGTATCAAAGGATATAACATCTGCTTTATATGTTGCAGTTTCATATGTTGAACCTTGAAATACTACTTCATCAACACCAAAATCACCTACACCTGGTGCTGTTGTTATTCTTGTATATAATGAATAAGATTCACCTGTTGCTGGATTTGATGTATCATTTAAATATGGATTATGTAACAACACTACTTGTCTAAAATCATTATCAGTAGGTAATATACCAGATTCGTCTTGATCAAATTCAACATTAAACATTAGATTAGAAGCAGTTAATTCATATACTGGATCATAACCATGACCATCATGCGGTGCAATAGAAACATTTGCGGTAGCACTAGTTCCAACACCACCAGTAATATCAGTAAATGTTAAATCCGCATATGTATACTGTGAACCTCTATTTTGAATAATGACATCGACAACATGTCCACCTGTTACGTTTGCTTTTAATATTGCACCAGTACCATCACCATCTATTGATATAATACCCTGTGTTGTTCCATTAGTATAATTATTACCTGAATTTTTAATCGTAACAATATCAATACCACCGGGAACTGCTGCAGCTCTAACAAACTTATTATAAGTTACTGGCATCCAGTTATCTGTTAAGAATTTTTGTTTTTGGACAGATGAAATTGTATACAAATATTTCCATTTATAACCATCTGCAGTTAAAACATATGGTTCTTCTAATGATGTTGTAGACAATGTTAATGCAGGTTCTGATGTAGAGTTTGCACTTGCGTTATTTGCTAAACATTTAAATACTTGATCTTTACTATTCAACACATAAAAATTAGTATTTGCTTCGTAAGTGTTATATTTTGTATTTGCTGTCCAATTATTTCTATCTACGACCAAAGATGCATTAGTATATGATAATTGTTTTGCCAATATACCATATCTGTAATAATCATTAATTATTGCATCGGTTTCTGTAGGTGTAACTGGAACTTCAGTACCTGCATTCCAAGGTAATTGTTTACCTATAAATGCATACATGTATGATCTTCTTGTTGTGGGAAGATATGAATTTGCCATTAAATCCAATAGATTATATAATTGTTTGGCAAGTAATACTTTAAAATTTTTCGTTATGAGTGAGGACATAATTGTATTTATTTAACTTTTTGGACGTTTGTGACAATATTTTTAGTATTTGAAGTAAATGCAGTATCTACTTTAATAGTATTGGCATTTACAAAAGTAACAGTTTTAGTCTCATCAAAATACAGATTAATTGTTACATTAGTTGCAGTAACACCAATTGTATTTTGAGTAATTAGATATTTACTATTTGATAAACTTAATACCGTTTCTGTATTACCAGTTGACAGATAGATAATATCACCATCTTGGATATCATTAATAAAGTTACTATTATTACCAAATACTGTATTTGATCCAGAATTAACATTTACTGTATTTGCAACATGACGATATACACCAGTAAATATTACAACATCTCCAACATTGACATAATTCATTAAGTTGGCAGTTGTATTTGTAGTTGCATTAGCACCATATACAATATTGAATGTTGTGGGTAATGCTTTTACTGTTATGTATTGATTTACTTCATCTGGTGTAACTATTTCAGTATTATTATCAATTCTTGTAACAAATGTTTTTGTACCTAATGGATGAACAATATCTTGTAATGGTTTCTTAAATTTATTGTAGTCTGTCTGTGAACTAATTACATATGAAAAATTGTGATATTTGTTACCGTCTTGCATAACTTTATCTGCACTCAAGTGACCGTCAGTATTCAAATAGATACCCGGATAACGAATTAAACCATTCTCAAAACCTGCAGTTGCTTTAGCACGACCATCACCATAAACTAATACACTACCAGAAACTACATTACCGGTAACTCCACCATCATCTGAAATGATTTTTTTAGTTTTATCAAAAGTTCCTTTATAATTAAATAGTCTAATGAATCCGGTATTTTGATCAAATTCATCAACATAAGCTGAAAATGTTGTTGATATATTACTTGTTCCCTGATACACTCTTGTATTGGAAACAAATAACTGTCCTTCAGTAACATTTGATAAACTTAAATCCATATTTCTTAAAGATATGATTGGCGCTTCAACATAATCATATCCATAACTAACAATACGAATTGAAGATATTGCACCAATTCTTGAGGTTGTTAATGAATATATTTCACCATCTCCCAATACTTCACTCACGTAAACATTAGCATTTGCACCAGAAGTTGTGTTTATTGTAATCGTAGGTAATGCATCTCTTCTATAACCTTCACCACCTAATGTATATGCATTTGATGAATGATTGTTAATTGTTACTGTTTTAATACCAGTATTACCTGAATGAATAGCACTAACATATGCATTAGCACCATATCCAGAACCACCAAGAAAGTTTAATGTTTGTCCAACCGCATATCCATTACCACCATTACCAATTATAATTCTACCTAATGAACCAATTTTATATAAATCATTTCTTACAATTTTATATACAGTAACACCAGAAATATCATTTTTAAAATTTTCAGCAAATGAAATTGTGTGAGTAGTAACTCCAGTAATTTCATAGATATCTTCCATCTTATTTTGGATGTATAATCTTACATAATTACCAACTTCAAATGAATCAGTTAAATCCTGTGTTGCATCTGTTATTATGTTTGTATCTTTAACAATAAAACATGAAGTTATTATCATGATATCTTCATAACTTTCATTATAAAAACTATACGTATCAAGTGTTGGTCTTGCTCTATATCCACCACCGCCTTGATCTAATTCAATAAACGATAATGGATAAACATTAAAAGATTGATATGTGCCGATATTACCAATTGTAATAGCATTGGCAACATTTATATTTGCGTATTGTCCATGAAGAGTTTCAATGGATGTATTGCGAACATTTACTTTACGAACAATTGATTTATCAACTAAATTGATAAATGCCTTTGCTTCTGCACCATATGGAGCATTTTCAAATCCTCCTTTAAAATCTAAGGTAGTTACATAATCATCATATAATGAAGATATTTCACTTTCTTTTCTAAATCCAAAACCAGGATTAGTTAAAAGAATATCAGTAACAGAACCTTTTGTTGTGTTACCAACATATGCCAAAGCACCTACTGGATTATTTGCAGAAGGATTTAAACCACCAACAATAGTAACTGGATCACCATCATAGTCAATATCTGGATCATAACCATTATAGTAAAGACCTCTATTTTTAGAATCAATTTTAATTTCTGATAACGCACCAATTAGACGACCTGATACAGTTACATCAACAACACCATTATTGTATGTTGCATCTACAGTTTCACCAGTCTCAAATAATCTTTCGACATTTGAAACATAAATTTCAATATATGAAATGCCTAATTGCCGATCAATAGATTCAATGACTTTTTCTACTACGGCAGTTGCTTTAGATATTCTACCTGTTATTTTTGTTTTTTCAATATTAAAGATATTGTTATCATCTGTATCAATTCTAAGTGCCAATGGCAATACCCATTTACCATCGGAAGTTTTTATTATATCTTCTTTAGGATAGTAAATGTCTATATTTTCATTATATAAAGCACGGAATAGAAACTTAACTGAATCTGGTGTACCGTTAGATTTATAAAATGTTGTAATTAATTTTAAGAATAATTTTTTATCTGCCAATATATTATTTGGAAAATATGGCATTAAATCTCGTTTTAATAATTCTAAGTAATCGGCATCTGCATTATCTAAATCAATAGAATTTTTAAGCGCAGTTAATTCATAACTTATTTGGTTATTTGTTTCTAACCATTCGTAGTATTTTTTAAGAAAAGTTACAAATACAGGATGTTCAGACCGAACAAATTCTGGTAATTGTTTTTCTACTAGTATAGATGTTAAAACTTGATCCATTAGACGATCACTGTCTTAACAACAATACTGGTTGGATCTTGGTCATCTAATACTAACATTTTATTTAAACTTGATTGAATAACACTACTCATAGGTTTAATATGTATCATAATATCACCAAAATCATTATTAACTGCGATAGGATTAAAGTTATTAATATATATTTTACCTAGTTTGTAATCAATTGTTCCAGTAACGCCATTATTTCTATTGTTATTAATAATAATTTTGGTACTCTGACTACTAATCTCGTCAGTCTTGTAGTATGAGATTCTTATTTGTCCATATCTACCTTGAAGAACTGCAAGACCCTCTCCTAATTGCCCACCGCCTCCTGTAATCTGAACTGCTGCAGTTGTATAACCAATACCCGGTGTTAATACTGTAATTGATGCTATCTTACCATTAACAATAGTTGCAGATGCCGTTGCACCCGCACCATCACCAACAATAGTAACAGTTGGTGTAGATATATAATTAATACCTGGATTAGATACTGTAATAGATTCCAAACCAGTATATGATGATGGAACTTCCTCAAAGAAACATTGTCTATTTATTCCACTTTCATCAGCAACAGTAAAATCTGGTGATGAATAGAAATTATCATTTGTTGTTCCTCTGGTTAATTCAAATCCAAAATCTAAAATATAATTGTCTGAATTAATTAAATCTGGTCTAAATTTCTTTGCAACAAATAATGTTGCTTCATTAGAAACAATTGATCTATCATAAGCATCAACGCTTGTTTCCATACCAGAGAAATTAAAATAACTATTAAACTTGTTTAGATTAGTTGCACAATAATTACTAATTAATGTTTTAATATTTTCCACTAATACACTTTGTTGTGTATTTAATTTTGCTTTATTAAAATAAACTTTTGATATTACTTTAAGATAATTATAATCAACATCTACAATTTCCGGTGTAACAGTCAACATACTGATGGGTTTCAATATGTTATTTTTTACATAATCTTTTTCTGTTTGTGATACTTCAAAACCTAATTTTGGTTTTGCGGATACAAATACTTTACCGTAAACTGGTGGATTGTTTTCTTCTCCACCCCAAACATTAACTGCTTCAAATTGTGGATATTTTTGTTGGATTAATCTGATATAATCGTTCTTTGTTACTGCACGATTTTGTGCTAATAGACTTAATGGTGCACCAAACTTAATCTCATCAACGGTTTCCCTACTTTGACCACCAGATGCTTTTGATACTGGACTAATAGAAAATTGAGAATAACCGCCAACTGGAGATGTTGCAATAAAATTGTTGGCATAATTTGCCAATGAACCGTGTGTAATCAAATAGTCGGTTTTTATTACTGCGCCATCTGGAACACCTTTACTAATTACATTATCGCCAAAGTAAATATCATATTTACCGTTATAACCTTCTTGTAAAAAGTAAACCTCAGAATTTGCGGTAATATTTAAATCATTTTCCGATCTATCATAAACAACAACGGTGGTATTTGAAACTGATTGTTGAACACTCACTACCAATGTAGTTGTATCTATGTTACTATCATTTAAAGTAAAAATCTGTTTTGGATTTGAACTTACACTATTTACTGTTTCGTATGATGCTAACTGACCTTCATAAATTGGTATATTTTGAAATACAAAATTATAACCAACTTTATCAACCGAATATGCATCTAATGTAATAAATTTATATGTTGTGCCGTCAATCTGTTCTGAGAAAAATACATAACCTTTTGGTATGAGTAAAGAACCTGGTGTTGTATCTGCCGATGCAATAGTTATATTAACAATTGCTCTTGGTGCTGTAGCTGATCTTGGAACATAATTTAATTTTTTAGCATGAGAAACAACAGAACTTCTAAGTAATGCAGTATCTAAAAATGATTCGTTTGCAATCATATTTAAATAATATGCATTATAGTGTGTATTATATGCCAATACATCTAAAAGAATATTAAGACCTGACCCTTCAAAATCATAATCTTGAAATTGAGTTTGTTGTCTTAAAAAATCTCTTAAATTGGATTTTATTTGGTCAAAATCTAATTCAGTAACTTGGAGTCTATCTGCCATTTTATCTTTCTCTTGCTAAGAAAAATTCTATTTGAACGGGTTCTTGTTTATTCACAGTTGTAAATGTCATACTAACAGTAAATCTATTATTATCATAATCTGGAGTCACTTGAATATCTTGTATACTGACCCGTGGTTCAAAATTTATAATTGTCTGTTTTATCTCTTTTTGTAAAATACTTGCACTAATTGAATCCATATTCTCAAATAACATTTTCCTGACATTTGAACCAATCTCAGGATGAAAAGGTTTTTCAAAATGGTTTAACAAAATTAGATTCTTTACTGAATTTACAATTGCACTCATATCCGTCAAAATATTAATGTCTTTTTTGATTGGATGAGCAATGAAATTTAAATCTAAATCTCTATATCTATTTTTATTACTATTGTTATATGCGATTGCCATTTAGTATTTATCTGTTATTTTAAGATGAAAGTAATTTTTCTTTATATAAATCTGTACCAATATAATTGTTAATCAAATAAGTTTGTGTATTTCCAACTGATCCCAAACGATTTACCAACATGTAATCATTAAGAATATTCATTGAATTGCCAAAAACAGTAAAATCATGAGTTCTTCTATCCCACAATAAATTATTTGCAGTAAGTGCATGTGCATATAATGCATCTACACCAACTGAAGATAAGTTAGAATATACATTACTATATCCAGTATCAGGATCAACTGATGTTCGTTTTGAATTTTGTAAGGTAATAATATCATTCGTTATAACTGCAGTATTAGAAGTAATTTCATCATTTACAAATAAACTGGTCATGCATCCTAACAACGGTAAAGCATTTGCAGAACCATCAATGTTATGGACTAATAATATTGTAGTTTGTCCAAGACTCATTATTTTAACATGATCGGGTATATTAGTACCTGCTGTTCCTAAAGATGTTGTTAATCCCGATATATTTGAAGTGTGTTTTTTAAAATAATTTATTGTATTTGTGCTGAAAGTATTATATAAAGAATTTGTTGCATTACCTGTTGCTGAATTATTATCCCAAACTTCAATACTATTAATTAAACTTTTCATTGAATTTACTTGTGTTTGTAGACTTGCAACTACATTTACTGTTGGATCTCTGTAATAATCTGTTAAATTAGTTGGTCCATTTCTCACTAATTCTTTTTGCCATTCTTTTAAACCAAAAGGTGAGTTATTTAAAGTTTCTTTTGTTTCATTCGTCAATTCAATAGAATTACCAAACTTTGTATTATCAAAATTTATTTGTAATTTACTAATAATTGATGTTGTCATAATAATTTCCTTTATAAATTAAGCAAAAGTACCAACCATACTAGGCGTTGGTATACCTGTTGTTGGAGTTGCAGGATGAACATGTAGATTATGTTCTACTCGTATACCTGCCATTGATCCCATTGCATCTCTAACATATCCACCAACAACTATTCCACTAAGAACTAATGGTGCAAGCACAGATGTTGCTGATGAAATAGGTAATACCGCAGAAATTGTACCTGTACCTATATAATGTCCTAACATTCCAGTAAGAGGACTTCCCATATTTCTAATTGTACCTGGAATTGCAACACCATCTACACCAATTGTTATTCCGCCATATTTAGTAACAAAACCACCAGGACTACCCGAAAGATTACCAGTAGGATCAACAATAGGAACAACAGATGTACCTGAAGTAATGATGCCGTCAGCATTAATCTGTCCTGTAGAAACAACAGATTTAGAAGTTAACCCACCATTGATATTAACATCAGCTTCAATCTGCATACTTACTGGCGCATTTATTGCCACTGTAGAAGCTGGATTTAATATACCACCGGCAGTTATTCTAGTATCACCTGATGAATTTAATATAGTAGTACCTTTAACAATCTGAGTAAAATCACCACCAACTTCCATTGTAAAATCTTTTGCAACTTTCATTGTTAAATCTTTTTGGCAATCAATAATTGCATCACCAATAACAGTTATCTTACACAATCCAGAAACATATATTTGATTATCACCAATGACAATTTCATAATTATCACCAAAAACTTTATTTACTCTTTTTCCATCTGGATGTAATTCAAAAAATGTACCACTTCTATGTTGAAGTCTTACTGATTCTCTACCCTTTACATCATACATTAAAAGAGAATGACCTGAAGATGATTCCCATAACTGTGAATTTTTATAATCTGGTGGAAAATCTTCATCAATTGGAGATGGCGGTTCTAGTAGTGTATCTGAACCAGAAACTTTAAACGCTAATTTTGTAGTATCAACTTTGTCTACCATTTTATTTTCCTATCATATTAAGCAATTGGTTTTGGTGCCGCAGATGCTGTTGATTTTTGTTGTTCTTTAGAAGGTATAGCAGCAATCGCAGAAGAAACCGAACTTGTTGCGCCAGCAATTGATTGTGTAATAAAATTATCTGAAGGTATTGATCCTGTAAGAGTAATTAAATTTGCATTTGCAATAGTAAGTGCATCACCTATTTGATTAGGACTTATTGTTATATTAGTAGCGAGAGTTGCATTAATAATATTTGCAGGTATTTCTGCTAATGATAATGCATTTCTAACTAATGCTTTAGACTCATTAAATACACTTTTAACTTCAGCAAATAAATCTTTATAATCTGGTCCTAAAGTACCCGGTGAAATACCCAACAGATCACCACCCACAGAAAATACCGAAGAAACAAAAGCAAATAAACATTCTTTTATAAATTTTAATATTCTTGCAGGTAATGACAAAATCCAATTAACAACAGCACGAATTATTACGATATAAAGAATAAGTGCATTTGCAAATTTCTTTACAAGATTTATATAATAATTTAATTCTTTAATCTTTGCTGCTAACCATTTTAATTTTTCAGTCCAAACATTTACATCTGCTTGGGGAATAATACCCGTAGCATCAAATCTTTTATTAATAACTTCACGTAATGTCCGAATAAATCCTAAATTTTTCAGTGCAGCATAAGCAGCACTTTTTTTAATGTCTGCAGCAACATCACATGCATGAACTAGTTTTGAATTTGTTCTTTTTATTATTGTAAAATCGTAGTTGTATGCACCCCAGGGTGTTGTTGATGGATACATCAATTTTGCACCAGCAACTGTAGAATCTGATGGAGGTAAACCTTTTTTTGATCTTTCTGATTCTGGTGAAGCAAAACCCTGTGTTGTATTTTCTTTTGATGTTTTAATACCAGGTAAAATACCAACAACAACAGGTTTTTGAGCAGCTGGACCATCAAGATAAAATCCTATTACCCACTTATCCAATGCAGTACCTGCAGCAAATATTGGATTATTTACTGGTGATAAAACAGATGCCCACGGTAAAGTCTCAAGTGGCATTTTTACTTTATCTGCAGTATCTTTACCAATAACTCTAATTTTAACTCTACCCAGCTTTAATGGATCATCCATCGCTTCAATAACGGCCATAAACCAAACAAAATTTGGATTTAGTCCTGGTGCAAATGATTGATAAACGTCATTCATTATTATTTCCTGTTAACCATAGTTATCACTCCACTGTTCATATCGGAGACTATCTGCGTTTGTTAATGATGTTCTATTTGTAGAATCGGTAGAAATTTCTATTACGGTTTCATGTCTATCATATTTAACCATTTGTCGTGCTGCCAATATTATATATTTGCCACTTAAACTCTCATCTACTGAATTTCCAATAACATTTGTTCCACGATTAGATATATGCAATTCAACAACTGCACCACAAATTAAATCAAAATTTCCAGGCATAACTAATTTAATTCTAAGACCCATATAATTTCTCATCAGTGCTGGTCTTTTTGCAATATACGTTACACCATCATCAATTTTGTTTATAGAATATGGTTCATTAGCTGTTATGAAAGAATTTTTTTGTGCTGCATCTGTTGTAGCACCGTAAAAAACTTTAACACAAGAACTTCCATCATCTTGCCATTCTGGTGGTGGAGCATTTAGTCCAGTATCATTAAGATTCAAAAGACTATCCATCATGTTTACAATAGCTGGTTGATATTGCGTATATATCTTTTGACTTAGATGGTCAACAGAATATGTTGTTGTTCCATATATACCATTCTTTGCATTTTCATTTAGATTATATTGTGAAACAACTTCCATGTATCTTGCACCAAATAATGAATTATCTGTAGTGTTGCCAAAATTCTTTGGTTCATAGTTTAATTGATACTGTGCATTTTGTTTAGAAAGAGCTGCAATTGAATAGAATGAATACCCCATCTTATTCTCATAGAACATAAAAGTTGGAGAATCATTCTCAAGTGAAACTGCTTTCTTTGTGCAGTCCAAAATACATTCTATTGGTTGTTTACCTGATAAAGTTACATCATGCATTCCAGCGGTTGCTTCCCATTTCCAAGTTTGACTTGGTTTTACTTTTAATTCATTCGTCAATATATTAGCAACAATCTCAGAATACGTTTTGCCTTCATAAGTTTTATATACTTTTCTTGACCTTGAATTGTAGAATTCTTCAGAAACAAAATTTAATGAATATTGTTCTGTAGTTGGATTCAATGGCACTCTTTTGCTCATTTCATATATTTTAAATGTTTTTGAAATGCCAGCAATATTACCCATCTTACTAATTACAACTTTAAGCATTTCAGAACCATCAAATGCTAATTTAGCCGCAATGTTATTTGAATCTGTAATTAAAATATTACCAGTCATACATGGATTAAAAACAGAATCAAATATATTCAATTCTTCATAGATACCAGTAATATCAAATTTACCCAATCGGGTTATTAGTGATAATTCTTTTACTTCAAATTTTAAATTTTGATTTAGTTTTTCAGCCATTACGTAAAACTCTTTGTAACTCAGAATGAATTCTATCTTTATATTCTGCTTTTATAACTTTAATCGTTCGTTTACTCTCATTTAATTCCATCATATAATCATAGTATGTTCTACGTAATTTAGTTATAACAACTCTCATTGCAGTACCATCAGGTAAAATATATTGAGTAGTTGATGGTGTAAGTGATGAATATGTTGATGCATCTATTGTTACATATTCTTCATTTATCTCACCAGTTTTTACAAGTGTTCTAGTCTCAAGTTTATAGTAATCGTAATAATGCGTTTTTGCCCAAGCAAGACCATAAGTATCTTCTATTGTGTCCATTAACTGTGAATATGTTAAAGGCCAATCTGTTTTAATATCCATAATTCCATTGACTCGCATAATGAGCCAATGATATTCTGCATTACCATAAATTTTATAAGATACTGTTTCTGGAGTATCACCTTCAGAAATTACATAATCATAATACGATGATGAATTTGATACAATACTATTGTATATTGTAAAATTGGCAGTTAGGTTTGTAACTGTATCTAAATTATCAGTTTCATCATTCTTATATAATGTTGTTGGAAAGTTTGAGAAAAAATCTGACATTTTATTTTAATCCATTCGATGGTTTACCTAAACTTGTAACATTAGGTAATGTTGCAGGAGTAAATGTAACTTCATTTCTACCTTGTTGCATTACCATGTTCTGTTTATTTTCTAAACCTAAAATTTCTTTTGTCATGAACTGAGTCTCTTGGAAATTCAATGATAATCTTATTCCAACTGGCATACCTGTTCCACCAAACTTCGGTGTATCTGAATCAGATTCATATGCTTGAAAACCATTTGGTGCATAATCAACATTTATATTTCTAAGAACACAAGTGGCAATCTCAGGAATATTTGGATTTCTTCTACCATTATAATTAAATTCAATATCAAAGACTGAAGGCGGAACTAAAAATGCACCACCCGAACCACTAAGAATTTCTGGTGCTTGATGATATCTAAATGTCTCAAGTATCTTTTGAACTTGAAGTGCTTCACTTTCACTTCTAGGATACATAAGAAAATCAAACATAAACTCTCTTAACTGCGGTCTTGAATATACAACTTCAATCATAGGATTCTTGGCACCAAATGCAGATACAAAAGCAGTATCAACAGCAGAACCATTAAGTTGAAGAATACCGGATTTATCTTTTAAAATTGAACCTAGAAAAGCCGCACCATTAGTAGTAGCATTTGAATTTCCTGCTTTATGTTCATCATACAAAGATTTAATAATTGCTGCATTACTTAAAAATTGACCACTCAACTCTGGAGTATTATACATGGCTCCTTGTTGAAATGCAAGCGTGTTTGGCATATAAAGTGCAATATTATCTTGCAACTGAACTACATTATTATTAAAATTTACAGAATTTAATTCACCCAATCTACTAAAAGCATTTCCAATACTATCAATGGTTTGATTAACTCCACTAGTGAAAGTATCATTACCAATTTTATCTGTTGCTTTATTTTTAAAACTGGCAATCGCACTCTGAGCATCTTGAAACATTTTTGTTCCTGCCACTGTACCTGAAATATTAGTTAAAGCGTTAATTGCTGTTCCAGCATTAACTTCACCCGTCAATAATCTATTGATTCCAGTTTTATTTAAACCAGGTCGTGTTGCCGCAGTAGTTGCCATTTTTGAATTTTTTTGAACAAAAATGTTAAAGATCATATAATGACCTTTATCTCTACCACCTATATCTTCGGGATATCTGTAAGTTCCTGGATAAAAACTTTGTAATGGACTAGAAGATGAGAGGTCTTTACTTTGAAACTTAATATCAGTTAGCGTAAATAATGCCATTGCGGTTTCCTAGATTGACTACATATTTATGTGTAGTTAATTAATATTAGATATTTATATGACATTTGGAAAGAATACCTATAAAGGATTGTTTAAACCTAAGAATCCACAGAAATATAAGGGAAATCCTAATAATATCATCTATCGTTCGTCATGGGAACTTAGATGTATGAAATACTTTGATGACCAAGAACAAGTAATCTGGTGGGCATCTGAAGAGTTATCAATACCTTATTTTTCACCAGTAGATAATAGGATGCATCGTTACTTTCCAGATTTCATTATTAAAGTTAAACAAAAAGATGGTAAAGTAATGACATATGTTATAGAGGTAAAACCAGCTGCACAAACACAGAAACCAGTCCAAAAGAAAAGAACTAAGAAATATATAAGTGAAGCAGCAACATATGTTGTAAATCAATGTAAATGGAAAGCAGCAGATGAATTCTGCCATGAACATGGATGGGTATTTCAGATAATCACTGAAAGAGAATTAGGTATCAAATAGTATTCTAATTCAAAACCTAACACCTTTACTTATATGTTTTATTACTAAAAAAATAGGATAATATGCGAATAAATAGATCATGGCCTACTTAATTACCAGAATTAATCAAGAATTACAAAAATCAGGATACAATGCCGGTACTAGGCGTGCCAGAGATTGGTTGCGAGCAAAGATAGGTGAATTGAGTCCTACACCTGCAACCTTGATGCGAGATAAAGAAAGATTGAGAAATACGCAATTTATTGGAAGTATGTTCTTCTTTTACTATGATCCTAAGACAAAAGATTCGCTGCCATATTACGATAGGTTTCCATTGGTAATACCAATAGAACAATACTCAGACGGTTTTCTAGGGTTGAACTTGCACTACATTCATCCAAAGCAACGAATCATCCTTTTAGACAAGTTAAGTGAATATACGACTAATGATAAGTATGATGCAACAACAAAACTTAGATTAAGTTATGCTTTATTACGTGCCGCTTCAAAATCGTTTGAAGCAAGTCCATGTATTAAAAGATATTTGGCAAATCATGTTAAATCAAGATTTGTTAGTATAGATGCTAATGAATGGGATATTGCAGCACTATTGCCAGTTGAAAGATTTGAAAAAGCAAGTACCGGAAAAGTCTGGTCTGATTCAAGGAAAAAATTCTAATGTCATTTTTACCACAATTATTTCTTTCAAACATTAAAGCAAAAGATGGTTTAGCAAAACCTTCTAGGTTCCAAGTAATATTACCTATTCCTGCTTATGTCAATTCTTTTATTGGCCAAAATCTATTTGAAGAGATTGTAAATTTTAGAAATTCTATTTTTGCAGATATTACTACTCAAGTAGCAGGAACTACTAATGAGGGTGCAAATCCAGCCATATCAAGATATCTAGCTCTACAATGTGAATCTGCCGAACTGCCAGGTAAAACATTACAGACTGCTGATGTTTCAATTTATGGTCCAAACTTTAAAGTACCAGTAAAGATGGAATATGCAGATACAACACTTAACTTTATCTGCACAAACGAATTCTATGAGAGAAAGTTATTTGATCGTTGGTTAGAATCAATTATACCTAACGATACTCATAATGTTAGATTCTCAAAAGGTAGAACAACAAGATACTTAACAAATATTAAAATTGTCCAATATGACGATTTTATCAAACAGATTTATGCAGTGGAATTGATTGATGCTTTTCCAGTAAGTATTGCCGCACAACCATTAAGTTGGGGCGAAGATAATTTCCATAGATTATCCGTTCAATTCACATATCAACGATATAGAACTATATACAATGGTGCTTATGATTTAGGTGCCGCAGCCAGTGCATTGTTTGGTGCTTCTGTTTCAGGAATACCATTGAAAGCAATATTGAATTCCGAGATTAATCAAATCGGTGCAACATTGAAAAGAATTTTTTAATTAATTGGAGATACTATGTTACCTAAAATTGATGTGCCTTTATTTACAGTTGAATTGCCTTCAACGAAAGAAAAAATAACTTTTAGACCATTCTTGGTTAAAGAACAGAAATTGTTCTTAATGAATACAGAAAGTAATGATGCACAGGAAACTGTGAAGATTATCAGACAAGTATTAAAGAATTGTGTATTAAGTGATATTGATGTTGATGTATTACCAGTATTTGATATTGAATATCTATTTATGAATCTTCGTGCAAGATCGGTATCTGAAGTTGTAAATCTAAAATACAAATGCAATAACACAATCACAAAAGAAGATGGAGAAGAAAAACGGTGTGATACAGTTAATGAAATCGTTCTTAACGTATTAGAAATAGAACCAACAATTTCACCAGACCATACTAGAAAAATTCAATTGACGGATAACATTGGATTAATGATGAAATATCCAACTTTTGAAATGATGAAGAGTATGGCAGGTAAAAATGAGAGTGAAGTAATCATGAGTATGATTTATAAGTGTATAGATTATATTTACGATAAAGACCAAATTCATTATATCAAAGATGTATCTGAACAAGAACTAGAAGAGTTTATTGATAATATCCAACAAAAAGATTTAGAAAAGATTCGGGTATTCTTTGATACTATGCCAAAGATTAAAAAAGATGTTGAATACAATTGCAAAAAATGCGGATACCATGAAAGTATCACATTAGAGGGCACCCAAGATTTTTTCGGATAATGTTTTGTCATGATACACTAGGTAATTACTATAGGACTAATTTTGCGTTAATGCACCATCACAAATATAGTCTTACAGAACTTGAAAATATGATACCTTGGGAAAGAGAAATTTATATAACATTACTTGTTAATCATTTAGAAGAAGAACGACAAAGAATTGAACAACAAAAATTAGCAAACAAAAGGTAAGACATGGCAAAAGATTCCAGATTAGCAGAAATATTCCGTCAAGAACTTAAAAAAGATAAGGGTTTGATGAGTGCTTTCCTTGCCTCTGCCAGTGAGCGAGGAAAAGAAAGATCAGATATTAGAAATATATTGCCCAAATCTGGAATCTCTGGTGCTATAGCTGAACGAATGTTTGGTAAATCATATCGTGCAGGCAATAAAGATACTAAAGTTGAAAGAACATCTGGTGATATTACTTCATCAAAGTATTTACCAGGTATGGCAAAAGATATGAATTTGATGCGATTGAATATGCAAAAATTAGTAACACTTGCTGGCGGTAAACCATCTAAAACAGTATCCACTGGGTTATTAAAGGGTAAAGATACTAAGATTGCGGAAAAAAAAGAATCTGGTGGAATGTTAGGAACTGCAGGTAATATGTTAAATGGCGCAGCATCCATGGCAGGCGGCGCATTGGGTGGAATAGGAAAATTAGGAGGTGGTATATTAAGTATGGGTGGTTCTATGCTTGGTGGTATAGCTAGTGGCATAGGTAATATAGGCGGTTCTATACTTGGTGGTTTAACTGGAATATTAGGTTCACTTGGTGGTGGTTTTTTAAAAATATTAGGTGGACTTGTTAGTTTTGGTTTACCTGGTATGTTAATAGCACTTGGCGCAGGTTCATTAATATCAGCAATATTTACTAATTTTGATTTTAAAAGTTTAGGCGGAATTTTTACAGATACTTTTGATGGCATTACCAAAGTATTACAAGATTTTTTTGGAGTCACAGAAGAAAATAAAGATAAATCATTTATAAGATTGATAGCAGAAAAATTGGATGATAAATTTGAAACAACAAAATTTACTGAATCTTTAGATTACATTGGTAAAAAATTAAAAAGTATTACAGATACTTTGGAAGTTCAAATTCGTAGTGTATACGTCACAATACAAAATCACGCTAAAGCTGCTTTTACAACTTTTGCAGATATTATGTTGGCAGTTGGAAGTGACATTAAAGGAATAACAACTAAGTGGTTTGATGAGAACATGGTTAAAATTTACACTTTAGTTGGTACCCTTATTGGTGGTGTTATTGGATCAATTATTCCTAAAGTTGGAACAGCTATTGGAGCTACAATTGGAGGTACACTAGGTGCAGCCACAGCATTTACGATTCAAAAAGAACAATCTGGTGGTGAAAATGATAGAACTGCTTTAGCAAATATACAAAAAAGATTAGATGATAAAAGTGCGCCAGGAACAAGAGAATTTGATGAGAAACGAGTAATAGAATTAAAAAAGAGAATTGCTGATAGGGATGTTACTTATTCATCAAACAACTTAGATTTAATGAGAAAACAAGGTCTCGGTAATACATTTAATACACATTTAGCATCGGAATATGAAAAAAATCCATTACCAACATCACCAACTAAAATTCCAGGTAGTAATGTAAGTGGTACTGGTGGTAGTTACAATGATAGAATTGCTAGAGGTGAATCTGGCGGTAAATATGATACAATTTTTGGTAAAGCTGGTGGAGCAATGATTAATGGTAAACTAGTAACCGAAAATACAATTGATGAGGTTATTGCTTGGCAAAAATCTATGGCAGCAACAAATAAACAAGCAATAGGAAAATATCAATTTATGAGTAATGAAGTGATATCATCGGCAAAAGCTGCTGGATTATCTGGGAATGATTTATTTAATGGCGTTAATCAAGAAAAAATGCAGGCTGCATATACAGAAGCAAATAAAAAATCTTTGAGAGCTGCTGGTTTACCAGATACTGATGAATATCTTTCAATGGCACATGCAGTTGGTGTTGGTGGAATACAAGCATTACTTAAAGCACAACAATCAGGAGAAGGTGGTACATTATCCGCTGCGGATGCTTTTCTAAAATATGGAACATTTAAAGGAGCACAATCAACTTGGGCAGTAGATTCTAATGCTAGAAAAACCAATAAACAATTAAACGCATCTGTTGATGATACTATTGCAAGACTGTCTAATAAAGTAAATGGAACTCAAAATTTAGCTTCAAATAAAGTAGTTCCTGTAACTCCAAATCCAGATGTGCCTAAATTGAGTATTGCACAACAAATGGGTGAAGCATTAGGAACTGAAATGAATAGTCTATTACAATTTGTTGGAAAAAGTATTGATAGTATGAATAAGAATATGACTGCAACTGCATCATCATCTTCTGGTGGTCAAGGAAACATATCTGCTTACAATGATAAAGCGTTTGAATTATTCTTTAATGCTACGGTACAATCAACAGTTAATCCAAGTTAAAGAAAAACCCCACCGAAGTGGGGTTTCTTTGTTACGACTTCTCTGCTAGTGATTTAAAATAATCCATATCGTCATCATCTACAGAATCTTTAAATGCAGGTACTTCAATTTCTTCTTTGAAACTATGAACAGAATCTTCTGCTTTAGTTTTCATTGTAACTGCACCTTCTAAACCAAGAACTTTATCTAACCTTGTCTTTATTTGTTCATAAGACTTGAAGTTCTTTGCATCATGAAAGTCTTTCAATGAATACTCTTTCTTCCACAATTCTTCTAGTTTAGTATCATCACCTTCAAACAATGCTACTGGTGAATCAAATTCAGATTTATCATAGTTACGATAATTCTCAACATTACGAATCTTCAATTTGAAGTTTGCACCTTCCCAAAGATCAAATGGATTAATTGGCTTCTCATCAGGAAATTCAGGATTCATTGCTTCAGTAATCTTATCAAAGATTTTCTTACCAAATTTAAATATCTTAATTTGACCTTCGTTCTCTTTGTTACTTGGATCAGAAACAATATAAACATTAGCATAGTAACTTAACCTACGTTTTTGATTCCGTGCAATGTTTTTGTTTGCATCAATACCAGAATTCCACAGTGTTGAATTATGTTCACACACTGGACACTTACCATTGTTGATTGTAGTTAAACAATTATCAATCAACCATCCACCTGGTCCTTGAAAACCATGATTGAATACTCGTACCCATGGAAGACCATCATCACCATCTACTGCAGGTGCAGGAAGAAACCGAATGATTGCCATACCGTTTCCTGCTTTATCTACTGATGGTTGCCACATTCTAGGATCATCTCTTGATCCTGCTTCGGCAGTTTGATTTGTTGTTGTTGCTTCGATTGCTTTGGTCAATTTTTCAAAATTATTTTGACCACGTTTTAAATTTGCGAATGAACTCATTTGTTTTACCTCGTATTAGTTGTATGTTAATATATCGTCTTGTCCACATGATTCATAATATAATAGTATTTAGTCATGCGAACTCCTTCAATAATATAGATTTCATTTTATCACATTCAAAGTGAATAAACGGCAAATATTTCAAACATTTCCGATTGAATTCTGGCCAACGAATAGTATCAGTGATTCGTTTAGACCACATCGGAAAGAAATTCATTAGAGAATTCATAATACATAATGTCTCTAATTGAATATCTTTTTGAAGAGTCATTGTTAATAACTTTGGATAGTCTCCATTAGTCTTAAACAATTCGGTTGTATTCTCACAATTCTCTTTAATGAATTTGCAATCATTAGTAAAATTGTAAGTCAATGCTTGGATTATCTTCATCCGATCTCTGTGACGAGTCATAGCATCCTCTTCAAATAACTTACCAACCCACATGTTTTCTTCACATAAAAAATTAGATATAAGAAATTCTATACAATCCTCTTTCTCATTTCTACGTGATAACTTGTAAAAATAATACTTGTCTTTACGGTTCTCAAATGATTCAATGCTTATTCTAGATTTACCCTGATACTTAAAGTAATCATATGAATCGGTTGAGAAATGTAATTTAAGAGAATTATATAAACAGAAAACTTCATAACCTGTCATAATTAAATAGGTAATCTTGCTGATTTAGGCAATAGATTATGGTCTTGTGCATCCATTTGAATCTTATCTCTAAGATTATTATTTACCAGAGTGGCAGCAATTTCAACTTCAAGACCTGTTCTTGTGCAGTATTCAACTATCGCTTCATAATGAGTATAGTCAGTTTCTACAACAATCTTTTCTATTGCCTTAGCAAATTCCCTCATCTCCTCTTTGGTTGCCATCACTTTACAATCGTTTGATATAATGTTTCAAACTGTTCATGCACAGCAACTTCTTCATCATAATTTTGTTTATGATAAACTTTTACCATACGATTAACAATTTTCTTGGGTAGATTTAATTGACTACAGATATCTGCAACTGCATTTTTAATTAAATCTTTTTCACCTTCCATACGTGTCATTGATCCAGAACACTCACGTAATACGCCAAGTAATTTCTGTTGGTCTGCTGGATTACTAATCATATTAATACTCAATTGTGCAACTGCCATAATATACTCTCCTTTATTTTTTCATTGCATAGGTAATACAAATTGCATCTGGTGTAGTTGTATATGCACACTTAACTGAAAGTGGATCTACACCTTTTGAAATTGCTTGTTCAATATTCTTTGACATCAAGTTTCTATCATTAATCATGTATAATGTTACTGCTACTACTGCAGTGAAAATCATACCAAACATTGTTGCTGAAAACCAATCCATATCGTTAATCATAATTTTATCTCCTTTGTTAAATCATTCAAATCACTCTGCTTCTTATAAAAAATGTGTCTACCTATCTTTGTAGTCTTAGGTAAGTTCCAACCTGGATTTACATAATCTGCATGATAGTATGTTGCACCTTCAGTCACATCATCTATAAATTCATAATTCATTAATACTCTTACTGCTATTTCACGTATACTATTATACAATAAAGTATCTCTAATTGTCAATGCTTTATTTAAGTTTGCCTGTTCACAAACCCATGAAAATTGGCATACGTTATTTGATTTCTGGTGAACTACACTACAAATTGTTGGTGCATATTTACCAGATGCTACACGATTCAAAGTTACAAGTGCTACTGCTACCTTACCAACATCCGGTTCATGTCCCGCTTCAAAGTAAATATTCTCTGCTAAACAATCAACTTGTTTTTTAACAGGATCAGTTAAACTTTTATATGAGACATTGATCGGTAAGAAATAAGTATTTGGCACATTAACTGATAATACAACAACAGAAAATGCCACACAGATACCCATTATGGTTAATGGTATTCGCATTGTTCTCTCCCTATGATTGTGATGGGTTATTCTGTTACGAGGAAACCCATCGAAACCCTAAGTAGCCGTTAGGCTGCTAATTGATAAACGCTTTCGTTTGCATTTAAAGATTTTACTTTTAACGACTATCTGTGTCGTGTTGTCTGTTTCGTTACTCATTGTCCTGTCGAAACTAAATCCGGCCCATCATAAAGACACATGAGGATTAACTTTATTCATAACTGAACGTAATCTACCTCTAGTCCAATTTTCAGGATGATTATCCAAAGAAAATTGTCCTTCTTTTTCACCATTGTTAAACCAAAATCTTTTTGCTCTAACTTTTCTACCATCAACATCAGGTGCATATAATGATTTTCTTTTCCAAAAAGGAATTCCATCATCATAACTTCCAACACCCCATTGTTTCATGTTGGATTTTCTAGCACCTTTTCTTCCTGCGATACTCAATAGTTCTTTGACTAATTCTTCTTTGGACATTAACCCTGCTAATCCTTGCCAAGCCAAATAATCTTCATGTAATCCATGTTTTTCCCACAATTCTTTATGTGCTAAAGCGTGTTCCTCAACAGTTAATTCCACTAAATTGTCTTTACTATCAGTACCGCCCATATGTTTAGGTATTATATGGTGTTTGTGTTTCATTTGTTTTCTCCTGTCGATTGTTACTTATTTATAATTATTTATAATCGACAGAGATTTAACATATGCCCTTATGGTGGACCGGGGGGGATTCGCACCCCCGTCCAGAACACCTTTTACTTCACTTCATACAACAATTCTATTAAATATCCTATTAGAAGGATACTTTAACACCTGCACCGATTGAATTACCATCAAATGACGATACACGACTTTGACCAATCTGATAACGATAATCAACTGTTGCGGCAACATTCTTAACAATAGGATAAGATAAACCAACACCACCTGTTACAGCATATCCATCTTTACCAGTTTGATTATCAAGCATTGCGGCACCAGCTTTAACTGAAACTTGAACTGGACCAACTTTGGCAACATCATAAGCACTAACTAAACTATAACGATCCTGATTGTTTTTGCCTTTAGTAAACTGGTCATAACCTAAAGTAGCAGTAACACTACCAAATTTTTGACCAACGGTAATACCTTGACTATTACGATCTGTACCACTATAATCTTTAGTTACATTAACACCTACTTCTACGCTTTGTGCTGAACCAATAACTGCCATCAATGAAACTGCTAGAATAGACTTCTTCATAATAACTCCTCTTTGTTTTGTTTAACTACCTTTAATACAGTCAAAAAATGAAATGACTTTATGTATTTATTATACATCATACTTCATTACATGTCAAGTAATACTTTTTGACATATTCCTCTAGTTTTTCCTTATAATCATCAGGTTTTTTGATGAATACTTGGGCAAACCCCGTTTCACAGGCAATCATTACCACTATTTGTTCCACTTTCTTGCCTGTTATCTCTTCAAACATAATCGCATATGCGGTACATTGAAGAAAATAATTTTCAATCCAATCTTCTCTTTTTTCTCTAGTAGATGTCTTATAATCTATAATTGATAACTTACCATCATACTCTGCAATACAATCTACACGACCAGCAACCTTTAAATGATTACTAAACAATGGTTGTTCTATTGCATATACATTATTAACTTTATCTGTTATAATAGGTTTTACCTGCAAAAATAATTCTTTTATATGCGGCATTAACTTCATCATATAAAATGAATTAACTTTACCATTCAACAAATCTTCACATACAGTATGCATTGCAGTACCACGTGATGCTGCCTGATGTGTTATTTTATTTGCTTGTTCTTCACCTACTCTATTACGCCATTCCTTTAATGCTTCTTTATTACCAAAATGTGATAACACAGTAGTGATAGATGCATATTTACCTTTAGGTGTTGTATAATATCTACCACTAGATAATGTCTCTGATTCCAATTCAAAATCTAATTCTGGCAACTTAACAAAACTAAAACTCATGCAACTCCGATTCGTTTAGTGATTCTATCCACATGCTCTTTAACAATTCTATCAGTCTTTACTTTCTGAATTGATTTTTTACCATGGCGTTCACCTACTGCACTATTAGGATGTGCTTCTGCAACTTTAGATAATACTTCTTTAAAACCATCTGGTACTCTATTTGCTTTTGATACTGATACACCAGATACAATCATTGGTGCAGAAATAATCGTTTGAATATGAGGATTTAGATTTAGATATTCTTCTCTTTCTGATATCTTCATAAATGTTTCAAACTCTTCACCCGTTACAGTATCTAAAAAATTATATGTTGGCATTAAACCACTCCGGTACGTTTCTATTTTTCCACTTTGCTAAGTGTGTCTTGTTCTTTATATAGTAATTGCGATATGAACTAATAGAATCGTTTTCAACTTTAACATCATCAGGCATTGCAGGTGTAGGTTCAGACCATTTACCTGATGGAATATTCTCTGGAAACCTATTTTTAAGAGTCTGCATTAATCCACTAGATTCAACTTTATGAATTTTACCATAACGATAAGTGTATTCAATACAAAGCATCTCAAGTAACTCTGCAAGCCAAATGTAATTAGGAATAGATTGTCTTACCCAAATAGCGGAAGGATGATTAAGGTGAGTAGCACTATAAAGAATACTCTCACGTTGGTCAGGTAAAACATACCTTGTTTGTTTTCTACCAGTTTTAGATGCACCAACAGATTGAGTGCCGTCAAGATAACGATGGGCAGTAGAAAGTAATTGAGCATATTCTAAAACCATTTTGGTTACATGACGATCCACATGAAATTTGGCACATTCTTGTGGGATATTTGACAAATAAAATATGTTCACGATAATTTTTTCTTCATAACATTATTTAATCCATCAAAATTATATCTTTTATAGGTAATTGTATTTGGTTGGTCTAATACTGATAATACAATATCATCTTTAATCATATCAACTACACTAAGATATGGCCAACGAGATTGAAATGGACACAAATCACGCCATCGTTTGTTTACCATATAGTATTTGAATTCTTCTAAATCTTTTTGACTTTTAGCATCAAATACACGCTTGCGCTCATTAATTTCAGTAATCTTATTATACATTTTTTATTTCATCTAAAATAGGGAGAACTAGTCTCCCATTGTTGATATTAAGCAACTTGTTCAGTTACTTGTTGGTTTACTTCTTCAGCAGTCAAATCTTTTAGATTAGCAACTTTAGATTTTGTACCACCGATAAGACCAACTTGTTTTAGATATGCCTGAACTACTTCAGGATTCACGATTTGATATGCAACTGCTTTGCGACCATCTTTAATAGTCTTAATAACTGCATTAGCAAACAACTTACAATCTAACAAATAGTTGGAAATTCGGTACATATGAATTTGATTGCCCAACAAATCATTTAATTGTGTTTTGGTAAATACTTCACCAGTTTGCATCACCAACAAAAACTTCTGATAACCATTTGCTTTTTTCATAATAAACTCCTATCAAATTAAAAATAACTACACTGTTCAAACATTATACTACACCTACACCAAATGTCAAGCATTATCGCCTCATGTTTGCCTGATCTTTAGCATCTTCTTTACTAAAAATTGGTACCGCATTAGATTTATGTAAAGTACCGATGCCTAGCATTTTATCACCAGTATAAAACTTATCGGCTTTGCGAATACAAGCATCACCAGTGAAAGGTAAACTCTTATATACTGGTGTCTCACGCCGAAATGGCTCCGGTTGTTTTAAAGGCATTACAGATTTAATATTCTTTTTACCAGAAAAACTTGAACTAGTATTTTTAACACTAGTCAACCACTCTTGATATTGTGCCACAACTTTTTTAGGCTTGCGTCTTTTCTTAGACTTTTGGTTCAAATGTAAAATCATAATGTATCCTTTCTCATTTCAAATACCATTATATCATGATTGGTATCAAATGTCAAGCTATAAAAAATAACCCTTATAAAACAGTCACTTATCCTTTGAGTAAAACTTGACTATTTCCTTGATTATTTTCAGATAACTGGCGCTTTAATCTGTCTAATTCCATTGAGATTATCTCAGTTTCCCTATGAGTATATGTTAATTGTACCTGAAGTAATCTAATTCTTTCTTGTATCTCTTCAGTAGTCATTATTCTTTTCCTGTTTTAATAACCGATATGCGGTTTTGTCTTTATGTTTTTTTCTGAACTGTTTGAAAGTATCTTTACCATCTTCATGTTTACGCATTTTAGATTTGTTCAACTTCTCAAACTTCTTACCACCTGCTATCATATTACTTCCTCTTCCCTTTTACAAATATGCCAATAAAATGCCGTATTAATAATTGATTCAATATCGTGCTTAGGATTAAAAATCTGTTTTTGTTTTGCTAATGAACTATCAGCAATAAGAATATCTGGATCACCAGAACGTCTTTTACCAAATGTATATTTAACATTAACTCCACATTTTTTAATATACTCAATGATTTCTAATACTGAATATCCTGTTCCATTACCTAAATTTAATATAAATGATTTATTGTCAATGTATGATGATGCAGTCACATGAGCATCTGCTACATCTGATACATGAACATAATCTCTAACACACGTTCCATCTTTTGTATTATAATCATCTCCATATACGATAACATTATTTAGATTTTCTAGAATGTTAGGTATCAAATGTGTTTCTGGTTTATGGTTTTCACCCATTTCACCATCAGGATCAGCACCCGCAAGATTAAAGTATCTGAATATACCATATTTCATTCCAGAATCTTTAATCATCTGTTCACATGCCAATTTAGTATTACCATAAACAGAATTATTATTAGTAAGTGGATGATGTTCATGTATCATATATTTGTTCCACGAACCAAGAAGTTTTGGTTCATATACTGCAGCAGTAGAACTGAATATAATCTTATTGGTATTAGATGATTCCATACGTCTTAATAAGTTTGCAGTGCCAGCAACATTATTATACCAAAACTCAGTTGGATGTTTCATTGATTCACCAACTTCAATTCTACCCGCAAGATGAAATACAGTATCAAATTGATATGAATCAAATAATGTAAATAAATCATTGTTATCGCATATGTTACCATGACACCAATAATCGTAATACCTATGTGCTGGTGGCACTAAATCAAATATAACAACATGCCATCCTGCTTTCTTAAGTGCTTTACTTAAATGACTACCCAAATACCCGGCGCCACCTGTAATAAGCGCTCTTTTACTTTCCATGGAAACTCACCTTTATACTTTTCATTTTGTATACTATTACCCTTATCAAAAAAATCTTGTGTTACTGAATTAGGATTACCATCTAATCTATAACTCATTGTATGTTCATTATTACATTCATACTTTGGGAAGTGATGTTTCAATGCACTAAAAAACTTTCTATCTGCACCCCATTGACCATACCATGCATGTCCAACTTTAACAGCAACATCTCTACGAATGGCAAAACTAGATGTATCAATATGATTTACATTATCATCAAAATACACTGGCCATTTACCTAATGATTCACAATTATCTTCACACAAATAGTTGCCATCTTTATCATAGATTTTTCTTAGTGAATATGCCCAATCATTACCTTCATTCAAAACATCAACTAATGATTGAACATGATTAGGTTCAAACCAGTTATCTTCATCTAGATAACAGATAACATCTGCATTAACTAAAAATGAACATGCGGCATAGACACGGTGTCCATACCAACCTTGTCCTACGTTATCTTCTAATACAACAAACTTAGTGGTAGAACTCTCAATACACGTATCAAATACATTTTTTCTATGTGCATATCCATCTACAAAAATGTAATGGACAATATCTTTATAAGATTGATTTTCTATAGATTCAACACATTGTTTAAGATGTGCGGAACCAATTGTTGGAGTAACTACTGCAACTTTCATTTTCTCTCAATGTCCTCTTCAATACATTTGATACCATATTGTATTTCAATAATCTTACATGGTTCATCAAATGGGTTTGTTAATTGGTGCCATCCACCAACTGGTATCTTTATATTACTATGTTTATATAAAGTTTGTGCTGGCATTTTATAATCAGAATCTAACATAGTATTGACTACTGCACAACCTTCTGCAATATGCCAATACTCGGCACGATGTTTATGTCTCTGTATTGATAAACTAGATTTAGGATTAATAGTAAGTTCTTTTACTTTAGTTCCTTCAATATCATATAATACACGATAGTAACCCCATGGTCGTGTTGTCTTTGGTTGTTGCCAATCTTGTAATATAACACTTGATGAATTCTTTTTATAATTACCACCAATACCAAATTCAAAATTAATACCTTCAATATTCATCTCTGGTATATTTTTTTCTGTTCTATCACCACCATTCGCAAAAATAATTACATCATCGGGATATTTAATCCTTGCTTTTCTTAATAGGTCACATGCAGTATTATCATTATCATTAAATACAATTACTTCATCAACCATTTTCATATTACTTACAATTGCATGGCGTTCATCGAAAGGTAAAAATGATTTACCTTTCTTTCGTTCTAACCATGCATCAGAATTAATACCTACAATTAAATGATCACCTAACTCCTTCGCTTCACTAAACATAGAAATATGACCACTATGAATAGGATCAAATCCACCGGAAACAATAACAATAACTTTCTGCATAATCAATCCTGAATGTTTATATTTGGGTATGCTTCTTTAATTAGTTTTGCGGTTAAGAAAGGAACTTTTAAATCTTTCTTAAATAGATTAACAAGTAATTCTGCTTCATCTTTATATAAAGATTCTAGTACCTGCATTAATAAATTACTTTGTTTTTTACCTACAAGTCCGGGTGCTTGTTGCGGGTGACCTTTAATAAACCGATATAGTTTTCTTACTTCATTTTGTAGATACATGTAATTCAGACCTGCTGGATCTTTTGATGGTCTATAATCGGGTATCTCTACATCAAATTGAATATCTTTCATAAATGCTAAAACTAAGAACTCACGGAATCTTTCACTATCATTCTTCCGTAATACATCTAATCGTTCTGCCTTTGTAGATGCCAACTTAAAATCATCTAGAATCTCAGAAAATAATTTAGAATTCATCAAGTGCCTCAAGTAAATTTACCAACCTGTTCGCAATCATATAATTCATAAACTGCTGTTTGGTTGCTGGTTTAACTTCTTCATATCTACTTATAATAGTTTTTACAAGAGATTGTGGAATTTCTGATAAAT